CTTTCTGTTTCGGAAACCTGATCTTTTTCTTCTGAAAGAATATCAAAATCAAAATCTTTTCTTTCTGTTTCGGAAACCTGATCTTTTTCTTCTGAAAGAATATCAAAATCAAAATCTTTTTTCTTTAGCCACTCTAATGGATTAGGGAGTTTGCCTTTGATCTTATTAAAGACTGGTGGCAATAAAATAGCGAGCACAATTAGCATTATGCCCGCTATATCTTTGTTCTCCGTAATCCAAGAAATAATTTCTTGCATTACAAATTCCTATTTGTGGTTTTTAACTAATTTATTAACAAATTCTAAAAGTCCAGTAAGAACAATTACTGCAACACCCTGATATTCAGCGAAAACTCCAGATTGTGAAGGATCAATTAGAAATGTTAAACCTGCAGCTAGACCAACATAAGTCGCGGTTCTAAGAACCTTAGCTACGTCCGTACCATTTACTTTTCCTGTTTCTGAATCATCATCGACTCTCGTCGTGAACGATTTTAGAAATTTCTTCAAAAATTCCATAAATTTTGACCTCAAAATTATTGATAGATGCTATAGGTAGTAGTGACGGGGCCGGTTCCACCTAAGTAAGTTAGATTGGCCGGAACCGAATAAGGTGAAGCAATGCTATCAATTACGTTATCGTCAGTGTCACCAGTAGCGGTCAGAGGATAACGAGTCCCATAACCTGCAACCTTAGTAACTGTTCCAGCGACAATATCAATTGCCGTGATACCAGTCTTATAGCCGTAAATCGAAGTGTGATACTGAGGCCAGCTAGAACGAGCACTCGTATGAGCCAGATTCTTGCTAGATCCATTCAAAGAAGTCACATGTCCGTAGACCATTGGATTTTCAAAATAATTTGCCGTACCACCAGCAAAAACCAAAGCGGTTGAAGCAGAATGGTATGTTTTTACGCCATTTGGCTGAATGGCGGGATTTGTCATTGTGATAGCTCCATCACCTGTACCAAATCCTAATGAAGCGCCACCATTGTTATTGGGGCCACCATTGAAAGTTAGAACAGCCATATTAAAATCTCCATGTAAATTTAAAGTGAGTCACTATTAATTACACTAATTTTCGGTGTTAATTTAAAATAGTATATGATTTCTGTGTAATAATTTTTATCGAAAGGAAAGAAATGATTAGAACATTCTGTGTAGGAAATCTAGTCGAAGATCCAGATCTTAAGTATGTTGGCCAAAATAATATTGCATTGGTTTCAACACGAATTGCTTGTCCAGCTCGTGGTAAAACCGTCTTTATGAATATTGAATTTTGGGGAAAACATGCTGAAGTGATTGCTCAGTATGGGCATAAAGGATCTTGTATTTCGGCCGATTGTCAACTTAAAGAAGAAGTTTGGGAAACCGAGGGCCGTAAAAATTACAAGTTTGTGTTAGCTTGTGATGCATTTGATTTTGTGGGCGGTAAGTCCAAAGAAGAAAAAGAAGAGGAAGAAAAACAAGATGACTAATTGGAACCTTTTATTTAGTAATGATGTTAAGGGTCTCATGCAAAAATTCGCCGAAGATGAAGTTTCTGGACGAAAAGTGACTTCAGCTCTGAAAAATACAGAGTATGCTGGTGAATTTCGCAGCCTGATCCGAAAAGCTGGCGTTGATAAAGCAAAGCAGTTGACGAAACGCGCTTTGAAACGACGCTGTAAATAATCCTGTGCCCGCTTTGGCGGGCACTGTTCCGCCGTATAAAGTTCTGGTGAACTTATTGGTCTCATAAGCCAATCTAGGTCAGTTCGATTCTGACTACGGCTATTTTACTTTATGGATATAACCCATGACACTTGAAGAAATAAGAAAAGATATTGAAGATACTGAAAATGCAATAAATAGTCTTTTAGAGAATTTAAGAAATCGTCATGAAGACTTACAAATTGACATTATATCATATAGAGGAAAGTATATTCCCGGACCTCCAGAAAATCCACATCTTGGAGGAGTTGATAATAGGACTTATATTGGATTAGAAGGAAAAATTAACTAGCGGAAATGATGTTTAATGGCTAGCATGTCTGCCTTCCAAGCAGATCGTCAGGGTTCGAATCCCTGTTTCCGTAATATCGTTACCCTTCTAACGTGGCCTTCCACAAAGGGGAAACTTTTGAATCACCCATAGCTCATAGCCATCAAGAGTACCAACGTAATGTTGGAGGTAGGAGGGGTTGGCGTCTTTCTGGGGGAGTATTCGGGTGTAGGGTAACTTGGTAACCCGCGACGTTTGGGACGTTCAAATCCGAGCACCTGAATTTTATAAAAATCGATTAAAGGATTATCATGTCAGACGCAGAAGAGAATGCTAAAATTAGACGCCAAATGAGAGAAGAAGTATCTAGGAAAATGCATAAAGAACCTCTATATGGTATGCTTGCAGATCTAGAACAATATGGATCTATGTATTATTTGGGTGATGATTATGACGAAGATGATTCAGATATAGATATTCGACCATTTTGATACACATGAGAGTAAATAAATGACTACCTACATATGAATGCAGAGGCCCGCCTCGAAAAATCTCCCTGCCTTCAACGAATGTTGAAGTTTCTATTTTTTTCTACTATTTGGAGATTTTCTCATGCAAAACGCAATTACAAAAGCTATAATAAATATAAAGAGTCTGGCTGCAGAAGCCAAAATCAATCGTGATAAATGTCACAAAACCAAGGACAGAATCTTAAAAAATCAACTGTCTGTCCATAGACGCGGACCGCTTCGTTTTGAGTCCCGTCTTGCACATTTAGTTCTGGCCTACTTAAAAAACAAACCAAGATCTTTTTGTGAGCCAAAACGCAAACCAGAAAATGAAAGATCTGATTTACGGCATAGATTTCATCGTAAATTAGAACGATTCTTAGGCAAAGAACTTACAAAGGAAGAAGTTATAGAATGGCTGAAAACTTAAAAAAACTATTCGTTTTGGAGGAATAATGTCTCAACATATAGTATTCAAAACTCAATGGTGCTATAAATGCAAAGCAGATGCTGTTATTTGTCCTAGATGTTATAACATGACATGTAATGGTACTTATGGCGAAACTGGTAATTGTCCTGTGTGTCCAATTGCATATAATGTGATGCGTCTTTATGATCTTGGTGAATTTCATATTAAAAAAATAAAACCAAAAGAACCAAGAACAGCAATAACTATTTGTCGTGAAAGACGACAACGGATGTCTTAGGATATCCGATTGGGCCGAGTCAATGGTGTCTAAAGAGAATTTCAACTCTCTGATGCAGGGTTCGATCCCCTGACGGCTCATTCTTTAAGAAAGGATAAAATATGTATAGAAGAAAATTTTTACAATTTAGTATATTAGCAACTCTTGTTCCCTTTTCCATTATTCCACGGAAAAGTAAAGCGCGTAAGTTAGCTGAAGAAATGATGAAGTCTTTTCAAAGTTCTAAATCATTTAAAAAGAATCACCCTTATATTATCGAAGTATTTGACGATGCTTCTGTGCATCGCGCAAAATTACACAGTCTGTATTGTTTGTCAGTACCGTTTTACAAAAAACCAGCTGGTTCTATAACATGGAATATGAGTGATAATATTACACATATGGAAGTTTGTGATGAATTCAAAAAGTTGTGTGATCAAAACAATTATCAGTGTACAATACGACTTGATGTAAACACTGCATTCAGTCGTAAGTATAATACTAAGGCATAATATGGAAGATAGATTAGAACAAAAATGTCTAGCTTGTGGTATGGGTATACTTAAGCCACATGCAGATACTAGTAAAGTAGAGTGTGAAGAATGCGGTTTTATTTTAAATAGATTTTTAAATAGAAAAAAACATCAAGCTAGAAACACAATCAGCAGTACTGGAGTTATAGGATTAACGTTAACTTATAACGCTTCAGATTTTTGGGATATTACTTATGACGTCACGTGATTTTATATATTGGTTACAGGGTTATTTAGAAATAACAGACCCTTTGGAGCATAGTAATCAGATGAGTTTGTTACCAGAACAAATAAAAGTAATTAAGGATCATATTGCTTTAGTTTTAGAAAAAGAAACACCAAATTATCAGATTACGATAAACCCTCCGATAGATGTATCACAAACCTCTCCATCGGATGGTGGATATTGGACAAACTTAAATCAAACATTATCAACCTCAGAAGATAAATTTAATGACATCCCACCCAATTCTTGTTAATTTCGACGGGTCAGTAGGGCCCACAAATCCGGGTGAATTTGCTTGCTACGCGTTCACCGTCATCGAAGATGACGGGACTTACATAGAAAATGGTATATGTGAGAATGACAATAAAACAAACAATGTAGCAGAGTATACGGCCGTTATAAAAGCAATGCAGTATTGCATAGATAATCACGGCGATAAAAAAATTATTATTCGCGGCGATTCAAACTTGATTATTAAACAAATTAAGAATGAATTTAAATGTAAACAGCCGCATCTTCAGAAATTGCTCAAAGAAGCACAAGATCTTGCCGCTCAATTAAATGTGGAATTTGAGTGGGTTCCGCGAGAACAAAACAAACTCGCCGACAAATATAGTAAATATCAAAACATCAAAGGAATAGAATGAATTGTGTATTGAAGATATACATGAGGCTTTAAAAATTTTGAACAAAAATGGGTTCCATTATTCACTTAATGATGATGGAACCTATAAGGAAGAACTTAATAGTATTCCGTATAAAGAAGATTACACAGAAGAAAGTCTCATCAAATTAGCAGACATTATTAAAAAATGGAAAGTAGAATAACTTAATTTATATGAGAACAATTATTGCTGGCTCAAGAGGTATTGATGACTTTAACCTTCTTGAAGACGCTATTTCAAAAGTCAATTGGGAAATTAGCACTATCCTTTCTGGTACCGCCAATGGCGCAGATAAATTAGGTGAAAAATATGCTGCAGAAAACAACATTCCATTGGAACAATATCCAGCTAAATGGAATATCTATGGTAAATCTGCTGGTTATAGAAGAAACGAACAAATGGCTATTCGTGGAGACGCGTTAATTGCTTTGTGGGACGGTGAAAGTAAAGGTACAAAGCATATGATTGATTTAGCACAAAAACATAATTTAGAAATATTTATAGTGAACACTAAGGAAACTTCTAGTGAAAGTAAAAAAGCGTAATGGTAAACTGGAGGATTTTAATCCAGATAAAATAACTCAAGTTGTTGAGTGGGCTTGTAATGGTATTAAAAATGTATCCGCAAGCGATGTGTGTATGAACGCACAATTATCAATATCAGATAAAATTAGAACTGAAGATATTCATGATGTATTGATTCAGTCTGCATATAATTTAATTTCAGAAGAAAATCCAAACTACCAATATGTGGCTAGCAAGTTAAGAAATTTTGCTCTTCGCAAAGAGGTGTGGGGCGAATGTGATCCTCCTAGACTATATGATCATATCAAACGTAACCGCCGCAATTATGATAGTATTATTTTAGAATATTATTCTGAATCTGAAATTCATAAAATCAATCGTTTTATCAAGCATGATAGAGATTTTGATTTTACTCACGCCGGTATTCAACAAATGATCGATAAGTATTTAATTGCAGATAAAAAAACCGGTAAAATCTTTGAGACCCCACAATTTGTATACATTCTCATTCCGATGATCTTATTTAAAGATTATGAAAATCGTATGAGTATGATTAAGCAAGCATATAATATGCTATCTCAATTTAAGATCAATCTACCAACCCCGATACTTGCAGGTGTCCGCACAAAAATGCGGTATTACGCCAGTTGTGTGTTAGCAGATTGTGGAGATAGTTTAGATAGTATTTTTACCACCGCTGCCGTGATTGGTAAATATACCGCACGCAGAAGTGGTATTGGGATCAATATGGGTCGTGTTAGAGCAATTGGATCACCAATTCGAGACAGTGAAGTTATTTCAACTGGTATAATTCCTTTCTTAAAGGTTATGGAATCAACAGTTAAAAGTACTAGTCAAAATGGATTACGTGGCGGCGGAGCAACGGTATCAGTACCTTGGTGGCATTATGAAATCGAAGATGTAATCGTATTAAAAAATAATGCTGGTACAGACGATAATCGGGTACGCAAACTAGATTATTGCATACAATTAGAAAAAGTATTTTATGAACGGATCAAGAATGATGAAGAAATCACTTTATTCTGTCCACACCAAGCCGAAGCCTTATACGAGGCGTTTGGTACACCTAGTTTTGAAGCATTGTATGAAGAATTTGAATCAAAAACCGGAATCCTTAAAAAACAAATCAGAGCTAGAGATCTTATTGCTTTACTTGCAAAAGAAAGACTAGAAACCGGCCGCATCTATATAATGAATATTGACAAGGCTAATGAATCGCCGTGGATAGATACGGTTCAAATGACTAATTTGTGTTGCCTAACTGGTGACACTCTTGTAGACATTTCTGTTAATGGTGAATTAATCAAAGCTCCCATTCAAGAGTTGCCAGATATTTTAAATCAAGATGGTGAAATTTTAGCAAAGTCTAAGAATGTTGCAACTGGAGAAATAAGTTATCAACCCATTTTAGCAGCCAGTTTAACCAGACGCAACGCGGAGATTTTAGAAATAACGGATGAAAAATCTGGTAAAACAATTAGATGTACACCAGATCATAAGATCTATACTAAAAATCGTGGATATGTTTTGGCAGAATCTCTTAAAGAGGATGATGTTTTAGATATAGGATGAAAAATTTCATAAATATCTTCTAAAATGTGTAATTATACACAAACAAGGAGATATTATGTATACAATTTATCAACATATTTTGAACAATAAAAGCTATATTGGATTTACTAGATTTACTATGGAAAAACGTTTGATTAAACATATTACCAATGCTAAATCGGGCATCGATACATATTTTTATCGCGCAATACGGAAACATGGTGCGTGTCATATTGTTTCAAAAGTTTTAGATACAGGAACCTCTCTATCCGAAGCTCAAAAGAAAGAGCGACGATATGTCAAAAAATTTAAATCTAATAACCCAAATCATGGTTATAATTTGACTAAAGGTGGAGTTGGTGGGTGGTCAGTCCCCAAAAGTAAATTCAAAGAGTGGAAAAAGAAAGTTTCTGCCAGAACTACTAAAGATAAAAATCCAAATTACTCTGGTTATTCAGATCAAGAATTAATTCGAATAGCCGTAGAATACTTCAAAACAAATAAAAGTTTAGGATACAACGAATGGAAAGCATTTGCTCGCCGAGAAGGCTATCCTCAAACATTTTCTAAAAATAGATTTAATGGATCATTTAAAAGTTTTATTATTGAAGTACAAAAGGAATTAAAAAAACAAAATATTAGATTCTATAAAATAGATTTTTATAATTCTAAAAATACTTATTCTAAAAAAACTCGTTTAAAAATTAGTAAATCACTAAAGGGTCGCCGGTGGTATAATGACGGTGTCCGTAATTATTTAATACACATAAAAGATAAAAGACCAGATATGGTTTTAGGTATGATAAATGCTAAAAATAAAAAAACTTAAGCAAACAGAACATGTTTTTGATATTACAGTTAAAGATAATCATAATTTTTATGCTAATGATATATTAGTTCATAATTGCGAAATTCTTCAGCCTGTGAGACCTCTGCAGTCAATCCATGATCAACATGGCGAAATAGGTGTCTGTATCCTCTCTGCCGTAAATCTTCTTCAGGTTAAAGACGATGAATTGGAAAACGTATGCAGAATGATCGTATATATCCTAAATGAAGTCATTGATTATCAAGAATATCCATTTACGGCAGCTGCGAATTTCTGCAAAAGAAAACGTAGTCTGGGAGTTGGCGTAACTAATTTCGCCGCATGGCTAGCATCACAGAAACTGAATCATGAAAGCCCAGATGCTGTTGCTGCAATGAACGATCTGTGCGAGCGTTTGCAGTATTACTTGCTTTCTGCAAGTTGTGAAATGGCTGAAACTCATGGTGCCGCAGATGATTTTAATTCTGTAGATTACTCTTTGGGTGTATTGCCGACTGATCGTGATTTGGTTCCAGAAGACATTGCTTTTTCATATAAAATGGACTGGGAAAAATTACGTGAACGAATCAAGAATTATGGATTACGTAATTGCACAGTCACAGCACAGATGCCGTGCGAAAGCTCATCAATCTGTCAATCTTCTACTAATGGTATAGAACCAATTCGTTCATTTTTAACAGAAAAAACTGCAAAAAATGGTATTAAAAAAGTACTTATACCAAATTATCCAAGATACAAAAATGAATATGCAATTGCATGGGATATTACATCAAATGCAAATATGATTAAAATTGCAGCGGCAATGCAACGTTGGTTTGATATGGGTATTAGCTTTAATACATATTTGAATTATCAACATTATCCAGATGGTAAAATTCCACGATCTGTAGTAATTAAAGATATTATGTTGGCGTATAAGTATGGACTACGTACAATGTATTATAACAATACGCCGGATGATAGTGCTGAAGCGCATGAATCTGACAGATGTGAAAGTGGAGCTTGTTCAATTTAGAAAGGTTTGAAAATGTCGACATCTTTGGTTGGTCAATTAAATGATCTGGATGATCAAATTAAAAAATTACAATCAGTTAAGAAAAAAATTGCTAAAGAATCTAAAGATAAAATCAATCAAGAAATTTTAAATTATGATTGGTTAAAAAACAAAAATGTATATCTTTATAACGCATTCGAAACTAAATATCACTATCCATATTTATTAGTCAAGAATGCAAATATTTTTCCACCAGGAATGGAAACTGTGTTTGATAAGGCTTCTCAATTAACAATTCGAAAAGGCCATATAAAAGATTCAGTGATAATTGAACCCACTCAAAGGTCAAATGCATTTGAGACTTTACAAAATTTTATTATAAAATATAATATCAAATTGACACTAGAAGATACAAAAAAACAACATGCGTGGATTAAGTTTGTGTTGGAGAATTTAAAATGACTTATGATGAATTTTTTGCGAAACTCAAAAGTCATTTAGAATCCAAAAAGGTTGCCGTCTCATCCATTGATTATAGCGGTTCTACAGAAACACAAAATGTTAATTTTGGATTTGGTAATAGTCAAACTATAATGAACCCTATTTGTTTCCCAATTGAAAACGAAGTAACTGTAACCTTTCGTTATTTAGGAGATAATAAAAATTTCCTTGACTTATTATTATCATTAAGTGAGGATATCAGTAAATGACAGTACTAAATAAAAAAATCGTAGACACTTTAGAACAACCTCTTTTCTTAGGTGAAGGCTTATCTTTGCAACGATATGATAAGAATCGATATCCAATTTTTATTGATTTGTATACTAAGCAGAGAGAATTTAACTGGAACCCAGAAGAAATAAACCTTACGAAGGATCGTGCGGATTATAAAGATCTTACAGAAAGTGAGAAATTTATTTTTACTTCTAATTTAAAGTTTCAAACAATGATGGATTCTGTAATTGCTCGCGGCATTCCTAATGTCCGTCAATACGTAAGTTGTCCTGAATTAGAAGCATGTATGACAGAATGGGAAAGATTTGAAACGCTACACAGTTTCTCATACACCTATTTGATTAAGAATGTGTACGCCGAACCTTCAAAAATTATGGATTCTGTTTTAGAAGATCCTGAAATTCTTAAGAGGGCAGACTCAGTGTGTTCATCTTATGATGCACTTGAAAAGAAATTTAGAGACGAAAATAATCTGCGGAAACAAATATATCTTACTTTAGTAGATATTAATGTTCTTGAAGGTGTTCGCTTTTATGTTTCTTTCGCATGTGCTCTTGCGTTTGAACAAAACGCCAAAATGTGTGGAAACGCAAAAATTATTGATTTAATTAAGAGAGATGAAGGTGTACACATTTCTATCACTCAAAATATCATTAATATTCTTCGCAAAGAAAAAAGTGAGGGTTTTCAAGAAATTATCAAAGAGTCTGAAGAAGAAGCTATCAAGATTTTTCTTTCGGCAGCTAGTGAAGAAAAGGAATGGGCTTCATATCTATTTAAAGACGGTGGTCTTATTGGATTAAATGAACACATTCTTCATCAATACATTGAATGGTTGACAGATACAAGACTTAATAATTTAGGTCTACCTAAACAATTTAATACAAAAAATCCTATCAGTTGGCTTGGTATGGATTCTAAAAAACGTCAGGTTGCTCCACAGGAGCAAGAGGTAACGAGCTATAAAATCGGTGCCTCCGTCAACGATGTTGATGACATGGATTTTAACTTTATGGAATAAAAATGAATAAATTACCTTATTGGGGAAGCTGGAACACCGGAGAATTTCAACGATGGGATGGAGAAGACCGAGGTTATTCTCCAGATTGGCAATTGCCTAGAATTCAAGCTGGGGATCATATTGTCCCGACCTTTGAGCTGATTACCGACTCTCTTCCAGTAAATGTCAGAAGCGTTCGCTCTCCTCATTATTACGAACCAATGTGGTCTTATGTTAAAGAGCACAATTTACCACTTACTTTCGTGGGCCGTAATTTTGAAGGAATGTTTGCAAGATTAGAACCTTGGGTTTCAATGGGTCCTGAACTTTTTACATCAAGGCCAGATGGCTCAGTAACTAATAAAGTTTCAGCATGGGTCAATAATTTTGATCATTGGTATGATCTTGGATTCAGATTGGGTGAATATCTACAGGTAGAATATGCTAATGATTATTCAAATCCACCCTATGTTTATCTTGGTAATAATAATGAAGCTGGAATACCAAAATATGAAGAATATTCTGTTGATCCTCTTAGGCAAACTTCAGTAGAAGGTGAAGTAACTGTAGATAAATATGTATTGCAAAGAGAATTTTGGAAGCAAATGTCTTTAAGAAGACAGCACTTTATGCGTGGATTGAATGATGGGTGTCCTAGTTGGTCTGGTAGAATGCATATATTTGCATATACCGGATTTGGTGGCCAGTTTAGTGAATCAGAAGGAAAGCCTGAAGACCTTGGTAGATATCGAATTCCTTGGGGAGGTTCTGATGGACAATTAGAATTTGAAGGACAAAATGTGACGGCAAATATTGGCTATATCCATAGTTGGTCAACTCATTCACCTTATAAAGTACGAAGTCCTCAAGTTGAAGCTTCTAATTCTAGATGGGCATTAGATCAAAAATTAAATAGTGATCCTGAATTTCAACTAGAAACTCATTTTTGGAATGGCCAAAATCACGAAGCAGAAGTTTGGAAGGGTGTTGTCCGTTGTGTTCTCTGGACCATGAGAACAGAGAAAAATAGATTATTCCTCGGGTCTAATCAAACCGTAGCTGATACATATGAAAACCATATGTTGCCGTTAATCGAGTCTTGTGAAGAGGTACACAGAAATCCAATTCTTGCAGATTTTTGGCAGAATAGCACGTTATTGCATAATAGATGGGAAAGAGATTTTAACGTAATGCCATTGCTACCGTGGGAAGCAAAAGACCCAGAAAAACGTGCCGTTAAAGGTTATGGTCATCCATATTATTGGTCTAAAGCAGTTCCGTGGTATTCAGATCCCGGAGACCGTTGGTTCTTGCAAAACGCTTCTGCAAATGAAAGATTGGTATTGATACAACACCCATCTGGACCACAATTTAATCAATATAGAGATATGTGGCAATCTGATAGGGCTCATCAATCTGTCATTAAAGTATTTGCATTGTGTTTTCAATCTGGTGATGATTATTTAATCTTTGCTTCGTCTCCTATTGGGCCACAGGAAGATGTCACGATTGATATTTGTCCGGATGGACCAATGCCAAGATTTTCTGTAACGGTAGATACGTCTGTATCTGGTGATTTTTGGACATACAAAAATGATACTTTGAGTAAAGTTTTACTGGAACAAGAGTATGCAGAATGATTGAAGTTTATCCTATTAACACAAGAGTGCTTATTGTCAATTGTGAACATATGGAAGCTAGTATTAGAGCCATCACAATCAATGAATTTTCAAATATTAGATACAAATGTGTTTATTGGCATGCTAATGAAATGAAAGAAGTATGGTTAGCAGAAGACGAACTGAAAATTATAAATGATCAAACCAAAAGTAAGATTGGATTTTTGTAATGCAATTCATAAAAGAATTTGAAATACGATATAATATTAATGAGTATGATGATGATTTAGGTAAAAGAGAGTCTTGGGAATCTATTTGGATTGTTTTTGGTTGGAACAAACCGTGGCCTTTATTTTACACTGGATATTATGATGGACCTTATTGGGGTTTTAATTTAGGCTTTGTGACAGTTGCAGGCTATCATGGAATTAATTGGTTAAGATGAAAACTAAAAAAATTATTTGCTTGTATGGTGGTCCCGGCACAGGTAAAAGTACTACTTGTGCCGGACTATTCTATAAACTCAAACTTGCTGGTTACGAATGTGAGATGAATCGTGAATATGTTAAAGATTGGGCGTGGTCTGGTAGGCAAATTACAGAAGGTGACCAATCCTATTTCTTTGCTAAAATGGCAATGAAAGAACGTACTTATATAAAAGCTAATCTTGATTTCATTATTACGGATTCTCCGTTAATTCTTACTCATTTCTATGGAATGAAAAATGATCCATTTGAACAAACTTATAATACTAGTTTAAAAATGTTAGCAAACCATCATGGATTTTGTAAAGAAAAGGGATATAAAGTTGATCACTTTTTTCTTGAAAGAACAAAACCTTATAGTGATGCTGGACGATATGAAGATGAAGATTTATCACGACAGTATGATAAGGAGATTAAAGAACTTTTAAATGAAATGAATATTAATTTTACTAGTATAAATTGTGATAAAAATTGTGTAGACAATATTATGTCTGTATTATATAAATTATGAAAGAATAAAATGTTTGCCGAATATTATAATATTATTGTTGAGTATGTACAACAATCTTTACAAAACAGTGAATTTGCACAAGGTGCCGTCGTTATTGCTATTCTGACTGCTATTTGGCAATCATTAAAAAGGATACCGGCGGTAGTTTGGCCTAGAATTAAAAGGCTTTTCTACTATACTGTAACTGTTGAGGAGAGTGATGAAATTTATGATTACTTTTATAAGTGGTTAGAAGAAAATTACAGTAATAAGTTTCAAAATACTCTTGTAAGATTTTCTCGCAAAGGTAGGGATTACACAAGTTCGAAAGATAATAAACCATTATTTGACAATAATAACGATTACATATATATTTGGTATAATTGGAGATTTCTTAAGGTTCAATGTATTAGAGAGAAATTGGATCGTGCAGAACATGGAAAAGCATATTTTTCAAAATGCATTGTTAGTGGTTTCTTTGTAAAAAAAGCTATTAATAAAATTATGCATCAAATGGGTGTAGAAAAAAGCGTTCATATTAAAGTCAAACGTAAACCAGTAATGAAAATTCATTTGCATGATTATTGGATTACAGGTAAAGCACCATTAATAAAGAGTTTCGAAAATATCTTTTGTGTTCAAAAGAACAATATAATTGAAACTCTTAAAACTTTTGAAAAATCAGAATCTATTTATAGAAAACGTGGCTTAAAATATAAGAAGGGTATTTTAATATCTGGATCGCCGGGTTTGGGTAAAAGCTCTATGGCGGAAGCAATAGCTAATTATTTAAAAAGAAATCTTTATGTTATTAATTTACCAGAAATTAGTAAAGAAGATTTTAAAAGTTTAATGAATGGCATATCAAATAATTCTGTCATTCTTATAGATGATATTGACATCTGTATTGCAAATAGAGATTCAGCTAAAGAAGACGGAGTTGATTTAGCATCTCTGTTAGCATTTTTAGATAGTCCAATATCAATAGACGATACTATTATTGTTGCCACCACAAACCATCCAGAAAAACTCGACCCCGCTTTAGTTAGAAGGGGTAGATTCGATATTATGATAAAAATGGAATCTCCAACATTGCAAGATTATCAAAATTATATAAATAATTTTTGGGATGCTACAATTAAATTAGATAATATAAATAATGAAAAAATATCTAATATTGTTGATTTACAAACTATTTGCTTAGAAAGCTCTTCTTTAGAGGATACACTTGAAAAAATTAAATGAATATTTTTTATCTTGATCACGATCCACAGAAAGCCGCTGAATATCAATGTAATAAACATGTTGTAAAAATGATCCTAGAAAGTGCTCAATTACTTTCTACTACACATTATGTTTTCAAATCTGTTTATTTAGATGTATTATACAAACCAACACATATAAATCATCCATGTTCTATTTGGGTCAGACAATCTCATCAGAATTACAATTGGCTTTATCAACATTATGAAGCATTATGCGATGAATATACATGGAGGTACGGCAAATCACACAAGAGTGAATCTTTATCATCATTATTAAAAAAATGTCCTGTACTAGAAAATAAACCTTCTAAACCAGCATTGGCAATGCCGGATGAATTTAAGGTCGATTGTCCGGTAGAATCTTATCGAAATTATTATCGACACAAATCTAAATCAATCAAAATGGTTTGGCCACAAGGTCAAACTCCTGACTTTATGAAAGAATTAATATGACTGAACAAGTACTCGTAGTTCCAACTGAAGAATTCCATAACCTTGGATACTTTCAAGGATTTTCTAATGATGCAGAAAAATATTTACCGCTGGTGGATAAACACCCAAAAACAAGTTATAAATCTAGACCTGAAATGGAAAACGATCCCACCTTCAAACAACTTATTCCATATTGCTTGTTTAAATGCGGAGATAAATTCTTAACTTACAAAAGGGGAACAGGTCAAGGTGAATCTAGATTACACGCAAAACGATCTTTAGGAATCGGCGGTCATATTTCCACTGAAGATCAATCGGGTGAGGAGCCAGATTTTATACGCGGAATGACAAGAGAAATTGCTGAAGAGGTCAATTTTGATAATGAAATGATTAATGATACAAAATTAATTGGATTTATCAATGATGATAGTAATGACGTCGGCAAGGTACACCTAGGCGTAATCCATTTATTTGATATAGCTACAACTGATGTACAAGCAAATGAAGAAGATATGTTAGATATTGAATTTGTAGATAAACAATTTTTACTAGATCATATTGACGAATATGAATCTTGGTCACAAATTGCTATTAAGGAACTTACAAAATGAGACTTTTTGCATTATTACTAATTTTCACTCTTGCTTTGCCGGTATTTGGTAGAGATTATTTAAATGTGGTTAAAGTGGATACTGGACCAGAAATGGGAGCATATTTAAGTGGTTCAGTGATTAAAGAAACTGAACAGCATTATTTTATTCTTACATGCAATCATGTTATGTTTGAAAAGAAACACGATATACCTCTCGGCGTAGAATTTATTTCTGCAGATCGAAAAATTCGTTTACGTTGTGAAGCAGAAATTATATTAAGGGATGAAGTCAAAGACTTAATGCTTCTACGCGTTCCAAATTTACCCGAGCTAAACGCAGACATCGTAAAATTAGGTAAGGGAGTGGTGTACGGCGAGATGGCCAAAGTTTACGGATTTACCACGAAATACTTAGAGAACAACACATATATTATGTTGGAGAGTGATCAAATTAAATATTCTTTAGATGGCTCTAAACTATTAAGAACTAAAGGACCGTGTTTGCAAGGAGTAAGTGGCGGACCTTTGGTACAGAAAAATGTTTTGGTGGGTGTCCAAACTGCTAAAGATGGTGCTGCTGGATGTCTTTATGTTCACATTGAAGCTGTACGGGAATTTTTAGAATGGTAGATAAGTGTGGATTTATTACTATTGCTATTGGTGATAAATATCTTAAATTAGCACAAAATTTTGCTCTTTCGGCAAAACGGTTTGGGTATCCAACTGTATTATTATGGGCCGATATTGATAAAGACAAAAAAGATTTCTCATTATTTGCCGACAATCACAACATTGCAAATATTAAAACAGTTAACTTGGAGACTCCAGAAAAATATTGGGAATATAAAAAATTTGTTAAAGATTATATGCAGGAATATGATAAAGCCGCGTATGTTGATGCTGATTCCTTAGTTATAAAAGATCCAAAATATATTTTTGATCCTGTAATTCCAAATGGAATACACACACCGATGGCAGATCCATTGAAAGAAAATTCAATGTGGGGATGTCCTAAACCTTTTCAAACACACGAATTGAGGGATAAATTTGCAAAGTATCCCCTATTTAAATTGAAACCATTAAACGGCGGATTTTTTATCTGGGATAACAATGAACCAATGTCTACAAAATGGTTCAAGGTTGTAGATAAACTTTTTCATGAGCTACATAAGATTTTTAATGGCAGACCAGTTAGAGATGAATTAGTTTTTGCGTTAGCATATAATATACTTGATTTAGATAATATGGCATCTAATTCTAGCATAGGTATTTGGGACGCACTATTTCCAGTAGTAGATATAGAAAATGAAAAGATTTTCTTTTACAAAGGTGGGCATTGGAATAACAGATCATTTAGTCCTTGTATTGCCCATTTTGGCGGGCGTAATTGTTCAAGAAGTTTATATTTAAAATCAGTTAAATGGTTGAAAGGTAATGTAAGTGAAGACACTATACAAAATGGACTCCAACGGGAAAATTCGAGAGTGGAAGATCAGGACCGGAAAAGTTAAAGACGTGCCGTTTTATGAAGTTACTCACGGGGTAACTGACGGTAAAATGCAAGAAGCTAAAGTTTTTGTCAATGAAGGTAAAAACATTGGTCGTATGAATGAAACGACCCCCGAAGAACAATGCGAACAAGAAGCTCAAGCTTTATGGTTAAAACAACGAGACCGCAAGGGATATAGTGAAAAAGTGCCGAAAGAAAAGCCCTTACGTCCAATGCTAGCACAATCTTATAGTAAACACGCTCACAAGATTAATTTCCCTTGCCTCATCTCTCCTAAATTAGATGGTATACGTTGCCTAGCTGTCAAAAGGGGTAACGAAGTAAAGCTTCTTTCTCGACAAAGTAAAGAATTTCCATTCTTAGATCATATTAAAAAAGCAATTCAGCAAATTGACGGCGATATTATCTTAGATGGAGAACTATATAAGCACGGAACCTCATTTCAAGAATTAACTTCTATTATTAGAAAATCCAAAACCAAACATCCAGATGAGGGCCAATTAGAGTATCATGTTTTTGATATTGTTTCAGAAGATAGGTTTTGGGATAGATGTCAAAAATATATTGATATTTGTAATACGGTTGACAATCCTTTGGTTTCCGTACCTCAATATAAAACTCTTGACACACTTGATGTAAATAAGCTTCATGCAGAATTTTTACTTGCGGGTTATGAAGGAAGTATGTTACGTAATATGGAAGATAAGGGATATGAGATAAATAAGCGTAGCTACAATTTGCAGAAGAAGAAAGATTTCATCGACGAAGAATATGAAATTATAGGATATAAAACAGGTAAGGGTAAATTTGCTAATATTCCAACCTTCCAATTAAAAACAGTTGAAGGTTATGAATTTGAAGCCACGCCTAAAGGCAACGAGGAAAAACGCAGCAAATATTTAGAAGATGCCGATAATATTATTGGCAAATTTGCCACGGTACGTTACTTTGAGAAAACAACTTCGGAACAACCAGTACCTAGATTTCCAGTTTTAATTACAGTTAGGGATTATGAATGAGTGTTGAATTAGATGAAATAGCAAGAGATTTAATTATACACGAACCATTTTATGGTTACTTCTCTTTGGGTGTAAGTAAATCATTAATCAATGACAAACAAAAATGTCCAACAGCATGCGTAACATTGAATAATATTAACCCAGAAATGATGTTTAATGAAGAATATATGGAGTCTTTAAATTACGATAATCAAATAGGAGTTATGCAGCATGAACTCATGCATATCATCAACTTCCATAATTTACAATGGAAGGATTATGCTAATTTAAACTTATTTAATATCGCGGCCGATTTACATATCAATCAGTATATTCCAAAAGAACGGCGACCAGAAGGTATTATGCTACCTGATTTATTTCCGGAGTTAAACCTTCCATTATTCGCCGATACCAGAACGTACTACGAACTATTACAACAAGCTAAACAATCTGGCTCCTCATCATTACTAAATCAGATTTGTGATGCAATGGATGCTGGTAAAAAATTTAGATGGTCTCATGTATGGGAAGATTACCCAGAAGAAGACCGCGAATATATTGAAAAGCAAGTTGAGCATCAGGTTAAGTCTGTATTTGAAGAAGCTCTGAAAAAAGACGCAGGTAGAGTTCCCGGTTATTTACGCGATTTTATCTTAAATATCTACAAAAAGAAAAAACCAGTAGTTAATTGGAGAGAAGTTGCTAGACAATTCAAAGCTTACTGTGATAAAATTTATCTAAAGAAGAGTCGGCGTAAACTTAATATTAAATTTCCTGATAGTGCAGGTAATAGAGTTAGATTTAACAAGGCTTTATTAGTAGCTATCGATACTAGTGGGTCTGTAAGTTCTTCAGAACTGAATGATTTCTTTAATGAAATTATTAAGATTGCAGATAGTGGATCTGAAGTGCATATTATTGAATGCGACGCGAAAGTCGGTCGGGTATATGAATTTGATAAGAGAAAAATTGATACAAAAATTACCGGTGGCGGTGGAACATTAGCTGGACCAGTAATGGAATATTACAATAAGAATAAAAAATTTAATGGACTAATCTATTTTACAGACGGCGGAATCTTTGATCAGCCAACAGGAATAGAAAAGAAACCAGTTTTATGGATTATTAGTAGTAATGGTACTACTAATTTCGGTTTTAAAGGCAGAAAGGTGAAAATGCAAAATGTTAAAGGCGACTGATCTTTCAAATATTATCCAACACATTGTGGATAACAATCGGTTTTTAGAAAAGCAAGCAAAGAAAAAGAACACTATTCTTATTGAAGGTCCAGCCGGAATTGGTAAAACTTCAATTGTTGAACAGGTAGCAGAAGCAAATGGTTTAGCATTTGCAAAAATTAATCTAGCTCAAGTTGATGATGCTGGAGAAATTTCTGGTTTCCCTATTCGTGAATTTGAAGTTCGCGATGGAACATGGATTAATGAGAAACATCTAGAAAGTTTACTAGAAAAACCAGATCTTACGGGTAGAACCAAAACAACGTACTGTAGACCTCACTGGGTACCAGATGATGCAACTGGCGGTATTCTACTACTTGACGATTACACACGTGCTCCGCAGCATATCATGCAAGCCTGTATGGAATTAGTAGACAAACAGGAAAACTTAGGATGGAAATTGCCGTCTGACTGGCATATTTTTATTACTACTAATCCTGCAGATGGTGATTATTTTGTTACTGAATTAGATACGGCACAGCAGACTCGATTTATTAAAGTCCAGCTAAAATTTGACATTAAAGATTGGGCTCAGTGGGCCGAAAAAGAAGGTATTGATGGTCGTTGTATCAACTTCTTAATTCTTAATCCTGAGTTGATTAAGGGTCAAACTAACGCACGGTTAGCAACCGACTTTTTTAATTCTATCTCATCTTTAGATGATTTTTCGAATAGAAAAGCTCGGTACTTAATTAATCATCTCGGTAGTGGATCAGTTGGTGATGAATTTGCTCAAATGTTTGTTACATTTATTGAAAATAAACTTGACAGATTACCATCACCGGCTAAAATTATAGATAGTAAACCAGAAGAAGCAGTGAAGATTCTCCGAGGTGTATGCGGGACAGTTAATAGTGCCGAATATCGACAAGATCTTGCTAATATTTTGAGTATCCGTATTTTTAATTATACCACAGAATTTTTACGTAATAAGCGTAAACTTCCAGATAATATAGAAAAGGTATTGATTGAAATTATCACTAAAGAAGCTTTCAGCGGAGATATCAATTTTAATTTTGTTAAAATGTTAAATTCACAGAAAATTTTTACTCCTCTATTAGAAAATAGGGCAGTACAGAAAGTTGCGGCGAGATGAAAGAAATAGATTTATACTCACTTACTGTCAAAAGAATTTCAGTTCATCCGGATCTTTTAAAAGATATTTATGGCACTATTGCATCTAAATTTACAAGTACCAAAAGTACTCCACGTGGAAGAGTTGGTATATGGAAACATAATGTGTTTACACATGATCAACAAAATGATAACGCTTTGATTTATCAATTTGTAGCAAATTTTGATAATCCTGAAAAAGCTTTTGTCTTAGAAGAAAATGAAATTAATCAAGTATCTAATTTGGATGGCGTAAATGTTTTCTTTGAAACAAATTCAATTATTGAAAGAGCATTTTTTAGAAGGATGTTCCCAAAAGCTAAAGTTGTTATTAAGCCTGAAAAAGCAGATGTAGTTATAACGCAGGGTAAGTTGTCTAAAGTATTTTATGCTAATGATAAATATTATCATCAAAATGGTCCGCTACATCAAGATTTAGATCTATTATTTGAAAAGAAAAATATTTTTAGATGTAATACAAATGTGCGGAATATCATTTCTGAATATAAATTAAAAGTACTAACAGATGATTATATTTATAAAATAGTTCCATATGAGCCAATTACTGAAAGCGAACTATATGATATTATGAAACAATTGTTATCAGAAGATAATAATTTAGCATCATTGGCAAAAAGTATTATTCTTGCAAGAGATTTTACTAAATATCCAGTTTTAGTATCATTATTATCTTCTTTTTATTGTCACTATACAAAAGGCTTTTTATCGCTTCGTAAAGCTAGCAGGAAAGAAGAAAGAGAACAATTCTTATTAAACAAATATATGCAAAATCATAATATTAATATAAATCCTAAAACAAACTTGCAAGGTTTTATTAATTATATTGATGCTATCATTGGCCACCATCCATCTAATGAAGATAAAAAACAAATAGAAGTTTGGCTAAAAATGATATATGATAATTATCATCATAACCCCTATTTTACTTTTACTATTCCAGAAATTAAAAATCCTGAAAAAAATGATAATGAATCTATAGAAAGGTTTGTTTTATGAAAAAGGTTAAGACTTATGAAGTAACATATTTTTACAAAGAACGATCCGATATATTAAAAGATGGATGGACCTTATATCATTGTTCAAAGAACCAATCTAGATATCGTGGTGACCTGTATCTTTATATTAAGCCAAGCAAATCTGAATATTATATTAATTGTATACAACCTAAATACAAAGAAGCAGATATACAAAATAAAACAGTATATGTTGTGCCCGGTACTAAAATGCCAAGATCTTACTTAAAAAGGCAGTTAGGCGTTAAAATCACAATTAAACCAGAACGTGCTGATGCTATTATAGGAAGTAATCAAGGTACATCATTAAAAATTGTTAATATTAATGGTAAAGAAAAAATTTATACAACAAGAGGCATTTATGTTTATTATAATTATCATGATGTCAGTGTTAGTCATTGTGATGGTTATAAAGCAAAATTTATAGAAGCTTTACAAAATGATATACCATTAATCAATCCAGATTTTATCAATAACAATATTCACGATATACAAGAAGAAATTACAAAATCAGAAATCATTGAATGCATTTCTCAATTAGCATCGCCGGATGCTAACATCAATAAGTTGGGAGCGACAACAATGCTATCCAAAAATTGGTCAAAATTTTCTTACATACAAGGGTGTATTTATGGTCTATTTGGTAGAGAAATTCACGCATCCAAACACCCACTACTAGACAACTTTGTTAAAGAAGCTACCAAAAAGGGTAGTTATTATATGCAAAGAAGATACAATACATTTTTAAATTATTTACAATCATTTGATAGAATGATTAAAGACAATAAACTTAATGATGCCTCTATAGAAGAAAAGGAAATTTTAACAGAATTATTTAATAGATTTTTAGAAACAGAAAATAACTGCAAAAATATTCAAGGTTTAAAAATTATTTATGATCCATTTAATATGGGTCAACAAAAAAATAAAGAAGATAATAAAATTAATTTAGACAATCTATTCATATGATACAAGCAAAAACACAAAATCAATCGAAATATATTCATTCAATTGTAGAAGACGATGTAACTTTATGCACCGGACCATCTGGAACAGGTAAAGATTTCATTCCTTTAGGTTTAGCTCTTGAATGGATCAGCAGATCTGACAAACCTACTAAAAAATTAATAGTAACAAAACCGATGATTGCATCATCCTACAGAGACTTTCCTTGGTTGAAAGGTGATTTAAGTGAAAAGTGTAAACCATATTTTCAGCCAGTGATGCAAAATCTGGAACTTATTGTTAAAAATAAACGTGAAATTGATGAAATGATGAAACATGAAATTATTTCATTTATACCACTTGAATTAATGAGGGGTTTTACTTTTCACGATTCATTTGTGGTGTTTTCTGAAATGCAAAATTCAACCATTGAGCAAGCCATAATGGCAATTACAAGATTGGGTGAAAACTGTAAAATGGTTTTTAACGGTGACACAAACCAAAAAGACATTGATTACGATGACGGCTTATCACATTTGATTTATAAATTACAACCTTGGCCTGATTTGGTCAGCATTGTTAAGTTAACTACCGGCGATATTCAGAGACATCCTAAAATTGCCAAAATATTAAGAGCATTGGAGTTATAAATGAGATTAGTAGTTTCACTAGAAAGAAATTTTGATGATTACGGACAATTATGTGCAATATTAAATAGCATCGATTTTTCTGAGATTATAGGCACAGATAAGAATCATCTACCAAGATATGCTAGGGAATTTGGTAAGTCGTATCAGCAAATAGAAATTCTTTGGAATGATATTCGCGGGGTAGATCCAAGCAGGCTAAAAGAACGATACGGCAAAATGATAAATTTGGATGCGCCTAAAGATGCTGCTGAACGCGCAGCTGAATATGGCACTCATATGGTTCAGATAGGAAAAGGTGATTACTGCATTAACCGAGCATGCGGTTCACTCGAACAAATTACAAAGGAAAAAGAAAAGAGGTATAAGTTTTGATGAATGCTGGGGAAGTTGTATCAATAACACGATATTGTAAAATTAAAGATGTATTGTCAGATACACGTATCGGCGTCGTAGACGTTAAAGATAATACAGAGTTTTATATTAATGGTCAAGATTTGTTAGACGATCTTAAATCGGCAGATGCTTTTTCTAAAACAGAAAAATTAACAAAAACACAAATGGCAGAAAAATTGGTAAGCGCAAAAAATGATCCATTTACAGTTGTTTTCCTTAAGTCAGATAAAAGACAACGTAAATTGCGCGGAAGATTATTAAGCTCAGAACCACTTTTGGGTAGATCTTATGTGGAAGATTTTGATATTGCCGGAAAAAATAAAACACGTTTGGTGGATCATAGAACAATTCAATCATTGATTATTGGTAATATAAAATATGAGCTTAGTCATTAAAGAATATGAATGTGTAAATTGTGGGTTATTTGAAGCAACACAAAATCACGATGAAATGTATGAATATTGTCCAGAGTGTGATGCTCCAGTAGAAAGAATTATTGGACTTCCGGCCGTTTCTAAATTAGCAGATCCTCGTACAGTAGGTACGATGATGGAACGAAATAATCGCCGTAATCCTCTTACAAGAGAAAAACTTATGGGATCTGAATCTGAATTTAATAAGAAATCAGAGCAAGCTGCTAAAATGAAAAAAATTAATAATATGACCGCGGAACAAAAAGAGCGTTATATTATGACGGGGAAAATGTAATGTCGGAAAGTCCACACACAGCAGTAATTCACTTTAATGTTTTCCTTCATCCCGTAAGTCCAACGGGGGAATTAGGCCAGCCCTTAGGTAGGCGTCAGATACAAGACTTAGGTATCAAAAATAAAGTTACCACAATCAAAGGTCGCAATTTAGAAGAATGTATAGAAAAACTAAAGGAAAAATTAGATGCCCTTAGTAGTTTGTGAACAATGTAACAATGAACTTTGTGCAATTGCAGATAATGCAGAAGGCGAAGTAAATTCGTTTCGAGTAAAGTGTACATGTAATAAAATTAATTTTGTAGATTACATCGGCACATTAAAGATTGCAAGTAATGATCAATTTTATTTTGAATTTGTTGATGAGGATATGATAGAATGCAAATACCGTTAAATCAAGAAGGTATTTTAGTAACTAATAAAGCTTTGACTTCTGAAGTTAAATATTTTGGTATGTCGGCAGAAGAAGTTACAAAAGATGATAAACACTTATCTAAGAGTGTTACTTTTTCAAATAAACCAGCTGAATACTATATTAGAGTTTTAAATGGTAAGCCAGTTGATAAAGATATTAAGGCTAGATCTGAAGGCCGATTTATTAAGGTAGATGAAAATCTTTTTAATATGTATCATAGATACTGTTCTTCAGATAATAAGAATATTTTACTAGACTTAACAAGAATTGTGAATATGAAAGGTTTAATTTAATGGCGAAACGAACTGAAGTTAATGAAGCTGATAAATTTTTTGTACTGCATCACCTGACTACAGATCCGGCCGAATTATCTAAATTAATGAATCTACGTGTTAATGTAGTGCGTGATTTAGTTACAGAAATGGCGCCATTGGTAGAACCAGATAAACCACCAAAAGTTAAGTTGCCAACAAATGCGGCAATTAAAACTCAAGATGGCAAACAAATGGGTGTAATGTTGACTGATGAATTAAGGGAGGTTAAACCAGCAAAAGAACCGACACCTGATCCTCCACATATTTTTAGATTTGACGTGGAATAAATTATGCATGACGAAGCGGTAAAGTTAGCTACTATTATGCTAACGAGGAAATTTAAGGAAGAGTTACCAAAGAAATTTTGGAATAACGCTAAATATAAACCTGAATTTCAACACCAAATGCGTCTTGCGTTAAAGCTTTTAAAAGTTTACGATTTTGATGTTGTAATGACATCAATATCAGAAATGAAATGGTGTTACTCGTTAGCTGTAAAGAAACTAGAATCTGACATATATATTAGACAAGAATTAAAAAATAAAAAGCCAGATCAAAAAGAGTTTAAAAAATCAGAGAGTAACTTGACTTTTAGAAAAAATAAGAGTGATAATATAAAAAATGGCTAAAAAGAAGAAAACGGCATTATTAGATTTTAGTAAATTTTTATCAATAGATGATATTAAGAAGAATACTGAAAGTCTGGGATTTATCTCGCTAAGTCCTAATCTTGACATTCGCATGGGTGGCGGTGTACAAGAAGGTTCATTTATGTTTGTTAGGACTTTGCCCAAAGTGGGCAAAACAACTTTGCTTAGTGATTTCGCAAGGCGGTGCGCAAAACAGAAACGACATGTATTTTATTTTGATACTGAATCAAGATTATCTGATCGTAACATTTTCCGCGAATGTTATTCAGAGGAAGATTTAGAACTAATGCGAAAATATATTCATTTTGAACAATTTAAAATTGAATCTGAATTTAAAAATGGTAATGATATTTATAATTATATTTATCAGATGATGCAGATTCCAGAAATGAATGGTAGTGTATATATCATTGATTCTTTTGGAAAAATTATCCCGAAAGAACAACAAGAAGATAGTGAGATTAGAGCTGATCGTAGAGACATGACACCTAAATTAAATGCAGATTTTTGTAAAAAGATTGGCAATATTCTTCGTTCTTCTAAATCTATTGTAATTGGTGTGCAGCATTATATTACAGATACCGGAACTCATTATGGCAATCCGATGAAGGCAGCTGGTGGTTTAAAATTTGATTATGATGCTGATTATGTACTAGAAACGAAACATAATCCGTTATCTTTAGACGGTGAGAAACCGTTGGTGACTGATGAAGATTTTGCTAATAACAAAGATGGTAATCTGATTTGTTGGCAAATACCTTACAATAAAATCATAGGGCCAATCATGACTAAAAAAGCCCAAGATGGTGTTCATAACTATCTAAGGTACGATCAGGGTGTATGGCGTACTATGGAAATCTTTGAAATTCTAAGTAAATTTACAGACATAATCACCATCAGAGGCGGTGGTAACTATACAATGCTTATGTCGGATGATATGGTGTCTCTTAAAGGTAAAGATAAAGTTATAGATTTTATGGAAGAAAACTTAGACTATTTCGAAGAAGAATATTTAAAATTTTTACAATCAAAGTATCCAAATGTCAAATATGAGTCTTCAAATAAAAATCCGCTCGAAGAACCTACAACGAGCACAAAATAGAAGTAAAAACTTCACTGGATCTAAATCAACTTTTTCCAAAGGAAGCCATATCTATGGCTTCCTTTCGGAGGAAATTTTCTTAGACAATTTTGGCGGAGAACTAATAGATAATAGAGATTTTGATATTTGGGTAGAAGGTTTGGGTGCTATTGATTTAAAAACGAAAGTTTGTACCTCAGCACCTAAACCAGAATACAGTTGTTCTGTTGCCTCATATCAAATGAAAAATAAGTGTGACTATTATGCGTTTTTTAGAACGATGAAGGACAAAAGTTACACGTGGTTTCTTGGAATTATCAGTAAAGACCGTTTCTTAAAAGAAGCGGAATTTATAAAGAAAGGAACAAGAGACGGCGGTTTTGTTCATCGCGTAGATACATATTCAATTCCTATTTCAAAGTTAGAGAGTTTTCATGAAGTTTGTGGGACTAAACGGAAATGAATATATAATTAATTTTGATAAAGACGTCAAAGAATCGCATAGCTCTAAACTACAAGAAGAAGCCCGGGAATTAATTGAAAAAAGATTTCCGGCTTCTACTCTTTATGAAGAAGTGATACTGCGCGGCTGTAATAACTTAATTGCCGATTTCTTTATACCATCTTTAAATATATTAATAGAAGTTCATGGTGCGCAACACTATATTTTCAATAAACATTTTCATAAAGATATAGCTAGTTTTAAATTGTATCAAAGTAATGATATACTAAAACAAGAATGGTGCGAGTTAAATAATGTTCTCTACATAGAATTACCGTACAACAAGAAAAAAGAGTGGAATGAAATTATCACAGAATCCTTATTTAGAAAAAATTAATAACACAGAAACGGCCCTTTTTGATCAGGCTAAAATCAAAGAAGTACATGCCGAAAATGAAATAGAATATAACGATTATATCAATCTTACTTTAGCCGATTTAAAAAGATTAAATAAAGCCGAATGTGCCGAAGCTCAGTATTTTATCTATCAATATTGTGTTCATCTCTCCGCTAAATTAGCGGAATTTAGGACTGCACAAGCTCTAGCAAAAAGCGAACTGGATAAAGAATTATCTAAGGTGTGGAAGAGTTATACATCGGAAAAAGAATTTTTACCGAAAGAAATTATTACGGCAAACGCATGTAATGAGCATCAGCATATTGATGAATTAAATAATCAAGTAATTAGTTTGAATCAGTACGTAAGTAAATTGTTTGGTATGTTAGAAGGACTGCAAAAAATGGCGGTCACATTACACGGTCTATCATTTTCAAAGTAAAAGTATGAAATTATTAAAAGATATTGAAAAAGGAATTTTAGAAGGTAATTGGGATATAGTAGTTAAGGCTTACAATAAAATTACTGGTAAAAACTTAGAAGTTCCAGATTTATTCAATCCCAAAACAGCAAATAAGAGAGAACTTTATAAATATTTGACAACTAAAATGTCAAAATCTTTACAACCAATTAAAGAATATACTATCGAAGAATTACGTGATTTAATTACTTTTTTCGGTAATGAAACTAATGATGCTGAAGAGCAAATTACCAATGAATTAAATGATGTTGTTGAGGATTTAGAAACAGATTCTGAAGAATCTTATATTTTTATTACAAATCCAGATGCAGAAATTCCTGAAAACCTCAAACACTTAAGGCCAACTAAGTTGCCTCATTTAGAATTTGGAGATGAAAAGAAAATAGATAAACAATATAGACCACCGGTAAAACTTATTAAAGCTGAGTGTAAGAAATGTCATCAAATGGTTGAAATGAAAAGAGACTTTGTGATAAAATCACCAAATGGAGGATATCATTGTGTCTGTGAACAATGTCAAGACGCTAGATGAAAACTTTTTATTGTCTTCTATTTTGGCTGGCGGAAAAGACAGTTTTGTAGATTGTGTTGATTTAATCAACGAAGCTCATTTTGATGGATTTTTAAATAAGATTGTTTTTGCAACATTCGAAAAAATCTTTCATAATAATAATGCTTTTAAAGTCTCATCTGTTTTATCTGAAGCAATGCAAATGGGCATTGAGTCAAAAGACATTACTAAAATTGAACAGATTTTTAAAGTAGATCCAGACCCATCTTCAGTTCGTCAATTAGCACAACGCTTACGTAATATTAAACTAATTCAAGAAAGTCAAATTTTACATAAGAAATGTATTCAAGAATTAGCAGAATGTTCGGGATCAGAAACAATTGATAAAATCTTTTCAGTTTCTGAATCAGCAATTTTCGATCTTATTAAAAAATATAGTAATGGTGATGAGAATCCAATTAAAATTGGTCAAGATGCCAAAAGTATTGTTGAGGATTGGGAAGCTAATCCAACTGATCTTGTTGGTATCCCAACAGGATGGTCAGAATTTGACAAGTCTATTGGCGGTGGATTACGTACAGGCGTACATTTAATAGGTGCTAGATCTGGCGTTGGTAAATCTTTTATCGGACAAATAGCATCGTTGTTCATATCAAGTATTGATTTTCCAGTCCTGATCTTGGACACTGAAATGCAATACAAGGAAGTGTTACCAAGATTCATTGCTAATCTTGCCGAAGTTGAAATTAATTCAGTAGAAAATGGTAAATTTGGCAACATTCCTTTACATAAACAAAAAGTTTATAATTCGGTAGATGCGTTAGAAAAACGACCAATTTATCATAAGTCTGTAGCTGGTATGCCATTTGACGAAATCTTATCAATCATTCGTAGATGGATTTATAAAGAGGTGGGTATTAAAGCTGACGGGAAAGCTAATCAATGTGCTATCGTCTATGATTATTTTAAGCTGATGAGTATGGATGATGCTGGCGATATGGCCGAATTTCAAGCCTTAGGATTTCAAATTTCCAAGATGACAGATTTCGCTAAACGCTATGATATTCCATGCTTAAGTTTTGTACAGCTAAATCGTGACGGTATTGATAAAGAATCTACAGCTGTCATTTCTCAATCAGATAGATTACTTTGGTTAGCAAATTCATTTAGTATTTTTAAACACAAAACGTTAGAAGAAAGAACTAACGATGGATTTCCAAATGGTAATCGTAAATTGATTACACTGAAAAGTCGGTACGGTGGGGAGCACGAACTTGGAGAATACATCTCATTAAATATGAGAAAAGAACTTGCTTCAATTATTGAAGTTGGTTTACACGGTAAAAAGGATCCATCTGAACAGAAAGATCAAAATAAAGACAAAGATGAAGATCTCGAAATTTAATATTTTAGCAACTGAAAGAGTTTATTCATTATTGGATAAATTAAATATTGAATACAAGGTGTTTGGAGATAATATTAAATTAAAGTGTCCTATTCACGGATCACAGTCGATCAATAAGTCTTCAATCAAAATGCCAAACGGTATTTGGTCCTGTTGGAGTGATAATTGTTCTGAAAAGTATGAAAGATCAGTATTTGGCTTAGTCAAGGGAACGTTGGAAACTCACTACGATAAAACTTTTACAGACAGCCAAGTCTTAAAATTTATCAAAGAAGGAACATCAATAGACCGCAGTAATATACGGCAAGAAATCGAAAAGACCTCTAATGAGATTCACTACTGTGAACCTTTGCCGGGATTAAAAATTCCATCAGACTATTATTCCATCACCCGTAATTTTCCAGCTATTACGTTGGAAAAGTTTGAAGTTGGAGATTGTTTTCACTTTCCAGCCGAAGACAGAGCGGTAGTGCCATTTCATGATATTTCTGGTAAGTATATGGGTTATGTAGCTCGCTCACATTTCTCCGAATGTCAAAAGTGCTCACAGTATCATAATCCAAATAAGCCATGTATAGATTTCGGTCCGAAATGGATTATGCAAAAAGATTCTCAAAAAGCAAAAACTTTATACAATATTCATCGCATTGGTGAAAGAAATAAGGTTATATTAGTTGAGGGGGTATCTTGTGTTTGGAGATTAGATCAACTAGGAATGCCAGCTGTGGCATGTTTAGGAGGAGACTTCAGTAGAGAACGAATGCAATTACTGAAAAGTCTTGGTATTCAGAAAATCTTATTGGCATATGATAATGATGACGCGGGTAAGAAATTCAAACAAAAGTTTATTAAAAATTACATGAATGACTTCGGTATCTTTGCACCAAAACTATCTAAAAAAGATATTGATAGCATGACTGATAAAGAAATAGAATTAAGTATTTTACCAACATGGAAAAAGATATGAAAGAAATTTGTTTATTTGGAACTAAGCAATCTGGAAAAACGACAACGGCAACTGCAATTTATGGTTATATTGCTGTGCAAAAAGAAGTTGTGCCAGTTGTTAAATTTAATGATCAAGGTGAGATGTTTGTAGAATATGCAGACGGCACGGGATTTAAATTTGATATTGACACCCAAGAAGAAAATATTAGAACATTTTATGCACATAATGTTTACAAATATGTTATGCATGCAAGTTATGCAGATAAGTTAAAACATGTTGTATCATTAATGTTTGGTGTTCCATTAGAAAAATTATATGGTTCAGACGATGATAAGAATTCGCCGTCTGAAATTACTTGGAAAATGATGAATAAGCTAGTAGATACTAGCTATTACAAAGGCAAACACAAAGTTAATGATCCAATGACTTATCGCCAGCTCTTAGAAGTTTTTGGTACAGATGTTTTACGTGTCATTGATCCAGATGTACATATTAAAGGTGCTTTTAAAACCTTGGAAAAGTGGCAACCAGAAGTTGCTATTCTTCCAGATGGAAGATTCTTAAATGAATTTGAATTTTGCGAAAAGCGCAAGTTGGCAGATCCTGACAATGTATGTTTAATCAAACACTCACGCAATGTTCTGAAGTCTTCAGCCAAATCAGAAAATGGATTAAAAAATATTGATAATGATCGTTACGATTTAATCGTACCAGATGATTTAAATATGATTGAAAAAAATGAATTAGTTATTAAATATTTGGTTGATAATAACTTTTTAGAAAATAAAAAGGTAAAAATTGATCATGCTAGTACCGTATCTTAGAAGCTCTGCAATCGGAACGTATAAATTCTGCGAACACCAATACTATTTACAATATGTTTTTGGGTTCTCAAATAAGGCTGGAGCAGCAGCTACCAAAGGTACTATCTTCCATAAGTGTGCTGAGTTAAGAGCTTTGGCTGGTATGGCCGAAAGAATTAATGAATCTGAAATTGAAGATGATAATTTTGGTATCGTCAAAGTTGATTGGGCTAAAGATTATAAAAAGACACTGCCAAAAGTTATTGAATACTATAAAGGTGTAGAAACTCATATTGATTTTGACAAAAAAATTAGTGAGAAAGAAATTGATCAATGGTTAACTAAGTCTTTGATAGATTATCCAGAACATGATCCGGCAACTCTGAATATTATAGAGACTGAAAAATTCTTTGATTTTGAAATTAAAGAACCGTGGGCTAGATATTCTGTAACTATTGACGGAGAAAAACATACTGGGCACCTAGCAATTCGTGGAACGATTGATACGATCATAGATCACGGTGACGATGTATATGAAGTCTTGGATTTTAAAACAGGCCGAAGAAATGATTTCGCTACAGATGAAGAAAAAACAGTTGAATATCTTAAAAAGGATCATCAACTTCTATTCTATTTGTATGCATTAAATCAACTTTATCCTGAGAAACAATTTATAATGAGTTTGTTTTTTATAAATGCTGGCGGTATTTTTTCAGTTATGGGCACTAAAGAGATGCTGAAAGAAGCTGAACATAATATTAGAAAACATTTTAATCTTATGCAAAATGTACGCAAGCCGCCTAAAAGATTTGATCCATCACAAAAGAGTTGGAAATGCAAGTATTGTTGTTCGTTTAGTAAACCTACAAGTTTCACTAATGGAGCATCATTGTGTGATTTTCTTCATAAAAAGATTAGTGAAGATGGAATGAAAAAGACGGTTGAACAATATGCTGACTTAACCAAAATCAATACTTATGGTGAAGGTGGCGGAAGGAAAAATGATGATAAAACAGATTGAAAAGAAAAGAATTTTTTGGGATCTTGACGAAACATTACTAGATACATCTGATGCGGCGTGTAAATTTCATGGAATTAAGAATCCTTATTTAAATCCTGAAAATCTAGGACATAGAGAAATAAATGAGTTAGTAAATATGACTCATGATGAGTTTTGGTTAGTGCTGGATCAAGAATTTTGGAGAACTATTCCATTTCTACCGTGGGCAGAACAGTGTGTTAAATTAAGTATTGAAAAGTATGGTAAAGAAAATGTTTTCTTCTTAACTTCACCTATACCAAATGGTATTTGTTCAGCCGGTAAACAATTATGGTTAAATGATCATTTTCCAGATATGAGTAAAAATTTAATTATTACCCACAGTAAATCAATTGTTGTTGATAATGATGGCATATTGGTAGATGATTATCCAAAACATGGTGTAAAATTTGAAAAAGCTGGTAAAAAAGATTCTTTTTTCTTAATGCCAGCCGTCACTAATAAGTTACATTATTATATAAAGGATGTGGAGTATCCTTCTGCCGCTATCATAGCATTATTTCAAATTACAGGTATATTATGAGCTTTACAAATTTACATGTACATTCATTATATTCATGGGATAGTTTCTCAAAGATTGAAGATATTGTAAAATTTGTAAAAGCAGATGGTCAAACTGCCGTTGCTCTCACTGATCACGGCAATATGTCTAACTGTGTAGACTTATGTAAAGCTTGCGAAAAAGAAGGTATAAAACCAATTTATGGTATTGAGTTTTATATCTGCCAAGATTCAAAATCAGCAAAAGAAAAGAATAATGAGAATCGTAAATTAGATCATTTAGTGGTACTTGCAAAAAATAAAACAGGATTCCAGAATCTGTGTAAATTAACCGAGTATGCCGCTAATAATTTTTATTATTATCCCAGAATTGATGAAGAAGCATTATTTAATCACAGTGAGGGTTTAATAGTCATATGTGGTCATTTGGGTACAGCTTTAGCAAATATTATATTTTATAATAATGAAGGTGTCTCTATGTGCGAGACACTAGAATGTGCAGACCAATATCTTCTCCCAACTTACGAAGAAGAATTCATAGAGATATGTTCTAGATATAAAAATGTATTCGGCAAAGACTTTTATGTTGAATGCCAACTATTTGATAAGGATGATATGCTTCAACAAGCATTGGGTTTAACTCTTTTTAGACTCGCAGAACAACATGGATTTCAATCAGTTGGTACCGGCGATTCTCATTATATTGATAAGTCTGATGCCCCAGCACATAAAACATTTGTGGCAATTAAGCAGAATACACAAGTAAAATATTTGGATGATATACCATACTTTACTTCCGGGAAATATGGTTTAATTACTAATGAGGTTGCTAATAAATGTTATCCACAAAAATTACTTGATACAACACAAGAAATTGTAGATAAGATAGAAGATTATGACATCACTAGCAAACCAGCCATTCCGAAATTTTCCGACGATGACAATGCTAAACTTAAAGAAATATGTTACAAGGTTCTCGAAGAACAGTATGATAACGATCCAATTTACAAGAAACGTTTGGAAACAGAACTCGAACTTATCTGTTCGTCCAATCTTTCCGGATATTTCCTCATCGTCCAAGACTATGTACAGTGGGCAATTAATCAAGGAATGCTTGTGGGGCCAGCTCGTGGTTCCGGAGGAGGCTGTCTTACCGGATTCTTTCTCGGAATTACCTCTCTCGATCCGATTAAATACAATTTACTCTTTGAGAGATTCTATTCTGTTGACCGCGCTAAAGCTGGGCAATTACCGGATTATGATGTAGACTTTCCAACATCTCGCCGCGATGATGTAATTCGATATATTACAGAAAAATACGGAGAAGAGCATGTTGTTCAAGCAGTCGCCTTTGGTAAATTACAAGGACGAGGTGCGTTAAAGGATGTCCTTCGCGTATATCAAGTATGTGATCACACAACAATGAATAAAGTTTCGGAATTAATTCCGGCCAAAGATAAGATTTCTGACAAGTTGGAAGAATTCTCAAAACGAGAAGGAACTGACTCACTATTACTCTACACGCTTAAAGAAGAACCGGAATTACTCCATGATTACTGTAGGGTTGAAACTGATGAAAGCGGCAATAATAAACTTGTTGGTGAATGGGCAAAGTATTTTAAATTAGCAATTCAATTAGAAGGTGCAATTAAATCAACCTCTTCTCACCCATCTGCTGTTATCATCTCAGATCTTCCAATAACATCCAACGCTCCAATAACTAGAGATCAAAAGAAAAATAAGAATATTTGTGCCTTAGACATGTATTCTTTCGAAGATGTTAGTTTAGTAAAATTTGATATTTTAGCATTGAAGAATTTGGATTGTTTAATGGAACTTAATAATATATTACAATCCAATTATGAAGATTAGCAAAGCAACAAAAGATTTATTGCTGAAAGATTTTCCTGTAGAAAAACTTCAATCTATCTTAGATATGAATGAATCTAAAATTTTAAACATTATTCATTCTGTAAAGAAAGAAAAATTTTTATACTCTTTGTATAGTAAATGTGTACACGAGATCATTACCAATCCAGATTTAAAAGACGGAGAGTTACTTAAAAGTAGTTTATTACATTTTATTTTTGGATTTGCATATGCATTTAAGGCTTATGATAAAGAATTAGAAGCTGAGGATATGCATCAAGATGATTTAGAAGCAGAAATCTTTAATTTAAAAAATTATATAGAGTTTTTAGAAAATGAAAATTGTGAGTTAAAAAATGGGAATCAAGAATGAAATAATGGTTTGCACAAAGTGTCCATTATATAAAAATATGGATTACGGACCAATGACACCTATGTGGGAAGGAATACCAAAATTCTTTTTTATATGCGATGTTAAGATTACTAAACAAATGGATCAAACTAGGGAATTCCTCACAGAATTAGAATATAAAATTTTAACTGATCGTTTAAGATCTGCAGGTATTAATGATTGGTATTTTACACCATTTATTAAATGTGTGCACAATAATAAAATAAGTGAAAAACGAATTTGTAGCGGCTATTGGATTTCTAAAGAAGTATTGGCAATTAATGATGCTTTTAGAAAATTCAAAAATGATTTTACATTAACAAGTATTAAAATTGTTGGCGGATTGGGTAAACAAGTTAAGAAAAATTTTATGTTAAAATTTGAATTTGACGCCCCAAGCGTATTATGTAGCTCTCCCAAAAAATTAGATCAATTTGAATTAGAAATGAAAAAATTAAATGATCAATTACAATAAGATTTGTATTTTTGATTTTGAAACAACTAGTAGAGATCCGGAGTTTACTCAACCAATTAGTTTAGGTGCAGTAATGCTAGACGGTCGCCGATTGTCAATTTGTGACAATGGTCTTTTTTATGGCACAATGAATATTGTTCATGATGACGAAGTTGATTTATACAATTTGAGACCACTTGAAAAACAAGCTTTGGAAAAGAACAAATTTACAGTTGATCAAATCAAAACCTTTCCAAACCCTAAGAATGTATGGGATTCATTTACTAATTGGGTTAAGTTTCATACCCCAAAAGATAATGCGTGGGAAGCCCCAATTGCAGCTGGTTTCAATCTGCCGTTTGATATGCAGATAGCAAACCGATTACAAAATGGACACCTGCACAAATTACGCTCATTACAAAATAAACCAATGAGTCGAGTAGCGCTCAAAAAAGCTAAATCATCTGAAATTATTGATCATTATAAGTTACATAAAGAGCCTTGGGGTTTTGGTCCAAACTGGTTATTTTATCCAGCGATGGCGGTAGATATCGCTCAGATGTGCTTTATGATATTTGAAAGCATGAAGGAACCACACAGACGCTCTCTAGACGTCATCAAAGAATATTTAGGGTTTGACTCCATTAACGCTCATCACGCGCTTGTGGACGTTCTGTGGACCGCGGAGATATATATCAGAATACAGAAGCTACTACGGAGTGTTGTAGAAGAAGTTGATTGGGTTACTGAAGGTGAAACGGTATTACCTATTCATAATATTTTAAAAGAGAAAAACATTATATGATAGAAGAAGAACAAGATTTCTGGCGTATCGCGGAACAGCAAGATGTAGATGCCTTAGTTTGTACTACTAATAATATAGTTAAAATGAATGGCAGCTTAGTAATGGGCCGAGGTATTGCTGAACAGTTTAATGCTAAATTTAAATACTTAGCATGGAATTGGGGACAAATAGTAGACAAATATAAAGATATTGATATTGAGGATTATCATCTATTATTAGATGGTCCTAGAATGTTGGGACATAACAAGTTTTATGTAGTGGGATTGCAAACCAAATTTCACTGGAAAGATGATTCGCCAATTGAATTAATTGAAGCTTCTTGTAAAAATCTTAAAAAACTTGTAGATATTATGCAATGGCAAAAAATTATAATGACTCGGCCCGGCTGTGGCAATGGCGGTTTGCAGTGGCGAACAGTTAGGAGTAAAATACGTAAGTATCTAGATGACAGATTTGTTGTCTGTCATAAGGATGTTTAGTGTGAAACAATATAAACAATTAGAATGTGGATGTAAAGTATTAGAGGTTAACGGTAAGCCATTTATTGACTTTCGTGACCCTTCGTTTGAAGAAAATAATGTGGCGTGTAAAAAATCTTGGGAGGTTTATGCCAAGGGCCACACACAATCTGTGTTTCAGTTAGAGTCTTTCTTAGGAAAAACTTGGGCATCTGAATTAAAACCAGAAAAAATTGAAGATGCGGCGGCTTTGATAGCAGTCATTAGACCCGGTACGTTGAATAGTTTAGATGAGAATGGAGTATCTTTAACAAAAATTTTCTGTGATAGGAAGAATGGAATTGGTAATAATCCAGATGATATTCTTTTTCAATTAACTCCAGAAACATATGGCATTTTAGTTTATCAAGAAGATATTTTATTAATTGCTCAAAGGGTTGCTGGATTTTCAGGAAGTGAATCACTTAAGTTCTTAAAGGGCATCGCAAAGAAAAAAGCTGATATTGTATTTTCTTTCAAGGAAAAATTCATTTCCGGTGTTGAAAAAGTAGGTAAAATTACTAAAGCTGAAGGTGAATTTTTATTTGAACAAATCTCTGCCGCAGCTAGATATTCATTTAATAAATGTTTAGCTCCCGATACGCTGGTAGCAACCACAAAGGGTCCGATGCAAATTACTAATGTCCGCACTGGCGATGAAGTTTACACCCCCGAGGGTGTGTGCAGAGTTGAGAATGTGTTTTTTCATCAAACTCAAATGTTAGAGGTTTCAACAAATGCCGGAGAGGTTGTGTGCTCTCCCACTCATCAGTTTGTTACGTCATTTGGAAAGATGCCGATATTAGAAATTTTCAAAAAAAATGCAAAAATTTTGGAAAAAACGGGAAATTCTGTCACAGTTAATGGTATAGTACAAGTACGACGTCAAGGAAATAGTGTGGATTTGCAAGTTAAGAATACAAGTCATACATTCTATCTAGATAATGGCTTAATAAGTTCAAACTCACACAGTGTCGGTTATGCCTTAACTGGATATTGGACGGCGTGGGCTAAGGCCCATTACCCGCAAGAGTATATCTGTGCGTGGTTAAGAAATGCAAAAAATGAAGCTGACACACGTACTGAAATTCGTTCAGTAATTTCTGAATCTAGACGTCTAAAGATTCCCATTATTCCACCGACAATCAAACAATATCCAAAAATTGATTTTGATATGGCTGGAGACAAAGTTACTTTTGGTTTGTCTTCTATTAAAAATTGTGGAGAAAAAAGTTTTGATAAAGTAGATAATAATCTTACTTTTGAAAACTGTTCTTGGATAGAATTTCTTATTTTACATAGCCATAATTGGAATAAAAAACAAATGATCTCAATGATCCGAACCGGATGTTTTGATCAATTAATGGTGGGTAGAGTTCAAGCTGAATTTGAATACAATCAGTGGACTGTGTATAATAAAACAGAACAAAAACATATTCGTGCATTTTATGAAGAACATAAATTTACAAGCTTAAAAGCCGCCGCAGAATATTATATTAAAAATGGAAAACCCAGAAGAGATAAAAGTATTCACGAAAGTGTTCTTAATGCATTAGAGCACCCGCCAATGGATTTAAATGATCATATTGATAATATTGTTGATCATGAACGTGAATTACTTGGAACAAGTATTTCTGCCCGTAAAATTAATTCGGGTAAAATTCCAATGGGTAAACACAAATGTGCTGATATTAAAAAGAAATATTTAAACGAGTTTATTATTGCTGGTGAGATTACTGATCACAGAGAATTTACAATTAAGAATGGTAAGCTCAAAGGTCAAGTAATGGCCAGTTTTAAATTAGTAGACATGACCGGCGAATGCGATTGTGTCTGCTTTCCATCTAAAATGGTTTATGAAAATCAATTATATGATAACAACATTATTATGTTACATGCAAAAAGATCTAATCGAGGTGGATTAGTCTTGGAGGAAGTATGGGAACTATAAGTCAACGGTTAATTAACACAGGATATTATATTCTTGTTAAAAAGACTGATGGGAAAATTAAAATTGAATATAATCAAGCAGTTCCCGAAGTGAAATCGGCAACTATTTTTAGTGATGAGGAAGGAATTTATTATCAACAAATTGCTATAGACGATGAATGTAGCGAAGCATTCATTCCGGAATCAGTTTCAAAGGGTCCTGTAGATCCAGAAGAAGCAGCAGAATTATTTTTAAAGAATATCTGTAATGCTTATATGATACCTCTAAGTATCATCTTTAAAGAAACTGAAACAACGGACGGTAAAACATATGAAAAATATTTTGATGAAAGTGAATAAAAATGAGTTTGGATTGTTCAACTCCGATGACAGTATCGGGGACTGGTGTGGTTATTGGTATTGATTACTACACAAACAAGGTTACTGTAAAATTAGCTTGCGTACGACGTAGAAAACAAGTTAAAAATATTGATGAATTCACTATTGATTTTTATTCTACGGCAGCTGATACGATCAAAGATCAGGTAGAATTAAACGACTGTTTATGGGTTTTAGGAGAATTAAGAGGCTCTGGTTTAAAAACAAGAATCAAAGCCATTCATTTTGATATACTAAAAGAAGAAAATGAAGATATTACTGATTAGTGAATACACCTATCTATGTACTGGATATGCAGCTTATTATCGACAAATAGCAGAAGCCTTACACGATGCTGGTCATCAAGTTGCTGAACTTGCTAGTTATGGGAATCCAAACATCAGAGAGCACACGGAATATGCTAGAAGGTGTCCTTGGCGAGTATATCTAAATGTGCCGCACAGTAATGATAAAGAAAGTCAACGCATCTATTCTCAGCGAGAATCATCTAGTGGTGATGCTAAATTCGGTTCATGGATGTTTGAACAGATTTGTTTACAAGAAAAACCAGATATTGTTATTTCAGTAAGAGATTATTGGTATGATAGATTTATTACTGAATCTCCATTCCATGATTGCTTTACATCAATCCTATCTCCAACAGTAGATACTCTGCCTCAAAAGGCCGACTGGTTAGATGCTTTTCATGAAGCTGATTACGTCACAACATATAATGAATGGTCTGAGTCATGGTTGAAACAACAATATCATTGTCGAAATTTAATGCCATTTATTTCTCCCGGATTTAAACAACATTCTTTAATTAGCAAAGAAAACGCACGTAAAGCATTGGGTTTGCCACTCGATATTAAATTGGTCGGTACTGTAATGCGGAATCAAAATCGGAAAAGATTTCCTGAACTTTGTGCGGCCGTTGCTCAAGTTGATGATTTGTTTCTGTATTGTCATACGCATTACCCAGATAAAGGTTGGGATTTGCCGACCTTATTTGCAAGATATGGAATCCAAAATAGAGTCTATATGACTTATATTTGTGAGAATTGTCATGATGTTTCTCATAGATTATTTAATCATAGATCTTTTAAGTGTAGTAAATGTGGCGGCAACGTAATCACAGCTAGTGTCTTAAAGGGATTGGATGAAAAAGGATTGCGACATTTGTACAGCAGCTTCGATCTATATCTCCAACCTCATAATTCCGAAGGATTCGGTATACCAACAATTGAGGCTGCGATGTGTGGAGTCAAAGTTGTTTCTACTGATTATTCAGCACAACAAGATGTCATTCCTAAAATTGATGCGATCGGCGTTAAACCAATTGCATATGATACAGAAATGAAAAGTTTGTGTAATAGAGCAATTGTGGATATTGATGGTTTTGTAGAAATCTTAAAAGACCCAACAACCTATCAATATGATAGGATTTCTATAGCAAATAAAGCTGCCGAAAATTATACTGAAGAAACATGTAAAGAAAAATGGGTTAAGCTTGTAAATTTGGTAGAACAAAATAGGGTAAAGAATTGGGAAAAACCTATTGATGTTAGGAACATACCAGAATTTCAAGAGCTAGCCTATCTGAGCAATTCTGAATATATCATGTGGTGTATTACTAAAGTAGCTCAAGAACCTAATTTTATAGGGTCATACACACACCTATATTTTATAGATGCATTAAATGCTGGTATGGTTATTCCATTGAGTCAGAATAATGAATTGGGAGATAAGCCTATGCAGATTACACGTAAGGAAGTTTATAATAAATTTAAGTCATATAGAGAAAGATATAATCAGTGGGAACTAAGAAGAAAATCCTTTTCATAGGTCATTATAGAGAACCTAATAATTCAGGATGGGGTAAACTAGCTAGACAAGAAATGGAACTTTTGAACGATCACACCGATTTAGTCACTAGAAGTGTTGATCTGGCTCATCAAGAGGACATCCCAATATGGATTACAGAAGCCGAAAACAAATCGGTTGAAGGTGTAACTACTGTTATCCAATATGTATTACCTCATTTTTTTCAAAGGATACCCAGTGTTAAAAATATTTTATGGGTAGAATTAGAAACAAATGATATTAGGTATAGTTTATGGCCTGAGTACATGAACATGGCAGATGAGATTTGGGTGCCAAATGAAGACGCTAAACAGTGTCTCCTTAACACTAAATCAGTTGCGTCATTTATTCCGATTAAAGTTATACCTCATAGAATTAAGCCAGCCTTCCCAGAGGAACTCCCTTTACAAATCCCAAATTTAGAAGGGAATTACAATTTTTATACTATTAGTACAGCTACACACCGTAAAAATCTTGAAGATTTAATTGCAGCTTTTCATACAGAATTTGATCCAAATGAACCTGTAAACTTGATAATTAAAACAACTCAGGATTTAAACGAGCTTTATAAAACTATTAAAGATAATTTAAAATTGTATCAAAATATCCATGACTATAAAGAAGAAATGACCTTAACTCGTGATTTAACTGACAGTCAAATTAGTGGATTACATTGTATAATGGATTGTTTTATATCTGCTTCACATGGAGAGGGTTGGTGCATACCAGCTTATGAGGCTGCACAATTAGGCAAAAATGTAATAGCGCCATTTTATGGTGGTACAAAAAAATTAATGGAATTATTTCCAGACGAAAATAGTTTTCATTCAGTTACAGGAACTTCCTATGCTGGTGGAGCTATACCGAATTACCAAAATGGATGGGACACTTGGAATTGTCCCGATCAAAAACAAATACGTCAAAGTATGAGATTTGTTTTTGAAAACAGGAAGAATTTTGAACCTGTAAATTTATCTGATTTTAACGATGAAAATCATATTAAAAATCTATTGGAGAATATTGAATGAGAATTGAATTTAAAGCTAGAGTTAGCGGACGTGAAGTTGTTTTTTCTGAAGAAGTCAAAAGTGATGTTGAAGCTTTTGAGTGGTTACATCACATGGAAAATCTTTGGGGAAGTGGCGAAAATGCCGTTAAAACTGACGAAGAAGGAAAGTCGGTTTGGTCGAATAAGACTAAATTGAGTATCCGCGCGTGTAAAGACGCCAAGGGTAAAGAGATTAAATACTTTGAATTTATTTGTCTAGATGAGAGACCAGCTCTTAAGGGAGCTAAATTAACTATGGGACAGACAGATAATGGAGTTCTGTATCCTCGTATTAAAGATCTGGAATCAGGAGAATATTTACCTGATCGTGGATGGAAGAGATGGGATCGAGAACTTAAGAAAGAAGTATAAAAGTAGGTCAAACACCCGGTCGAAAGGCCGGGTGCCCTTTAAGGATTTCGAATGAAGAATTTAGTTAAAGAATTTACAAAAGAAAAACCTACAGTATTGACGGCGGCGACCCATGAAAGATATCAATCTTATATGGACGATCTGCCATTTAATTTCATCATGTGGAATTATCAAGGAGCCAAAGAGTGGGATTTCAACTATGCACCTCTACCGGCCAATCATGAAATTGTGAATGTATTGACGCCGAATATTAAACCAGATGTTATTTTAAGTCAACATAAATATGGCCAACATCAATTATTTTCAAAAGCGGCGCGACAACTTAGAGTGCCATTGATTCAATTAGAGCACACTTTACCACAAAGAGATTCAGATCTAAATCTTAATGCTTTAATCGGCGATAAGAATGTATTTCTTTCACAGTATAGTGTTAATCAATGGCAGTTTCCTATGCATCATACAGTGATTCCGCAGTGTGTAGATACAGAACTCTTTGAAAGTCGCCGTAAACAACAAAAATCATTATCACTACTTTCAGTAGTAAATGAATTTGATCAACGAGATGGGTCGTGTAATTATACAGGATGGAAGAATATCACATCTTCCTTTTCCACTAAATTAGTGGGAACATCAAAGACGGGAATTTCTAAGCCTGCAGAAAACATAGATGAATTGATTGATATCTATAATAATCATTATATTTTTCTCAATACGAGCAGAGCATCAACGATGCCATTCTCCTTATTTGAGGCTATGTCTTGTGGATGCTGTTGTATATCATCAGCCACCAGTATGATTCCAGAGGTAATTCAGCATGGTTATAATGGATTTCTGTATGATGTAAATAATGATAAAGATGGTAAAAAATTAGTGCAACATATTTTGTCATTAAATAAACAAACCCTCCAACAAATTGGAGACAATGCACGAAAGACTGTGATAGAAAAGTTTTCTAAAACAAAATTTACACAAAATTGGACAAATTTAATTAACGAAGTCATTTAATGAAAATTCAAGTCACAATTACAGAACCACAAAAAGATGGATATTTTTACGCCAGTCCATTGAATAAAGATTTCAATCAAAATTATGGCGATTTCAGTGCATTATTTGCACCCGCAGAAATTACAGAATTTTATGCTCCAGACTTTATTGATTATTTAGATATAAGTATGATCGAACCTATTATGGAACACTGGTTATATATGTTGCGTAATGGAGGACAATTAATTATCGGCGGATTAGATCCGTATATTATGTCTAAAAATTTGATTGCTAGACGTTTAGATCTAAATGCTTTGAATAATCAGTTATTTAAACGTCCAACACCAATGCGTTGTATGTTTCCAATGGTTGAGATGCGTAGGCTGTTAACTAAAATGGGATGCGAAATTCTAGAAATAAACATTGATGAAGGTGGTTTATGGACAATCAAAGCACAGAAGTAGCAATTGTAATTCCCAATTATAATCATCAAGAATATGTTAAGAAAGCGGTAGAATCATCTCTTAGCCAATCTTATCCATGTAAAATTATTGTGGTAGATGATGGCTCTATTGATAATTCAAGGAGTGTATTGGAATCATATGAAAAACATGGTGTAGAAGTAATTTATAAAAAGAATGGCGGTCCGGGATCAGCTAGAAATGTTGGCGTCAATGCTGCTTTAAAACTTGGTCTGAAATATATTCAGCTGCTAGATGCTGATGATTGGATGTATGATAAGAAAGTAGAAACGTTATATAACATTGCTGAGAGTAATGACGAAATTGGTATTGTATATGATGATTATTTACATTATTATAACGATCATGATTTCTATGCTAGAGAATATAAAATTTCTACTACTCCAGAAATGATGTGGAGAAATTGCCAAATTCAATGTAATAGTTTAGTAAAATCTTGGGTATTTAAAAAAGCTCAGTTGAGTAATGAAGTTTATTATGATGAATCAATGCGAGTTGCGCAAGATTATGATTTTTGGCTTAGAGCTATACAGCATTGTGTTGCTTGGCACCACCCAGAAGTTTTAAGTGTTGTAAGAATGGGATCTAATAATAGTGCTGATCCAATTCGGGGTAAGGTGCGTGAGGAATGCTTGCGTAAATTAAGACAGAGGAATGCCCATCTCTACCTTTAAATATGAGGGTCGTAGTGTAATTTATGATAAAGTTAAGCCAGCCTCTAAACACCAAGTGTGTCACAAAGCTGCTTTTATTATTATTAATTCTAGACCATATTGTAATAAAATATCCAATTTACCTCCATCATTAATGGAGTATGCTGGATCAGAAATATTAAATTATCAATTAGATGTGATACATGCATTTTGTTATGATCCAGAAATTATTATTGTCGGCGGTCATAAGATAAACAAGGTATTAAAGTTTGATCGAAGAAGTGAATATTGTATTGTTGAAAATGTAATTTATGATGTTTCAAATTCTGCAGAAGATGTTAGAATAGGAATTAACGCAAGTTTATCCCCATTAGTATTCTTCTTAAGAGGAGAATTTGTTCCGTCCTATTTTTCTTTTGAAAAATTATATGATGCAGAAAATAGTGCTACATTGTATAAAGAAATTAAAGCTAATGGGGTTGGATTAATACAAGATAGATTAAATAACATCAGATCATTTACTTTTAAATCGAATAAGAAATTTTTAGGACTGACTAAACTTTCTAAGCCAGATGTGGCAAGATTGAAGAAAAAAGTTTGCAGTTCTACATGTAGAAAAAATATGTTTGACTTTGAACTTTTTGAAGAATTTAAATTAGAAGCAATTGAAGATACATCGAAATCATTTTTAAATTATGATAATTAAAACTAATATATACGGATTACTGTCAGCGGATAAAATTCTTTCTGGCGGAGATGTCCAATTAATAATACAACAAAAATCAGTATTTCAGATGGCTTCTGAAGATCCTATCCCGGATATGATTTTAACTGAGAATGTAGCTGAAGCTGAAAGAGCTATGAATCAATTCCCTGCTGTAAAATTTTGTGCTCCCGGACTGTCATTTCCCGGATTAAATTATAATTTTCAACAAGGGTTTGACCCGTTGCAATTAAAATTTCTTGAACCAAAAGAGCTTTATGGAACAGAAGTTGTATTATTTAATAGACGTCCAGATAGTATGATCTTTGTTAAAAAGATCGAATCTTTGGGATACTCATTAAAAGTATTTGGTGAGGGTTATGGTATCGCTACTTGTGGATCTATTCCGCAAGAATTTACCGGAGCATTATATAAATCCAACGTCATATGTGCCGCCAACGAAATTGAAGAAATTATGAAAATTAATAGCTTAGGCAAAGTGGCACTAACCCCATTTGATTTTGAAAACTGTATTAATGTATTCAATTTACAAGAAAAGGTTGATATCAATCTTTCCTCTGTAAATCCAGAAACATACAAAGATTGTGAATGGGATAATCTTTTGAAAGATAACCATATATTGTCGATAAGACAATCTAAAAAGATAGAAGAATGGAAAAAGAAAATTTTGGAGAGTGGTCAATAGACTACGAGATCTTTGTTTGGATGCGGCAAAATATTCCTAGTTTTACTAATATTATAGAATTAGGAAGTGGACAAGCAACTGCTGTATTAGCAAAGTACTGGAAAGTTTTTTCAGTTGAACATGATTACAAATTTATTGGTATGCATAGTTCCGCAAATATAAAGTATATTTACGCGCCAATTAAAGATAGTTGGTATGACGCATATGCATTAAAATCATTACCAAAAGAATACTCATGTATTTTAATTGATGGTCCACCGGGTATTATTGGGCGGTATGGATTTATAAAAAATATTGATTTATTCAATACAGATGTTACAATGATTGTAGATGATGTTCATAGAGAAGATGAAAAGAAAATTTTTGATGAGTTGGAAAAAATCACCGGACGTACCGGAATCATCACAACAACTAATAATAAGGCATTTGGAATAATATGAAAAAAATATCACTAACTACACAAAGAATGCAATTAAAAGGAATTTTGGATGCTGGTGGAGATCCAGTAGACAAAGACGATAAAAAACTTTTAAATAAAGTTAAAGGTCGACAAAAGATTTTAGATCTTGATGGAGGTTTGTCTCCAGAGGGAGAATATCTAGCAGAGAAGGGACACGATGTTGTTGTCTTAGAAGAGGACGGATTAGTTAATAGATATAGATCTGGACTTTTCCCCAATAGTAAAGCTGCTATTCTCAATATGAATTATAATGATTTAAAGATTGATTTCCAATACTTTGATTATGTTATTATTCGTCATGGTTTACCAGATTGGTTTAGTCATTTAGGTAAAAAAATTATTGATTTAAAGGAAAAACGAATTGTTACCGTACAAAAAGAACTTGATGTGCTTCCTGCTAAAGTCGAACAAGAAGAGTCAAAGGATGCTGCAGATAAAAAATATAATACAGAACCAGCCGTCTCAGGCGGCACTGTTCACTATGGCGTCGGTTGCTCATGATGATATTTCTTGTTTACCAATTTTAAATGTATATAGTTTATGGGATAACATTTTAATATATACGCAAGGTGAAGAAGCCTTAATAGCGGAAAGAATTCCAACTAATAGTAAGCGCATTTATTATGTATATGATTTAGATTGGCACAATAATGGTATTTCGTATGAAAAGAATATTGAATTATTCCGATCAGCAGATTATTTATTGTGCCGATGTGTGGATCATGCAGACAAAATTGAACAATATTGTGGTCGTAGACCAACAGTTTGCGACTTAACTTTTCAAAATTTACAAGGGGTATTAAATAGTGGCTAAGCGTAAAGTAGTTGATGAAGAATCAAATGATGATTTTAAAATTGCATTTGAAGAACCTCAACAACCAACCACAGTAGAAGAGGCTCTAGACGAACAAAATCTTGCGTATGGCAGTGATGCATGGCAAGAGATGCTCATGTCTGAACTTACAGAAGAAGAGAAATATGAAGAAAGATATCCAAGATGTATTGGTCTTCGGCGATTAGCTCAAAAATATTTGGGCGATTTTAAATTTGCTGGGCCGGTAAATTTTGATGTAAGCCCAACGGAAGATAGTCGTGTGGTTACAGTATTGTATGAGTTACAAATTTATTGGAAAATGTCTTTACCAATTGACTACGGCAATATTGATGTGTCGTATCCAGTGCGTACATTTCGTGGATTAGCAGATTGTGTAGAGACAAAGAATAATAAATTTGCTCAACATCCGGCAGCTACTGCAGAGACTAAAGCAGAAAGCCGAGCACTCAAAAAAGCACTCGGCCTACAGGTAACTTCAGCTGAAGAAATGGTTTCTGGTTATACAGAGGATGCCTTTGAACCGGCACCATCAGCTGATGTTCAGAAAATTACTGAAAGAGTTAAAAACTTAATTCATAAGAAATTAGTGGCTCTTGGAATTAGTCTTGAAGAATGTCTAAGAGAATTTAAAGGTCCGGCAAATCTAGATGATTTTAGTTTAGAACAAGGACATGCATTCTTTAATTACATTCAGAAGCATCAACAAAAAAATTAGCCACCGCATCCACAGCCGCCCTTTTTCTTTCTAGGTTGGCTCATAGGAGCGGGTTGAGTTTGAGGAGCAGGCGGCAACGCCTGCTTTTTCTTTGCTTCACCAGTCCAACGAGATGGATCATCTGGGCAATCTTCTGATTCCCACTTAGTCTTTTCTTCTACTGGACAACCGCACAGTGAACATTCGCCGTTTAATAATAACGGGCAAGAATTGCAAATTTCCAATCGTCGTTGTTGTTCTTCGTCGCTGACATTTTTTAAACCATTAGCTATATGCTTAACTAAAGCTCCGGCGAAATTAATTACTTTTTTAGTATTACTAACCATTGAAACATCTCCTAATGTCATATATCTTTTAGATTGATTTGAAATAATGATTTGTTTTGCTTCAAAAACTTTAATGAAATCTTCCAATGGCTCATCCCACCGCATTAATCCGGCCTTATCAAATCCACGGGTAATTACATAAGATGATAATCCCGGACGGTTCATTTTCATCGGGTCATCTAGTACATGTATAACATGAGCCCCTTTCATTGTAAATTCATGCAATGGAACGTATGTAAATATATACTTCGTGTAATGAGGAATATTTTTAATTTCATCTTCAGATTTTAGAATGAACATAGTCTATTTTCACTTGTTTCTGTTAACACAACCCTACAAAGTCTTGGAATGTGTCGGAAATAAATTTCTTCCAAACCACTCACAGAAGGACAGTCTGGCTCTTCTCCATTATTAGCGCCATTTTCAATTGGAAATTTTATATGAGACTTAAATGGTTGTAATATTTCTAACTTAAGTGGTTCACCACTAGCGCTCAATACATTAACTTCGGCTAAATATCTGCCATCTTTTAGGTCTGTCTCAGATTGCATCCAATCAGTAAGCAATTCTCCTTGAAAACCACTAGTAAAATATCTACTCATAATTTCAAATAATCCATCCAAGGTAGCACAAGCAGATTGTGGTCCTTTTAGAGCTGCTTTAATTTCTGAATCTACAGAATCATACCACACCCAACAATGTGCAGGAGCGGTAGGAACCGTGTGTGAATAAGTCCAATCGCTAGTCAAGAATGGATATCCACTTGGCGCAAAAGAATTATGGCCAATATCTGGTAAATCAGTAATCGTCCCTGAATAATTACCATATTCAGAAATTCCACTGCCAGCATAGAAATAATATTCTGCTCTGACTTCGCCGTTTAAAATTGATACATTATTATAACTGCAATCTGCGGTGCCGTTTGCCACATCCCATTGATCTACCGGAACCGCAAAAGTGCCGAATCCTAATGTCGCATCATAAATTTTAATTTCATCAGTACTAACTAAGCATATTCCAGATGCTCCTGTTCTATTAAATACTTTACCAAATTTAGGACTTTGTCTTGAATTTGCTTGATCAATAGTTCTATTAGATTGCGGCTCATCTACTGAATTATAAACAGGAAATCCAAAAGGATCTAGCATACAAAACGGTAAACCATTACCTGCTGGAGGACCCCATATAGCCTTAAGATCAGCTTGACCAAGTCCTTGATAAACGGGGTGAAAACATCCTGTATTTATTGGATATGAAACAATGTTATAATCAGTACTATTAGCAATATCTGATTCCCAATCAAACAAACAACAAGTACTTTGTTGAAAATCAAAACCAGCACACCAAGAATTTATTGAAGTATCAGTATCATAAACAGCTTGAAAGTTGCCAGCGGACATAAATGAATTAAAAATAGAAGCTCCTACATTCATTGTTAATGTAGAGGCAGCCAGATCACCACTTACTTCATGTAATTCAGTATAAAATGTTGTTCCCCCACCACAAGGTGAATAAATATACATATCATATGATGAACAACACTGATCACTTTCATAAATAGAATCAAAGTCAATACCATCAAAATCTGAATAAGCATTCACACCACCACCAGTAATACGTCCACCACTTGGTAAAGGGTGTGAGGAAGTACCAGAACCTTCTATTGCCCAATATGTTCCTTCCCACCAATTGTAAGATGTGTTAAATGAGAGTTTGTAACAATTATAGGAACAAATCCACTGCGGATCCAATGTGTAATCGAAAAGAAATTCATCGTTAGAGTAAAAACCCTCTAGCTCATAATAGCGATTTACAGAGTAACGATTGTCTTCGCGCGGAATGGTTAATAAACTTACATTTGATAAATTAGCATCACTACTATGATTTGGTAAGTCACAATTAGTTGTAATGGTATCAGTGGGCCAAGAAACAGATCGACCAAGATTTGGAAATGGATTTGTAGTACCCATTATAGTCATGTTACCCTGTTCTGCTTGAGCAGAAGTACTGCCATAGATACCCATCTTGGTTGGATCATTAAAAGATAATATGGGTAAATCACCATAACACCCGCAACCATCACCACTAAAAGCAACCATACGCCCATAAGTGTTGCCGGTGTCACAAACAATAGTATTGACATCTTGTACGGCCATAATTGGAACGACATTCAAAATACCAGTATCATGCCAGTCAATAGTAATTTGTGATAATGGTGTAACAAAAAGACCCTGAGCTGAAGATCCAACAGGCGGTTCCCAATCGCAATCTTCATAGAACAATTCATCTATATCGAAACCCCAAATTAAATTAATATAGTTACCAGATTCTTCGGCATAATTACAAAATGTATCGCTCCAATTAAAATAATTTGGCTTGATATATCTACCACAATCTCCATTGTCATAACAATCATACCAACCCGGATTCTTCTTAACTTCATTCTGCGTGATACAAACTTGATCAATTTTCCAATCTCGCGTTGCATTAGCACCAATAACAGTATCTAATGAAGAACTAATAGTATACTGTCCAGTAGATTCTACAAAATCATTTGAATAAATTGAGCAACTTGTAAAATCACAGTCTCCAGTATCAGCAGGTGTAACGGCTAAACCATTATAATTATTACATCCGCTTATGGTGCCATTTCTTCTGTGTATAATTTGAATAGATTGATTATAGTTTCCTACTGGCGGAATGGCATAGTGACGAAAATACATCACAATATTATCACAACTTTGAAAATTTGTTGCTATTTCTACACCAGATCCATCAGGTGGATAAAAAACAACGCTGTCATGACAAACAGTAATCTTTGGACCGTTTTCTATTTCTATACTGCCGCCAACACCAGATCCATCACAAGCTAAATCATAACACCAAGTACAAGCGCCAATATAACTTAAACAATCTACTGGTGATGGTAGAGATGATCCCGGAACAGTATCAGAAACAAATCCACTTTCTACTGGTACACCATAACCACCAGTTGCAATGAAGCGGTCTCCATTTTCCCAACCCGGATTGCTATACGGTTCTTCGAAATCATCATAAAAATGTTGTAATACTCGTGTTAAGCATCCGTCGCTAGTGTATGGATTCGTACAAGTATATCCAACACATTCCACACAGCCACAAGCACAAGGTCTGCCGCGTCTCATTTCTTAATCCTAATATGATGCAATTATTTGTAAAGCTTCAGAATCTGGGTTACAAGCCGCATAAAGAATATGATTTTTTCCGGCAATATTATAATAATAAACAATCGTTCCTGATTCAATAATTCCCATAGTAGAATCAAAACAATACGCATCGCCGCTAGATAATAATATCCCAGAACCACCTAAATAAGTTGGATCGTATCTAAGCACTATTCCCTGAGACGGTGAAGTAATACCACTTGATGCCGGAAATTCATTATAAGCTATTCCCATTTGAATGGGCGGGGCTTGCCATAATTTATAATCAGTATCAAATCTCATATCAACTGGAGCTGCCGCCCACAGCGTACTATCGCCTATGTAATTCTCTTCATAATTTTCTGGATTACTAGAACTGGGTGGATATGGGCGTCCGTGCTGATCACGGCCCCAACCAACTCCTATAGATGGATATTTAAAACCAACACCACGGAATTCATCATACCATCCAGTATTTACTACCTCTTCATAAGTATCATCTAATCCAGTTCCTCTGGTAATAAATCCAAGATCATGACCACTCTGCCACGGATTTAAATCCATACCAGTCAATCCATTTATACCAGAAGGTGGAATTTGAAAATAATTCATTCCAGTATGTTCAACGGTAGAAACTGGACGATATAATCCATCAAGAGTCATAAATGCTTTGTCAAAATAATCACTACTTAATTGAGCAGAAACATTATAAAAGGGTTGTATGGCAACTTCAGATTTCATACCATTAAATTGTCCGCCAATTAAGTTATGAGAAGTGCTAGGTTTGTTCCTTTGTCCGTACTCATCTAAACTAGTAAACTTGTTAGCTAAGCCGCTAATAAAATCTACCGCATTGGAGAATCTTCCACTTTTCAATCCTTCTCTGTAAATTCTTTGAGATTGATAAGATTGACGGATGAATCTTTGTAACCGCCGATTATTATGACTTCGTAATTTGTCAATTGCTCTATGCGCAGACCAAGATTGCATCCTGTAAGTAGTTTGAATTCCATCATCAGACGTGCGAACACTCATATCTGTTATATAGGGTCCATTAACTATTAATTGGTCACCCGGTTTCAGTAACGGAGAACCCATTATAGTAACAGATCCAGCCTCTTCAAAGGTTTGATTTGTCACTTCTTGAGAAGCTCTCGCATTACCAGCAGTATTCAATGCAGTGTAACCACCATAATTCCACGGTGTTAATTCTGCGTTTTTCTCATAACGTACACCGCCATCTGCACCAACCGCGTACCAAGGGCCGTAACTCAATAAATTACTGCGGAGGGGTACAGCATAAAGATCGGCATAATGGAACTCTTCACCATCATGAAACTGGATTTTATCAGCACCAACCTTATCTAATCTTTTTTGAATGAATTCGTTGTTCACGCTAGCATCATTTTCAAAAGCACCACCGACTCCATTCCCGCGTTCATCCATTAAATTAAAGAAGGATTTAGCATAAGATTGAACATTCTCAATAGGTTTGACTGCGCCCGGCATTTCAATGACTACCCGCGGGTTTAATAATGTTGTTGTGTCTTGATAAACCATATTCGGGAAAGTACTGCATCGAATGAATATATCGTAGTATATAAATCCAGATGCTGTAACTGGCACACTAGCGATTTTACTTTCACTACTTATATCAGAAAAGTCATATGGGCCGGATACAATACCAGTTCCAGTACTAACTATTAGTGCATTTTCATATTTGACATATGGATGAAATCTATTATCGGCAGAAGTAATCGTGGCAATTCCAGAGATATCAGGGATTAAACCATTGCTATAAGCAGAAGACCATTGAGACTCATCTATATATCCTAGATCTGTAGGTTCATTACTTGTTCGGATATTATAAGATTCTGGTTGAACGGCACCAACGGTAAATGGTGCAGAAACCATAAATCGTCGATTATAATAATTATCGGCCAAATCTTTAATCTTACGATAAATAATTAAAGTTTTATCGCCGATATTACCATTAGTGAAATCTTCAAATTTACTAGCATTCCTAGCATCACTAGGTCTTAAAGCTTGCTGTAAAAACTCATTTCCGACGCCAAGTGTATTTTTAAATTCAGTATATACTTTAGCAAAAAATGAAGAAGTAGAGGCTTTAGTGTAAAGATCACCCTCAAGCATTCTAGCCGCTGCGATTCCAAAAGCATCTGGTAATCCTAGAGCTGTTGCTCTAAGAAAGTAGGGATTGGGTACTCCGTCATGATTATAAGTTAGTACTCTACCAGAACTAGTTGGATAGTGCGTGTGGGCGTAAGCTCTACCCTTTTGGTGAAAGGCTTGTTCATAACCATATTTAGGAATTGCAAAAGTATCTACGCCATTATAGCTTGAGAAGGCAAAGCCAGACGGTCCAGCATGAGATTCAAAAAATTCAGTCTGTAGACCAGTCGGATTAATAATATAACGATTCATATTACGTTTTGCTAAGTAACCCTCCCAAGAAAGTCGGCCCTTTTTAGCAGCGCGTAATTCACCCAAGCACGTAGTATAAGAAGTAACCTGCGGATATCCAGCATCTTTAATATCTATATCGAAGTAATATTCATTCGTATCCCCAGATGGGCCGTAACCAACAATATAGTTACCATCACCGTCTAATCCAAAGTATGGCAACACAGTATCATTACTATATTCACTCTGTGTAATTCCTCCGGTGGGATCATTATTACCACTGGTAGTTGGAAGCACAAACCACACACGATCGACCGGAGGCCCAACAACAAATTTACCATTAGTTGCTTTGCGCATTTCCAAACCATACTCTCGTTCAGAAATACAATTACTGCCGATATAACTTGCGATGTTTCCAGTTGTGGCTTCTGTAGTTCTATCAACAGTATTGACTTTAAAAATTCCAACAAAATTACCAGAATCTGCAACAGTAGCTGGTTCCATACTGATAAAGTAATCTGCACCGCCAGCAAGACAACACTCATCAATGAAGTCAGTAAGAGTAATACTGTCGCCGTTAAATCTGTAATATGATGGAAGAGCCGATGGCAGGTCATTAAGATCAATCTTGTATCTATATCCCTTATAAGTAATTCCATTTCCAAAATTACCAGTAGCTGGACTGTTTACAATTCCTTCTACGCCAGCTCTAATGGCTTTCCAAGGCATACCAGCATCATTAATTTCACTACCGCCAAAACCACCACTATCTTCTAAGTATCCAAAGACATTAAGTAAATTAGGTACACTATTGACACTACCATAATAATCATTAATAATGATTTCAACACCATTGATAATATCAAGACCATTACTAATATTTGCACTATGTTTGGCGTAAGCACCACTATTTTCTTCAGTATTATACTTTTCTAAAATACCAAAGTAATCAAAGCTACCATAAATAAATCTTGTTGGCCCGCCAATAGTACCTGCCGAAAATGATAATCCATCACCAACACAGTCTACTAATGTAACATCAACAGAACTTTCAGCGTTGCCCCAACCCATGTTGCAATCAAAAGATTCAATATGAGATCCTAAATATGTAGCCATTATACGCAAATCCCTGTAGGTTGCATAACCCAAGAAACACTATATGTATAACTACCGTCTGCTTCAGCCCAATTCTCATTTTGAGATTCAACCGCTACAACATCATAGCCAGATCTATTATAAGGATCATACAAGTCCACCACATTCTGTAAATCTGTAGCATATGTAGAGTGAAATCTTGGTCCATCAATTGGAAATCCAGTTCCGCATGGGAACGTTGCTTCAATGTTTAAACTACGTTTTAATACTTTTACGGAACCAAGTTTTTGAATAATTTCACCTTGTCCTAAAATATTAGCAATAGAGTGTGTTTCCTCACCCCAATTATTAGTCAGAGTAATATTTTCCCAAGTAGCACTCGGAATACGTTTGATCGGACGTCTCTTAAATGTGTATTGGTAGCCCACAGTGCCAACAAATGGATTGAGACTTACAGAACGAGAAACATAATTGTCATCCAGATCTAAATTAGTATATGCTTCGGCACGACTTAGAATTCCAGATGAATCAATACTATTAAAATAGGTGACGGCACGGGAATAAGCACTGTCTCCAGACGCTACTACGCCGCTCACTCTTGTATCAAATCCTGTCACTTCGCCGTTAACGGAAACAGTCGGACAGGATGCTTTATTATCTTGTGTAAGTTCAACCGTGTAATTATCTACATAATTTGAGGAAGAACAAACCCAAGATTCAGTAACTGAATACGATCCGGCGATCGCATCTATATTGTGAACGTCCACGTAGTTTAATTTGGTCGGACATCCAGTAAAATCCGGCATGCAATTATCGGGGACCAAAGCGTTATCGGCGATACGATTACACACGAAGTTTCGCGCACAATCAAGCGGATCTAGAATATTCCCGCCGCTATCAGCAACTACGCCACCCTCAGCACTCACGGTATGAGTTATTCTGAAAACTCGATTATCACCATAATAATTAAGTTTTAAAGAATCGTCAAATTCAATATCCCAAGTTTCGCTGTAACTTCTTACACAGCTATCTCCAGTTGGATCAATAGAAGAATTGCCACAATAGACAGTGTCTGCTTCTAACTCAATAGTATAAGGAGCATAAACAGGATTGGTAGAATCTGCAAGTGTAAAATTAATTAGTCTTGGATAACAGGTTAGCGGGTTTCCGCCAGTTTCTGTTCCAAGATACAGCTGTTTGTTGTCTTCATTAAACAAAGATTCAATAGCACATCTTTTTGCCATAATGGCATCGGCATATTCATTTTCGCCGATAGTTTCGCAAACATCTGGGCCAAACGCACCAAATGTTCCGCTGGTAGTAGGCGATCCTTTATATGCCAAAATGGTACCACTAATCGTTATATTATAACGACTATTATACCGCACACCAGCATCGGTTCTCGATGGATCTACGCTGATAGCAACTGATTGAACAGGTTCTAAATATTTATTATTGTAAGTTACTTTGCTTGACATTATGCTTGTCCAAATTTACCCGCATTAGCACCACGTTGTTTTTGTTGAGCCGCAGAAACTTTGATACCTTTATTTTGTCTTTGTAAATCATTCCCAAAGTTATTGATCGCTTCATTAATTTGCCCCTCAACAAGAGTTCCAACGGCTTCGTTCAGATTGTTGAGAGCAGCGGCTCCCTCAAAACGCATTACGATCGGACCAACATTAAAATTATGATTGACTTCATTCGGGATATTCGCGAAAGCTTGAGCTGCTTTATCTGCAGCTTGAGCAAATTGATTCACCATATTCGTTTGTAGTTGATAGGATCGTTCAATAGTATTTGACAACTTATTATTTGACTCAATCAAACTTGCTTGAGATCCAATGAGAACATTATTAGCTTCTTGCCGTTTCTTAAATTCTTCTTGTACAGCCTTAGCTTCAGGAGAAGCAGCCGCAAGTGGAGAAGTTCCAAGAGAAGATTGTAAAAGTTCTTTATTCTCTGTGGAAGATCCGGCTATTTGACCGACTCCAGCACGAACCTCGTCGCCAAATCCAAGCAGTAAAGCTCTAGCTTGTTCTGGTGAACTAGCAGACGTAACTTGATTAAATGCCGCTTGTGCTTTAATTGTTTCAATAAATTGGGCATCAGTGCCAGTCATAGCATTGGTCAATCTATCAGATGAAGCTGCTGCTTTTTCTGCCGCCTTATTAAATCTTTCCATAGCACTTTCAAAGGTTGTTCCACCGTCAGCAATATATTCTAAAGCACTAACTATTTTCTCACGAATACCTTGTTGCTTAGCAATATCATTTTGACTATTGCGCACGCCACGCAATCCTGCAATACTTTCATCTGTAGAACGTAAAGACTTACTCAATCCTGCAACACTGGTATCTTGGATACCGGTGCCTAACAAAAGATTATTCAATTGTTGATTTTGAAAACCAGCAGCTTGCTGAGCACTTAATGGACCAGTCTGACCTCTAGCCCGTCTTCTAAATTCTAAAGATTGTTGTTGTAAGTCTACACCTTTATTTAATCTACCAATTATTTTTTGTTCAAGTTCTAATCTTTGATTGGTTAAATCTGTTAAACTGTCAAGATAACTTTGTTGCGTAGACTTCCATTTAGCTACGGCATCAGTGTTACCTTTATCCAAATCATTTATGAATGATTCAATTACATCATTAATTTTCTTAGGGTCAAAACTACCCCCAACCAACGCCTCTTCTAATTGAGTTTGCTGACTACGTAAGAAAGTTTCAAAGACTTCTCCAGATCCTCCCAAATTACCAAAACGTTGCCGCAAACCTTCAATCAACGTATCAATATCTTTCGCTTCGTTAACATTAATTTGGTTAGAGGAAACTTGTCTAGAAAGAGTTCTGGCTGAGAAAGCATTTTGAATTTCTGCTTGTGCAGCTTTTGCTAAATTTGGATCAACTGTCGCAACGTCTCGTAAAGATTGCACAACTTCTGGACTTGCTCCAAAACCTCTTTTGGCATTATCAAAGAATCCAGCAGCAACTGAAGCCTTGCCTTCATTCGCATTTAAAATTTGTTGAAGGTTTGCATCTAGACCAGTCAAACGAGCATTGGCTCCTTGGGCTACCTTTTCTAAATTATCAAGAAAAGCTCCAACACTATCAAACGCACGAGCGATATTTGCTTCTTTTAAAATATCTATACCAAGTTCTTTAAAAATAGTGGCAGAGTCAAATCCAATGTTTTTTAAATTAGTACTAATTCTATCAAAATCTTCTGCACTTAGTTTTTTAAGAATAGCACTTAATTGATTAGCTTGATCCCTAAAACCTTCTCGATTAGCATCTAGATTACCAGAAGCTCTTAAATCTTTAATTAATTCTGGAAGAGTAGCAATAGTACCGAAAACTTTTGATTCAACACCGACACCTATACCGCCAGTAACTCCGGCAGCTTGTCTTTGTTCTAAAATACGCTCTACTTCTCTAATATTAAAATCGCCAACAGCGCGTAATCCAGTTCCGGGCGGAATGAGATTTTTTCTAAATTGTTTATCAATATCAGAGTCGCCGAATGGTGTTTTGAGTAAACTACCGAAACCACCAAAAAATCCTTTTTTCTGAAAAGTAGACAATATAGCATCACCAAACCCACTAGTAACATTTCCAAGATCATAAGTCTGTATCCTTGCTAAAGCATTCGCAAACTCTCCCGCGGATGTAGCAGCTTTCAAATCTGCTTCTGCTCTTTGTTTTGCAATTTCACTAACTAATTTTAAACCCTGATAAGCTATAATAGCACCGGTTGCCAATAGTGGTATAGATTTTGCTAATTTTGGACCAGCAACTTTTGCTAATGCGCCTTTGACAAATTCAGTTTTTAAAAGAAAATTAACTAATGCAATAGCTCCCAAAGTTTCAGTTATAATTGAAGTCATTTTATAAAATGAATCTTTGGTATCATCTGAGGTAGATGCAAGAGCACCCATTGAGGCAATAAGGGCGCCGCCCACTGCTATTCTACCATATCCAGTCTGTGTTAATTTACTAAATACATTTGATAACTTTTGTCCAGTTCCTAATAATTTATTATTAGGAGGAGATGGAGGCAAACCTCCTCCTCCCGCTGCCTGTCTTTGTCTTCGAGCATTCGCTCTTGCAATTGCATTAGATCTACGATTATTAGGATCATTTGGATCATTAGGGAATGATGGTGGACCTCCCCCAGTTGGTGGTTTACTTGGTGGTTTTGCTCCTCCGCCAAAATTACTAGCATTCAAATCAGCTAACCCAGTAATAGGCCCATCACCTAACTTTGTGAATAATTCAGCAAGTTGGGCGGATCCAGTTTTTACATCTGTAGTATTAGTAAGAATTTGTTTAGCTTCATCTGTTGTTTTTGCCAAAACATCTGCAAAAATTTCTTCTTGAGTCAATCTATACTTGGAAGTTTTACCTGCCGCAATATAAGATTTACGAATTTCTGTTGCGACTTTATGTTGAAAAGTATCTTTTTGCGAGCTAGCTGTTCCAGATCGACCGGTTGAAGCACCTAAAGCACGATCAATAATATGTCCACCTTCGTGTAAAGGTGTAAATCCAGTAGCTGTTTTAGGATTTAAATATACAGTTTTACCAGTTTTAGATGCAACACCAGCTAATTGAGATCCAGACCGTGTTACTGTTCTATTATCACCAGTTTTAATTTTAAATTGTTGTTTTTCAGAAATGGTTCTAACACGTACAGCCTTGACCATTTCAGCAACTTCTGGCGGTAAGTCTTTAAAAGAACTAAGGAACGTACGTAAAATACTGCGTAGAGCTTTAATATCACCAACGATTCCAGTATTTGGTCGCTGGAAACTAGATTGAACCGCTTGTTTGCCGACTTCACCACCAACATTATATGATGGGATAACTCCACGCCTTAAAGCATCAAGAAAATCAACACCATATTTCTTTACCGACTTACGAGGAATAACATATTCACCCTTTGTAAGATATGTCAGTACACTATCTTTATCTGGACCACCACCGGGAATGATTCCCCCACTATTTCTACCCGGAATAGCAAAAGATCCTTCTCTAGGACTCCCAAGACCGCGTAAAAAGATGTCACTAAGAATCTTTGTGCGTTGAGAAGATAAAGCTTTAAGGGCTAATATACCAGTAAGAACTTGTCCGGGTAAACTATTGACAAGGCTGATAATATTAGTTAATATTTTTGCTACGCCAGTAAATCCATCTACTAGAATTTTGAATGCCGTTGTGTTAATTACAGAATTGGCAAATTCTTGAAAAGTTTCAGAAAGCCGCGTTAGTTTGGAAGCGGTTGTTTCCAGAGCAATTCCAACATCTTTATCTAATTCACCCTTAGCTCCCTCAGCATACACCCTTTGTACTTCATCAAGCCGTTCATAACCTAAAATCAACGGTTGCAATCTAGCAAACTGTCTTGCACCAGCAATTTTTTCAATGATATTAGAAAAGACTGGACTGCCCGCCTCAATATTTAATTTACGTAAGGATTCACCAATAGCTTTAATTGAAGCATCAATACCAATAAATTGACCACCTTTTACCAGATCAACATTGAGTTCCTTTTTTAAGAATTTTTGAATGCTACCACGTTGTAATCTAATAGAAATATTACGAAGACCAGTAGCAATCGCCTCGTCAGCTTCTCGTGTTTGCTCTTTAATAACCGTAAACGCCGAAACAAATTCACCAAAGACTCCAGTGCCATCGCCGGGTGACGCTGCAGAAAAAGCACCACCAGCTTTACGTACAGCAGTAGCAATACCTTCTGCTTCAACAGCAAAAGATCCAGAGACTCGTGCAATGCCACCGAGTACCTCTTCTAATTTTTCACCTTTAATACTGAACTGATTCAGAATTGCGATAGCCGCTTCACCGGTTTGATTAATATCGGCAAAAGTAGGACCTAATGCACTCTTAGTCAAGGCAGTAAGAATTTGCTCTAATTCCCTACCACTCTTACCAGTTTGTGCAATAAGTTTAGTAGTTTGTGCAATTTCTGATGAAGCAACGCCATATGATTTTGATAAGTTGAAAACAAAATCTGTTAATCTTGCTGTTTCTGAACTAGCAGAACCGGTCAAAGAAACATTCTTACTGAGAATTTGTTCAACTTTGGCAAATTGTGTTTCAAGTGATAAAGCTGCACTAAATGTTCTCAATAAACCAGATTGCAAAGAATATAGAGCTGGACCAAAAACTAAGAAGGCGCTTAACCGTTTAACGGCAATACCAGTAGATTTTGCGAAAGCATTAAGAAAGCCACCTTCTTTAAGAATTACAGCTTCAGCATTGAACTGTTTTAACGCATCTTTAATCTTAGTATATTGTCGGCGTACTGGCTCACCACCAGAAACAACCTGATCTACAAAAGAACGAAAATCACGCTCTACTCGTTCAAAAGCACCTCTTTGATCTGGACGTCCACCAGCTGCCGCATCTTGAAATCCAAATATATTGTTATTGATTAACGTGTTAAGCTTTTCTCTATCTCGAACATTAATGACATCTTTGTTAAATTGAGCCTTAAGCTCTCTTTCGCTTTTATTAAGTCCAGATTGAATATTCTTTTTAGCAGCTTCTAGCGCCGGAACAACTCCAGAAAAGTCTTTACCGCCAGCAAAGCTTTGAAAAGCAGTTTCACCAATACGGTCAATATTGATTAGTAAGCTTTCCATATTACGAAAGCTACGTTCGCTAGCCTTAAGCTCATTTTGCATAAAGCTTAGTTCTTTAGTAATCTTATTTAATGGAGCATCAGACTTAGCTAGATTTACAAGCTTAGCACGAAATTCATCTACGCCGATAATAGCTGGGTCAATACCCTTTTGAATTAGGTCGTTACCTAAAATATCAATAGTATCTAAAACACCTTGTAACTTCTCTACAGATTGAGGAATCTGCCGTAATTCTGCCGCACCCTTTTGACGTAGCTCAGTAACATTGGCGCCTGCAAAATTCTTTTTAGCATCTGCAATCGCTTTTTCACTACGAGCAAAAGCTTTTGTAATACGAGAACCAGCTTGCAAGATTTGCGCCGCTTCTGAATCAATCAAATCAGATGATTTAAAATCAATTTCATATTTACGTAAAGCCTCTAACGCTCTACGACCCTCATCAGTAACTCTTTGAGCTTCTTTGGCATTTGCAAAAGCTTCGCGGAAACTATCGCTGTCTCTAGCTTGACCAAAAGTTTTACCAGCCGTTTGTAATTTTTGGACGGTTTTGATCTGTTGATCAATTTGACTGATGGCTGAAGAATTGGCGCCTTGACCAGCAACAATGAGATTTGTACGACGTTGCTTTAAACCACTCAATAAAGTATCAAAGCTTCTAGCATCGCGAACAGCTTGAGTAAGTCCGTCGCGTAATGGTTTTATCGCATTTTTAACATTTGTTTCTAAAGCAGTTAGATTACCAGCATCCACAGAATTTAATAAATTGAAAATCTGCTCGCGGGCCTTATCTATTTCAGGATTTACAAGATTGAGACCCTGAAAGTCTTTTTCCAATCGATCTAGTTGACCAAAAGCGCGATAAACAGATTCTAACCCTTTGACGAGATTACTGGTAGAACGAGAATCAAAGCCCTTAAATCGATTTACTAAACTATCGACAAGATCTCCGATTCCAGCATCTTTACCAAGTGTTTTTTGTAAGTCCAAAACTTGATTTTGAATAGTTTTAAAGAACTTACTTTCAGGTTGTGATCCTAAATCAAAAATACGCTCCAACAATTTACGCATTCTAGGATATTCTCTTTCAAGATCCTGACGTAACGCTGCTGCAGCGCCCTTACCATTCTCCCTGAGAATATCAGAAGTTGTTTTGGCTACCGATTTTGCATTTTTAGAAACGGCGGCTTTAATTGCCTTACTACTAACTAATTCAGAATTTAAGAGTTCTAATTTAACCTTAACCGTTTTAGGTGCAAAATTCTTATCATATGTCGCTTGGTTCGAAACCCGTAAAGACACCGGTACTTTTTTAATTGCTTTAATTTTCTTGACCAGTGAGTCAATACTTTTATCGCCCAAATTAATTTCAGCTTCTAAACCCTGAATTTCTTGTTTGAGTTTATTACCAGCATTCTTAGCTAGTTGAATCTGAATTTCACCCTGCAGGTTAAAATCGGCAGCCATAATTACTTACCTACTTTTTAGTCGTACGCTTTCTAACAGGTTTTTTCTTTTCTGTAAATTCACCGACTGGTGATTCAGGATTTTCAGCCTGTTCAGTTTTATCTTCTTCCAAAACATTAAATTGGTCATCACACAATTTATATTTTTTCAAGAATTGATTTTCCGGCAACTTTTCTTCAAATTGACTATCAAATGAACTTGTCATTTCAGCCAAAGCTTCAATCATTGGCCGCATGTCAACTCGCAATTCTTCATTCTCTTTGTAGTCGTCTACACTCTCAAAGACCGGTTTTTTCTCTTCATTTAAAATACACTTTGTAATGAGAAAATCAAATTTGGCATTCTCAACATTGTGCTCTACCGTATATTTATCATATTCGAATTTACGAGTTAAAAGAATCAAAAGAGATAGTCGCAGATTTTTAAGTTTAATAGCCGCTTCAGTTCCTTCTTTAAGATCACCGCCGTTCTTAATCTTTGCCTCAAGTTCGCCAATTTCCTTATTAATCTCCATGATAGAGTTTAATTCATCCTGACTATAAACACCAACTGACTTTAAAAAGTCTTCTAATTGTGATCGCATAATATACATATGCTCGCCGTCATCATCTTTTGCTTTCACTAACTTAGCGAATACGCGCGCGGAATACATATTAGCTTCGGACTCCAACACTGAATTGTTAGTTGGGTTCTTAAGAAAGTATGTCTTTCCCTCAATAGTAAATTCTTTCATCTTTTATTTCTTCCTTTGTACTTTAATCTTTCAATTTGATCATGACCTAAGTTTAAAATTTTGTCTCTCGCTGACATAAATTTATCATAATTTGCTTCTTCTTCTGGGGTAAAATCTTCAGATTTCTTATGACCCCATAAATCACCTAATTGTTCTTCAATAAACGTTAAAGCTCCAACCATAGTTGTTTTAATAGCTTTCTCCGCATCTACAAAATTTATCCGCATATCTGTTTAACTTTATGATAATTATTGCCACTGTTAAGTGCCAATACGTCTTCCGCATCTTCTTTAGTCTGCACAAACGTATAAACATTTTTAGCATCACTTCGGATACCTTTGCTTGATGGAGCCATTCTACGTTCTGCTTTACTCTTTCTAGATTCTAAAATTAACCATCCGTCAAATGCATCATGATCACGAAAGATATTATCCGGTGGACAATCTGGATTGTTACGGCAGTTACGATATACTGCACTCCAAGATAATAAAGATCTTTGATAATCAGTCATTTTAACGGTTGGTTTGCCTAAAATATTTTTACCAGCAGCTGTATAAGAACTCCAATTATCCGATAGAGCTATATCACGGATTTGTTTATCGGAAATATTATGCTCTCTATAAAAGTTTAAAGCAGGATAAATATCGCTACCCTTATACATCAATTGGATCATTTCCATCCACATAGCGCCGTTGGCAATACCCTCGGCCGTCATATAATAGAATTTATTTCTAATCAAACTCAACTCTTCATAACGCCGATAATAAGTTTCTAATTTGTATTTACTATTGCGGCGTAATGTTGGGTTATAATAACTATTAAAGTATTCTATCTTTTGATTTTCAATTTTTCGTGGTAAGTCATCTAATTCTTTTTGGTCCTTCAAAGACCACTTACCATCCTTGCATAAAAGGATGTAAACATCTTGATCGCTGATTAAATCTTGAGTTTGACATTTATTAAAAACTTTATCGTATCTACGACTACCTTTATACTTAATTTCAAAAGTTGGATCTTTAATAAATGTTTTCCTATATTCTAATTTCCCTAATAATATCCTAAATAATAAAAAATCCTGCATCTTTTTACAAAAATACATCGTGACCACATAAAGCAGCCACGATGCATTCCTAAGAATCCTAAATTGACGATTATTATTGCCAGAAGCCGGAATACACAATCGCGCTTGGGTCCTGTTGATGGAAGACCGACATCACACTCTGACCAACAAAGGAAAGAGTATAAGTAGCATTCCCACCACCGGTATCACCGTGAGTCTGAGCAATACTTGTCAGTTTATTACGATTACCAAGATCAATGATTAAACCGCCGTCAGTGGCAACTCTAATTCGTTGATATGGAGCGTTTGCATAGTCACAACCATCGAACACGCCAAGTTCTGTAATATTAATACCGTCTCCACTTTGAGACAGAATTTCAATATCACATGTTACTTCAATCGGGAATGTAGCTGTTCTAGCATAAGCACCACGTGCACCAAGAATAGAGATCGTTTCTCGACCGAAGTCTGCAGAAATCGAAATACTCTGAACTGGCACAGTTGGAATGTTATCAGCAGCAATTGCTACCGTACCGCTAGAAGAAACTCCGGGAATTACTGTTGGTAGTAAAGTTGGATACGTACCATTATATTTCAGATTTTCTTTAAGCTGAACACCACCGCTACATCCAGTTAATGCACATGGTTCATCAGCTCCACCAGATGTTGGATCGGAAGGAATAGAACCGTAAAGTTCTGATCCGCCCTCAGCAAAACTTCGTTCGTTTCCAACAAAAGAAACGTTTTCAGTAAATGCACCGTCAACATTAAAGGTGTAACCCACAGAAGAAATTTGAACTCCGGAGAATTCAACAGTTCTCAGTGTAGATCCATTTGCATAACTATTTGCGGAGTTATACATACCGATTGCAACAACAGATTTAACACCTTCTCGACCAGAAATAGTAGCTGAAGCAGCTCCTTGGCTAGCCAAAAGATAAATAGGCGCACATCCGTCTAAAACTCGTTCAAAATCAATACTCACTTCTGGAGTATCTTCAATAATTTCGTAAGGGCTAGACTGTCCCCAAGTATTAATATTTTCCGTTGGAATATCAGCATTATCACTACCCGATTGCATACCGTGAATATAGGTGTATGCACCAGAAGCTCCATCTTCTTTGATGTAAGCAGCTTGAGATGGATAATGCAATCTAACATTAGTAGTCATATTGATTTACCTCTTTATATAAAGAATCTTCTAATTATATTACACATTTTAGAAACAAACTACAATTTTTGTGCGTATTTTTATCCGACCTTCATAAATATGTTGGTGGATATAATCCCCAAAAACACACTCAATTTCTTCAAACTGAATCTGTGACCACGGATATAAAGCTGCTAATTCAGAATGATTTTTACCCGAATTTAAGGTACCATTCATATTTAGAGGATAATCTCCAGAATCACTAACGAGCTGTGGATCAAAAGTATCAAAAATAAAGCCTTTTTGTTTAGCTATAATATCTTGGATACGCACGACTTCTTCTGCCGATTCTCCAAAAACATGGGCCGTAATATCATGATAATGAAACGACGGGGCCATATAGCCCAAACCATATGGTTTAGACAATTTAATGGACGGCACATCAAAAGCCACTGTTGGTAAAGGGAGTCTCACTTCTGGATTCAATTTAGAATCTTCCTGTAAATGCTTCCGGTACTCTACCATACGTCTATTATGCTGATTTCTTGAAGCGGTAAAATTGACCCACTTATACGAATATTGTGCTTTAACGCTACTCGGGGAACTTACAGAAGAAACAGATACTCGGCCGTCTCTATAGTTCACCGTGGCAGTTGGATCTAGCGTGTCATTCACGTAGATTAACGGCGGCGAATTACTGGGGCCGTATTCCATTCCGCTTTCATAAACCCAATTTTCAATTCCTTGCCAGTAAGTATTTCCGCGATCTACAACTTTATGTAAGACGGATCGATTGTCTACATAACAGCCAGTGGCGTTTAAATCAACGTTATTATAGCCGCCTTTATCAACGAAACCCCAATCTAATAGAGAAATAAGATTAATTTTTAATTTCTCAGAGGGCATCATTTTACTGAGTTGATTAACTTTATTAAGCGACATTATGTAATTCCTTTATTAAGAAACGTTTAATGGGTTCAATGTTATTTTTTAATGTTTTGCTGATCCAATTATCATTTTCTACTCCGGCAAAATCAGGATCAACTTGGAAACTAAATTCATCATTTGGGCCTATCATAATTGCCATGTGACTTCGCCCTTTGTTCTCTCTGTAGCTTACTCTGTAATTTGAGACGACCTCGTCCGTACCGGAGTAAAGCAACCAATCTAACCAATCAATTCTATTTCCGTTACTATTATAATAATGAATATTGTCTGTATTTGGTAAAAAGTTTACCAATAGAATTATCTTTTTATTTTTAATTTCAAATTCGATACCTAATTCCAACATGTAATCAATTGCTTCATCTATACTAGATAAATATTCATCACTAAAACCAAAATCGGCTCTTAACTTACCAGAAATTAAGCTACGATAAGTATCTGTTTCACGAAACTTTTCAGCTAAAAAATCATGTAATCTATTTAATATTTCGCCCGCTCGTTTTTCAAAATTCTTTCCTAAAGATGTTTTATATTTCTTTATAAAAGCATTTTCTAATTTACTTTGAATACTCGGCGCGCTATCTTTTATTTTGATAAGTTTCATTAAACCATCTTCCAAAAACAAAAAGCATATCTCGCTTTGCCAAATCCATGCGGTTGTGGTAAAGTAATTGGAGAATATCTCTGACCCATTATTTTAGCATAGTTACAAAGTTTAATTTTGTCAGAATCCGCTAAATAGAAAATAGTAAATAATTCTGCATTTGGGACATCAATACTAATACCAATTTTTTTAAAAGATCTAGAACTAAAATCTGTAGTATTCGGCGAGTACGCGCGTACACGTATAATTTCTGTAAACTCTATTTCTTTTTGACACGTTCCACCACACATTGGGCAACTACCATGATTAAACGGTATTGGGCCACCACTTTTATAATGATTGCCGTATTGTGATCCATCGCAGTTTTCGCAAGCTTCAAAAGTTGGCGGATAATACAACGTAGCATCGACGCCGATAACATCTGAATCTAAAAACTGATCAGCAATATTATTATAACGCTCTATTATTTTATCAAAATTAATTTGCATTACAAACACAATCCTCATCAAAGTAAAATTCTACAGTTGGTAACTTCTTATAAATATCTCCAGAATTCCAACTCAATCCTAACGCACCTTTATATTCAAGACCCATAATCACATCACTTGAACTCGCCGCTGGTAATTCTATATTAAAGTAAGGATCTGCACCAGATGGATCAACATAACGTACCATAAAGTCTACGGAATCGTTTGACTGGGAAGTGCCTGTAAAACTTAAATCTGCTGTGGCAAAAGAATATACGCCAAAACCAGACATTGCTACACCAAGATTGCTATAGACATACTGTTGAATATTCGTGTTGAGTTCATCAACATATGAGTTTCCTTTAATGAAACATGTTGGAAAACCAGTAATGGCAACGTCTGATCCGCTAATCACAGTGGTAGTTGTGGGGACACCATCAAGTCTACCATTAATTAGTGCGATGTCATCATCATAAATTCGTGGATCGCCGATAACAACTCCGGTAGCGTCAGTATATGCGTCAATATAACTGTTAGCATACACAGAACCGCTAAGACAAATAGTGACTTCATAGTATCCAGAATAATCTCCAGAAAGAGATCCATGATAGTATCCAGAACGGCTAACGTATTCTGTAAGAGTTGTTGTTTCAAGCACAGACAAGCCGCCGAAGTTATAAACTTTTACTTCTGGTGAATTTAAACCTTCATCTAATGCTGCGCTTATAAATAGTGACATTATAGTAATCCTGAATAAAAAATAAATCCGATAAGGAATTCAAAAGCATATAGCATAATTTTACGCCTACCCAATGCTGGTGTTTCAGCAGGGTATGCTGTAGTTGGAGTTCCTGTTAAACCTAGACGTGTAATAGACATTATATTAATAGAAAGGTATCGCCACTTGCTGGGACATCTGTCATTACTGCAGAGGTTGTAAAATGACCATAACCACCCTCTAAAGAATAATCATTAATGGAAGCAACTTGACCAGTCAATGAGCCAGTGGTGAATAATACAGTACGATTATTATAATGATCATTAGTTGCTTCAGAAATATCTTCAGCTTCAAACTCAGTTGTTGTAGTAGTGAATCCAACATCAGTAACAGTACCCGGTATAATTTGTCCAGCTGATAAAGCCAGTCGTACAGCTGCTGCCGTATTATCATTGATACTTACAACATTTGCATCATATCCAGAATTGCTTCCGGGTGCAGTAAATACACTTACCGGTTCAATAACTACATTTGCCGTGCTCGAACTGGCGTTAACGATAAGTAAATCGCCGTTGGTTTCTGCTTGTGTTAAATCAAAAATATAAATGCCTTTATGATTTGCCGCATCCAACTCAGTCGGATTTGTATCATTTGTAGCAGAAGAAGATCCGCCGTCAATACTAATTTGCGCTGTAATGTTCGAAGCGTCTCCAGATTCAGCACCAGTAGACGCTATATTGTAAGCATAAACCGGTAGTTTTTGACTTGATTGATTTTTGTAAATTGCCATTTGTAATCCTATAAAATACTCATCCTAGAACCATATGGAAGTAGTAATGATGTTGTTGTTGTGACCGTAGGAGACTCTCTCCCGGGTCTCGACGCTCCTAAAATAAATCTTTCATCTGCAGATAAAGCTGTCGAATATAAACGAACCGAATCAACAAGACCATCTAATGGCGCTCCTTCATTTTCTCGGTTACCAATACAAAGTGTAGCGGTACCATTTTCCATAGCAACATAACTTGCTGCATCAGACGAACTATTAGATCCCGCAATCCCGTTGATATAAATAGCTACACCAGCCTCAGATCCACTTCCGGTATAACACGCGCAAACATGAACCCAAACATCTGATGGAAAACTTGCATATCCACGTCCAATAAACTTTCCATTACTGTGATCATAAATACGGAAAAGTAATTGTCCGCTTGAAAAACCGACAAAGTATTCTCTTCCGTTTGTACTGTCCCATTTTGAAATTAGATATCCTGATGTTGTACTACGGGCATATACCCACATAGAGATAGAAAAGGGATTATCTGATGATCCATCTCCGAAAGTAAATGCGTCAGCATCTCCAATTTCAACTAAACTATCAGTCTCGTTGAAATCAATCGCCCGAACACCACCAACTCCAGTATCTGTGACCCAATCGGCACCAGCATCCATATTTGTGAGCGTACCATTATTTGATCCCGTTTCATCAGTTAATGTTGTAGTACCATTGCCAGCGTCATCGATCGATGGTTCCCAATGTCCCACTAAATTATCAGTGACGTCGGCACCTTCTAATAAATCTTGTTGATGTTGATATATACCCAAGTCGCCATGAGTTCCGGGACTACCTATTCCAGTTTGCGGACCATCAGGTAGAACACCACGGCATAACAATCCTCCACCAGCATTATTATTTAGGCGAAAATCTCCACCACCTGAACTCTCAAAGGGATCAGTAGTCAGAGAGATATCATTGTCGCCAGCATTGACTCCCGTATAGTTACCGGAAGTCATATTGTAGAAAGCATTCCAGTCGTTATAGATTGTCCCGTCAGCAACGTCTGCACCCGGAGTATAGTCAACCCCGTATGTACCAATTTCACTGAAGATGTTTCCGAAGATATTTATGAACTGCTCAGCATTCGTGGCTCCAGTCAGAATGACAGCCTGTGCGGCAGAACTGTAGAACACATTGTTTGTGATGGAGCAAAGATACAACGACGTTGCATCTGCGTTGATAGCGGCAGTCGTCTGGTTGTTAAAGATGCAACGGTCAATGACAAGTGAGTTCCTGTCAGTTGTCCCCCCACCCGCGTCAATTGCGTACAGTCCATCTTCAAAATAGCAACGACGGAAGACCAAGTCTGTTCTAGCTGCTGATGACGCAAACAAACCAGAGCTTGCAGCACCACTACCTTCGTCGATGAAGTAACAGTCTTCAATCAGCATCGAGGCATTGGTGCCAGCGTTTTTAAGCGGAAAGTTCAGGCTCCCTGCACATCGAAATTTGCACTTATAGATTCTGCCTACACTTCCAGAACTGAACTCAACCCCGTGCCGCCATGCCGACCCCTTTATGTCAAGACCCTGAAGAACAACAACACCAGTGATATTCAGTAAGTCAGTTGTGCCGCTTGCTCTAAGTAGTGGCTCCGCTCCATCTGCATTACGAACAACCACAGGACCAGTCGTGTCGTCACCGGCTGATATGTCCGTCTCTTGCGAGATGTTGTACGTGCCAGCTTCCAGTTCAAAGATCCACCCTGCTTTCGCGTCTTCGAGGTCAGGGTTTGATCCGTCGTTCTGAATCGTCTGACGCTTACCACCGATGGCATAGTCGACGGCAGAACCGGAACCGATGTTGAAGCTATCTTCAACTGTGACGGTGTCTGCTCCGTCGTCCACAGCAGTGATCTTTGTGAGGTGCCGAGAACCGCTGGACGTGTTCAGCCAGAGAATGTCATCCGCAGCAACTCCTGATAAGTCAGGAGAATTTGTTAATGTAATGGTAGTACTAGAAGTTCCATTAGTGTGTGCAGCACCGCTTCCAGTTATGGCAGTGGCTGGACCGGCACCTGAAGCGGCAGTGTCACTTCCACTACTAGCATTATAAATAATGACAGGATTGGCCATAATTATCTAGCCCTTTCAGGATTTACAGCAACAGTAAGAACATGATTGAGTTTTGCCCCGGTGAATTCAGTCTCAAAATCTCCACATCGTAACGAAGCAAAGCGACCCGCTTGATTACCATTAGCGTTATTGGAAGTAAATTGAGAAACGCGGAACACGTCATCAAGATATCCATAAGTAATTGGCAATATAGCAGATGCGTCATTAACAAAATGCTTATCTGCATCTGTACCACGATCTAACCAATTGTTAAACTCTTCCATCCTTGCCTTGAGGCGTCGTAAATCCTGACCATTTACAGGTGGGCGATATGGATCTTGTTGACCACCACTTGGATCATCCCACAATTCTTCATTTGCATCATTTGGAATGAGAGTCTGCATTGCGTCAGAATTCCATATACGATCAGCACGGAAAATAAACTCACGAGTTACTGAAAATAATGTTGCAACGCGCTCTACTTTATCTTGAAGTAATGCATATTTTTCATCATTGGTACCACCAAGTGCCAACCAATGTGATCTTAATTCGACGCCCTTAAAATAGCAACGCGCCAATCTATCGGCGGCTGGGCGGAATTGTTCATTTGAAAATTTTATTGCTTCTGGACTTGTAATAGCCATTTAAGTTTCCTATATTATGTAAAAGTTGAAGATGGAATGCCAAAATAATTAGTTCCATCAAATAAGAATGATAAAATACGAGTCTTACTAGTGTCAGAATTCCATGTTATCTCACCATCGTCATCCCACTTAACAGCTGCGGGCCATGTCAAATCTCGTGCAGTCGCCCCTTGTACTAATTTAATAGATAAGCGAGCAGGACCTGACGGATCAGTAAATGAAATTGTAACATCACCACTAGCACTTCCTAAATTTAAAGTTTGAAATGTACTGGTCGTCCAATTGATAGTAACAGTAGTACCGGATGGAGTTTGGCTAGTATTAACATGGTGCACTTCTGACGGCACCGAAAATGCGCCGGTAATATCATCAGTAAGATTTATTTGATTCCTAGTTATGACCTGTCCAGCAATAGTAATGTAGTCCGGCGTGCCCGCTAGGGTGACATCTGTAGAATTATCGGTTCCTGCTGCGTCGACACCCAAGGTGGTTCTTGCTGCCGTGGCATTTGCATCATCCACAAGAGATGCGCCAAAAGAAGAAATTGTTGTAGACGCCGGAAGTGATAATGTTTTAATATTAGCATCTACTTCTGAATCCATTAAAGCGCCAGCTGCAGTCACATTAGTTGTATCTGTTATATCAGCACCAGCTTCAATTCCATCGAGTTTGCTGCCGTCGCTAGCTATATCTCTCCCATCAACAGTTCCACTTAATATAATATCTCCACTGACAGCTAATGTGGAACCATCATAAGTAAGATCGGCAGTACCTTCAATAACAGTAGAGGAAGTCCAAACAGGTATTTGATTATCAACGGGCGTTCCAGTATTGCTTACGTTTCCTCCGCCACCGGGTGTTGCCCAAGTACCATCGCCTCTCCAGAATGTGCTCGAAGAAGCAGAAGTACCACCATTCAAATTTGTAACTGGCAAATCACCAGTCACATCAGTTGACAAATCAATAGCATTACGAGTAATGACTTGTCCAGCAATCGTTATATAATCTAAACTTCCAGCTAAAGTTACATCTGTGCTATTATCCGTTCCTGCTGCGTCTACACCTAATGTAGATCTTGCAGTTGCGGCATCTGCATCATCTATTAAAGTTGCACCAAATGTAGAAATTGTAGTATTTGCCGGTAAACTTAAAGTTTTAATATCGGCGTCAACTTCTGAGTCCATTAAGGCCCCAGCAGCAGTTACATTGGTTGTATCCGTTACGTCAGCTCCAGATTCTATACCGTCTAATTTACTTCCATCAGATGCTATATCTCGACCGTCTACTGTGCCAGTGACGGTTATATCACCAACAATTGCAAAAACTTCAGAATCATCATTCCATGTCGGACCTGATAAAGTAGTACCAACCACAGAACCATTAGTTAACACAATTGATAGTGTCGACATTGATCCTGAATAATCATTATGTGTAACAGTTCCAGCATTTCCACTGACATTAGTTTGATCTCCAGTATTCGTACCAGAAATGCTTGCATCCCCCGTCAGTGTTAAATTACGATTAGAATCACCAGTGATAATAGAGAGTGTTCGATCAGCGGTTAAGTCGGATCCCGGCGAAATAATTAAATCGTGACTCCCATTAGTGTCCAATAAATGTAAGCCGGAATTCGGCAGTGTTAATCCAATAGATAGAGTATCGCCGTCTGTAATCCCGCCCGTAAAAGTCGCCGTCAACTCACCAGAAGAAAAATCTAATCCAGATCCAATAGTAACAGCAGACCATGTATTTGCTCCGGACCGATAATAAATTGTGTCTGTTCCAGATAAAGCCGCAAGAGCAGTTAAGTCTGCGTCTGCATCCTGTTTTCCATCTAACTCCGTCTGTAAATCAGACTGATTCGAAAGTGTGCCGGTGATTCCACCCCAAGCTGTACCGGAGCCTGAACTAAATTCAAATTTGGTTCCATCAGATGATAAAACCATAATTTGTCCGGCTGTTCCTAGCGAATCAGGCATAAATACTTTATTACCGTCCGATAAGAATACGCTTCGGGGTGCTACTATTGAAATATTATTCATTAAGTAATGCCTCCATATGGAGTTATAATGCCGTATCCGCCACTACAGAACATTATCGAGTGTTTCAGCCGATTATACTGTGTTAGATAATCATCGCCCACCATCCTAATATTTGTAGCGTTACTCCCTAAGTCAATAGAAGTTGGTCCATCTGACAATTTAAATCCGCCGACAGAATAACTACTTTGCAGACTTTTATAGAAAATATGCGAAGCTTTTAAAACAACCAAATGTAAAAATTTCCCATCTTTATTTGGTGTAGTTGGATTCGGCGATATTGTTTGGGCCGATACACAAATGTCATAAGACCAACACATATCGATATTTACGTAATCGGCCGATATAAATAATAGTTGAGCTAAGCGCTCATCTGTATATTCATAATCGCACGAATTCATATCGTCGATATTTGCTCTTAACATCGGTATAGTTTCACTTAGGAAGGTTGTAGACATATCTTACACTTCACTTTGATGAACTTGTGGCATAGCATTGACCCCGGAACCCCCGGAAACTTCAACTTGAAACCAACCACCAGTTACTTGCACAGCCTTAATAGTTGTTGCATCTGTGTCAAAAGAACTATAAACCACTACTGGATTACCATTACCAGTAGAATCTGAAGGTCTCCAGCGTAGAATATATGTTGCCCCGCCGGGTGTTCCCTCTATATAAAATACACATTTTTTGTATGGATTTGTAATCCACGAGCCAGTAATTGCTCCAGTTGCGTTACTATCTAAAAGATCCATTATTTTCTCCAATTAAGACCATAAATTTGTTGAACTAATATCAAAAGCGACGTTACCGGCTATATCATAGCCGACTAATCTAGTGATGGAACCAACATCCGTATCTCCAGAAACTTCTGGCAAACTATCATAACTAGGTATTGCCCAGTTGTACTCCAGCACGCCATTCGCGGGATCGTCGAACGACGGGTCCGCCTCTTGCCCGTTGGCGTCATGGCCATACGCCTGCCAGTCTTCGAATGACTCGTAACCCTCGCCGTCGCGTCCGTAGAGTATTTCAGTATTGTTCGGTGCCCACAGCGTATTTTGATCCGCATCCCAAGTCGTGATATCCATTTCATCCGATTCGTGCTGAATCGCCGTCTGGATCGTTGACCCCGTATTGTGTACTTTGTTTCCGAAAAATGTCCCGTTGTCTTGCCACATCCGAATGGCACACAACTCGCCGTAGAATCGGCTATTATGGACACGGAGGTCATCACAAAGAGCCACGCGGGAGATGGTGATATTCAGCGAGGCATTGTTCGCGAAAACGCAATGCCTAATATCCACTGACTTCACGTTCCATGCCGCAATTCCAGATTCCGTCAGATCATGAAACTCGCACCCCTGAACAATCATGTCCTGAATCCAGGACGTGTCGCCTTCGTCGTAACTGTTTTGCAAGTTACTGGCGTCGATGCCATTCTTCGTGCCGGTGATATCGCAATCTGAAAACACAAACCATCGACAGGCACCATCGCCTTGAGTGTTTGTGTTTACACAATAATTTGCAGATATCACCTCTTTGAATGTGACCCACTCACAGAGCCAATGGTTGTGAACCTTCGGATAGACGTGATGATGAAAAACGTCATCGCCGTCGATTCCTTTGAATGAACCGCCAACACATGAGACCCAGTCTGCCATATTCAGATTTAACGTCGCTAATGCTTCAAATGCACCCCCGTCATAGTCGGTGTCCCAACTCACAACATTGTGAACAGTCTCTGTACCATCCGTGCGATAAAGCTGACCACTTCCAGCAGTTCGGGTGAAGTCGCAATCAGCGATCAAACCATCACGAAACCATGTGCGAGGTGTTGTGCTGGTGCCATTGTTTGTCTGTGTAATTTGCACACACGCAATGGCACTTGTTCGTGTCCCGCGAAGGTCGCACCCGATGATCTTAAATTCTGATTCCGTCAGGTTTCCGCCTGACGAGTACGGTAGAGCGAAGTAGAACAACTCAACATTGAACGTGAAACTTCCTGTTTCATTCTTGATGATCGGTTTCGCCCCAGAACCGTACGCGGCAATGACTCTCCCACTGACACTCTCCATCGGTATCCGGTTTGCTTCGATCTCCCACGTCGAATCGGTTGCCAGCCACAGCCACGCCTTGTCCGATGAGTTGACGCTGGAACTCAAATGATCGAACGCCTCACTGGCGTCATTCCACGGACTAGCAGACGACAACCCATCGCCATTCGTTCCAGCACTTGGATCGAACCAGCGTTGTGTCCACCCCGTTAGATCCGCAACCGTGATACTCGATGCCGTCGCACTTGTTGCCCGCTCAATCAACTGAGGTGCAGAGTCGCCAGTTCCAACACCTGTCAGACTGCCGAAATTCGCCGAGACCGTCAGCGTGTCGCCAGCCAAGTCACCGCACAGCTCAAACGTCCCTCGCCCTGTGTCTCTTGCGTTGCCGCTGCCGACCGTACTCAGGCCTTCCAGATTGGTGACGATGGTTGCCATCGTAGCGTCATAAGCGATCGCCGAGGTTGTCTGTCCATCGACCGTGAGCGTGAACGTGCCGCCTGTCGCACCGCCCATGAATATCTCGTAGTCGCCGAGCGTCAGGATGCTCGTTGTACTGGCGGAAACCGTCTGCCCGTACTCGTTGATTCCCTTGACCGTCAGCGTGATTGTGTAGCTGCCGTCACTGCGATAAAGGTGCGTCGCGTCAGGCGTAATCTGATCACTGTTGGAATTGAGGTACTGCCCTGTCATCTTCGAGTAGAAGATTTCCGTGGAGGACGGGTCGCCAAAGTCCCACTCGTAGTGCAAATCGAAATAGGGGTTTCCGGATGCGTCATACGTGGTCTGCTCGGCAGACACCTGCACCGCAAATGGCATCGTGCCGCTGACAAGTTGGCACTTGATCTTTGGTGTGATCGTCGTCAGGCCGGTGATCTTCCGGTTGGCCATGTAATCCGGCCATGACGCGGGGCGAGCATCCTGCTCCCACACGTCGCCCCACACATCGCCGAAGATTGGTTCAAGAACGTCGTTCGCCATCAGTCAACCCCGAACTTGTCACCGGAAGAACCATCGCCCGTGATTGCCACGTCATTGATCTGCTTGACGTTGGACGGGATCGGCACACAGTCAATTCGATCAACGCATGGTGCCATGTTCGCCGCACCGTGCAGGTATAGACTGGCCCGTCCTTCAGCCGCAACAATTGTGTCGCTGAGATCCAGACGATAGAGACCCGGAGCATTTGTGGCGTCGATCTCGACAAACCCCCCGTCCGAATGGGCACCACCAACCGTCTGTGTTGCCAGCGACAACGCGGTCATAGTCCCTGTGGCCCCCTTGCGGTAGTAGCACGTGAGGCCCGATGTGTTGTAGACAAGCCCCGTGAGGCCCGCCCCGACTGATGACGACGAGTCCGCGATGAACACGTCGACTGATTGGTCAGTTGATCCTGCAAGAATTGCTGTCATGCTCTCATGCCTCCCGACATAGACGCAGCAGTCACCCCCAATAGGCCACCACCGCTCGATGCTGTATCTGGTTGAATTGCCCCAACCCACTTATAGCTGTCGCCGCCGACACCACTGATTGGAGACCGCGTCACTTTCAGCCCTGTGCCTTGTGGCGTGTAGTCCTCGCTGCCGCCCGTTGTTCTGTCCACAAAGTCCGGGTTATCTGTCACCGTGTCCGCAGGCAGGCTTCCAGCATCAATTTGCCCCAATGAATTTGCACCTGTGCTGGTCGGGACACACAGCAACCTGAGTTGGAACCCCGTCAGTGGAGTACTGTTGAGGTTGATCCCATACCCTCCGTTGTTACTGATGATCGTATCGGCGATCGACATCGAATCAGACGCGATTGTGGAGTTCACACTTTCAATGCCGTCTCCAGTGTTGCCATCAATTGTGCAGTTAATGATCGCACCGTTTTCAGTACTGTGCGAATTCATATCTATCCGCACGCCATCGCCGCCGTTCTTGAAGACAATCGTGTCGATCATTCTCCCGACGGGAGTGAGTTTCAGTCCAAAGCTGCCATTGTCGTGAATACTGCACGACTCCCATATCCCACAGCCTCGCGAGTCGAAGCCGCCGGTGTATCCTGCACCGCCGTTGTTGTCGATTTCGCATACCTTGAAGATGGTGGTGTCAAGATTCGTCTGCTGCCAGAATCCATGACTGGTCGCGTTGTCCAGCCGGCAGTTTTCCCAGATGCTGCCATCCGAATCGCTGTAGACGTTGTATCGCGTCGCTCCAGTGATCCTTAGATTTGCGATGTAATAGTAGTTGATGTCAATACTGATCAGATCGGTGGATGCTCCGAGACTGCTTCCACTGATCGTCGCAATTGTCCCATCGTCGGTGCCATCCGATGCGGCACCGCGGATTTGGGTTCGCGCAGAAACCGTGCCAACATTTGCACCGTTATCCACATCAATCTGAGCCGATGGGGTATACGTGCCGGTGTTGCAGATCAACCCTAGATCGGAATTGGTGACAGTGTCGAACAGTTCCTGCAAAGTGAACGGGTCACCGACAGATGTGCCGGCACCGCCGCCCGCTGCATTGTGTGTCGCGTAGTATGTCGTCATCTATTTCCACCCCCACAGTTTCTCTCGGAAGTTCCCGAGTCTTTGAATGATATTCGAGTTCATAATTCAATAATACCTTATAATTAATGATATAAAAATGGGCCTATCACACCCCATCAGAGTTGCGTAGGCCCAAATCTTTTATTAATTTTCCCCAGCTTTCTTAGAAGCTGATAGGAAGAATTCGTCGATTGTCAAGAACTAAAACGCTGTAACGTTCCCATCCATACCATCCACCCATTTGAGATCTATGCAGAGCAGGATCTTCGTAAACCTCTAGAGGCTGAGTAAAGGCAAAGATAAAAGAGTCACGATTTGCAAGGTCTAGAGCAATACCAAGTTCAGTATCGGAACTTTCTAGAGATCCACCAAGATTGGTAGAGTAGTAAGTCTGATATTCTTGGCCAACACCAAGTTCATACATTTCATGAACGCGAGTCTTTAAAATATCCACAACAGTATCTTGACCATTGCTCATATTATAAAGCTGTGCTCGAACAGAATCAGGAACTTGAGACAGGTCCCAGTTCAGGATTTCTTCGACACCCTCACAAGAAATATATACATCGGTGGCTCGGGATTTCTTCAAGGAAGTCTGATTTCCACCACCGTTACGAGCCATTGAGCATCGTAGCAGAGAGAAAAGCTTCTTCGAGAACGAACCAGCTGAAGCAGCCGGATCATAAACCAACATACCACGACCGGCAGCAGCAGCTAAAAGCGTATGCCAACCATCATCGTTACGCTTCTTGACGAAAGACGCCATGAAGACTTCAGAAAGACGAGCCAGAATATCCCATCGTGCATTACGTGCGTATTCCAGATCGTATTCAACAGCAAAGGTAGATCCGATGATCTGACCAACGATTTTCGAACCGTTGATTGCGATCGCAGGAATATAACCTTTACCCGGATTTGTCCACGCTAAGAATTGTCCTTCAGTACCCGGCTCGACAAAGTCAATCGGGAATTCAGGGGTTGTTCCAGCAGGGATTTGTGTGACATTGAAAATACCACCGGTATTCTCACCATCCATCACACCCTGTCGAATCGGGAGTTCGACAGCTTCAAGAAACTGAGTGATAGCTTTGGCGCGCACTGCTTCATCGCGTGAAGCCGTAGACTTCAAAACTTCTTTAGTTTCTTCAGAAATTTCACTAAATAATTTCGACATTATGTCAATTCTCCAATTTAGTCAAGGTGAACAGAAACTTTAACGAAGCCATCAGAATCAGCAGAGGACATAAACCGTCCGACCTGTGGGTTCATCGCGCTAACTTCATCAGATAAGAAACCTGAACCGGTCAAATACGCAGGACCGGGAACAATGCTAGATAAACGAGAAGGATCAACCATGTCTGTAGAACAGGTACCTTTTCGCATAAGAGTAACTTTAGAGTTCAGAGGAACAACATCCAGATTCTGGAAGTTCTGACCAACTTCAGTTACATCGTAGGAACGAACTGTATGCATTAACAGTCCAACGGGTTCTTTACCAGAAGGATCAGCTGCATAGGACACAACATTGTCCTGATGATCCATGTCCGGAGTGAACGTACCAGTATTAGCCAAGCACACAACTCCACCGCGAGTTCCGGCAGTCTGCATGTATCGGCTTAAATCATATTCAAGAACTTGAATCTGGTGCTTAAGAGCCATTATTTACTCCTTAGTATTCAAAGAAAGAATTTCGCCAATTTCAGCTGCAATTGACTTACATTTAGTCTCAGCTTCAGATTCTTCCATCTCTTTATCGTCTTTTTTAGACTCAGCTTCAGATGATTCATCCTGTTCAGCTTCAACTTTATCAAAGTTAGGAGCAGCAGACTGTTTTGAAAGAGCGGCGTAAGTTTTCACTAATTCATCAAACTGTTCATCACTAACACCGGCAAACGTTGCACAAATTTCCGATGCTCGATCTTCGCTGACTTTCACAGCGACAAGTTTAGCAATTCGAGCTGCCTTAACAGCTTCTGTTTTTAATTCAACATTTTCTGCTTTAGCTGCTTCATACAGCTTAACCACTTCGTCAACCTTTGAGGTTGCTTCTGCTTTAGCAGTGTCAAATTTATCTTGATACTCATCAATTACTCGCTTAAGTTCTGCGATTTGCTTATTTAAGCCATCAACTTCAGCTTTGTGATCAGCATCACTGGCTTGCGCTGTTTTGAACGCGGCAAATTCATCATTAACATTTTTCAATTCTGCCTTTGTTCGATCAAGCTCGGCCTGCAATTCATCTAAGGTCATTATATTCTCCTGATTAGATGCTTTGGTTACGGTAAAATCGATTACACTTCTAGGATTGGCAGGATTGTCAACAAGACCCTTGCCGCTAAATACATAATTTCTTAATACTCTTGAAACTTCATAACCGTCATATTGACCAGAACCACCATAAACTTTCAAGTGTTTACTTAAAAAGGCGGTATCGTTATTACGATTTACAATTTTAGTTTCAGATGCATTAGTTAATTGGTAATCAAACTCATGGAATAAACATTCCATTGATACAAATAGTTCGTTAGCCTCTATTCGTTGAATAATCTCAGACATTCTTTTTGAAAGCTGAGGATCATCCCAATAAGTCCAAATGACTGCTTGTGTTATTACATCGTTTATTTCGTTAGCTTTAGAAGCATCTACGATAGGTTGGCCATTAGAATCTACAGCAGCACTTTTAATGATACACCCAATGATATCTTTTTCATTGTGCATATAATTGAATTGTTTGTATACCGGAGTATCTTTAGCTGCCCATAATTCAGAAGCTAAGAATACATCATCATTCTTGTTAACACCAACACTAGCTAAAATGCTATTAATGAAATAAACATCAAAATTTTTATCAAGGCTAAAAGCCGCAAGAACTTTTTTACGGTCAGCAGAAAGCTCATCTTTATTTTGTAATGAGATAATCGGGGCATAAACCGCCGTTGAATTATTTTTTATGAGATCTGCAATCTCAGCTTCAGCCTTGAAAATTTTCATAATTTACCTCTGTAAATAATTACACAATTTTTTTATAAAAGACTAATTTTGTGTCATTTTTGTCATAACATAGGCCGCTGCAGCAGCTTTTCTTGTGTCATCTTTATTAATTTCCCTATTAAATTTAGCAGGAACCTCTTTTAAAAGGTTATCCCGTAAGGATTTAGCTTGATCTATATTAGGAATATTATTTAAAGCTTCACTGACACATTTGGTAGAAAACGACTTACAAGGAGAGAAATATAACAAAACACCTAATTTTAAATCTTCTAATTCGGCAGATTCTTTATCTGTAAGTTGCCGAGCGCTAGTCTTTTTCTTAAGTTGTAAGTAAATGGGTGACACAATATCGCCAATTTTATCTAAAGCTTCTCTTGCCCAAGATTGAGCTTGAAGCATATCGGCGGCTGAGGTTGGGTTAACAACTTTCGGCTTTCTTTTTTTTGTGTCATTGGAATTATTTGGTCTACCACCTTTATCGGGTGGTGCTTCACTATTCTTTTTAGGTGCTGATGGAACCACTTCCGGTTCAGGATCTTGATCAATAGCTTGATAATACCGGCCGGTCTTCGGCGGTAAGAGTTCCTTATCTCGCCGTTTATATTCTTTCCGAACACGAGATTGTTCAATATGATTTAACTTATTAAACTCTTCTCGCATAGTTTCTAAAGAAATAACGTCACGGTCATAAAGTTCAATAAGTACAGAATGATAGTTGTTTTCGTCGGAAACAATCGCATCTTCAAATACTGGGACGGCCGGAGTACTAAATCCCATCGCCGACTGAACAACTTTAGATTCAGTCATTAAGAATTCTTTTAACTTCATACGAATATAATTTAATCTTTCAACAAAGATTTTCATAGAAATGAAGTTATTAGTAAATCCTGTAGTGGAACTAGCGGCTCCTCCACCAATCAAAGCTGGAGGGATGCCCATGCCGTCATAGATCATATTCATAATATGAGTATATTTATCAGGCTTTAAGAAGTCGTGTACATTAGTGCTAGATTCTTTAAAGTCCAAATCCGGACCCCAAAATATATCTAGGACACCGCCGTGAATATTATTTAGAACAATATCTCGAATTTTCTTTAAAACTTCCGGCGACGGAATAATAGAATTCAAGGCGTTATTCTGATCAATGTAACCAGCACGCCACAATCTAACACTCGAAATAGCACCATCTAAAGCAGAAGAGTCACACAGGTGCATTTTCTGCAGCATAATTAGTGGCTCTAAGATAGAGTAAATTACAGGTAATGACCATAATTCCCAGTCATTTTTCCGGTAATGATAAATATCAATATCCTTACCATCCTGCACTATCTTCTTTTCTCGTAAATCAGCGGGTATACTCTTATAAGCACGGAAGGCGCCGGGATTTGTAGTTCTTAAGATCTGCTCATGATTAGAATTATCACCCAAAACAAGCGGACCCCTTGGTGGTTGTACTCTTAAGACTGGCTTTTTCGCAAAAGTATTACTGGTAGGATCATGATCAAATAGGAACATCGGACTAATAATAGTATAACTTTTAGGCAAAGTCAACTTATTAGATTCAAAGCTTTGAAACTCCGCACTTCTAGCACGCTTCCAGTCTCTAGCAATATCAGTAGGAATTTTGCTTAGTTCTCTATATACAGGAGCTGAACCATCTCGTAATAATGAGACACAGAATCGTTCAATGAAATTAGGACCGTCAATATACTTAAACCAGTTCTTATAGAAAAGTTCTACCGATCTATTAGTATGCGTCCAATCAAAACCCTTAATGGCAAAATCAGCCATTAAATCTACAATGTTACGGACAATCCCAATATTGTTATAAACATCAGAACAAGCTCTAACAACCTCATTATGATCTGATGGCTGAGGAATGCGTTCTGAAGGTCTCCAATATGTATAATCACTCCGTTTATATTCATTTGATCGTACCTGAACATTTCCAGTTAAGAAAGAAGAGCCTATAGCTGATGTAACAGTATTCTGCGCTCCGGCACCTTCTAAAGCAGCCTTATTGCACGCTGCAGTTATACGACTAATTTCATTGCTCATTGTAATCCTCATTAAAGTACGTGTTAATAACTATTACACATTTCTATAGAGGTTGCTCAATTTTTCGGCGATTTCAGGTCTGCCGTAATACATGGTACCCTTGTCCGAGCGTTGTAGAAACCCATGCATCGTACCCACGTCAGGGTTAATTGGACGGGCAGACGAAGAAGAAAAATTGCGCGCAACATAATTAGCCATAATTAAAGCCGAAACACGGTCTTTATGTAAGTCTGTTTTTTTAGTTCCTGTGCTAAGCTGATCACCAGCGATAACAAACTTTGTGCGTCCAGCTGGAGTTTCTACAATCATAATCGTAGTTAATTCTTTTTTAAGCTCTTCTATTTCATAAACACAATCACCCAAAGTATCATAAAGTGTTTTAGCCTCTCCTAAAGACTCATCATAGTATTCGGCCAAACCTGCATTTAAGTTATCATCATAAGGAAATAGAATAGTTCTGGCTTCCATATCTTTCTTAAGATCATGATAAGCCGTCTCGTTCCATTCTGAGGTAGGAGTAATCATATGAAGAATATGGTCGCCGACAATAAAGTCTGTTTCCACAGGTTTATTATCAAGATCTTTCACTGGCAGGATAGCGCGCTCACCTTCTTTAGCTCTGCTGGTATCGCGGAAAGCTTCCATAATTGCTTTACCACCACCAAATGTATCCATAGCGATATAAGCACAAGGAAAACGTGACATCAAATCACGGATTTTTCTAACACAATAATAGAAATAATCAACTTCGGTAATCACACCATCCTTAAGTCTTTGTCTATGATCTTTGCTTTGTGTAGTCCATACATGTACTATCTTGCGGTAGTGTTCTTCAACTTCAAGAACAACAATGGCAAAATTATCACCCTCGTATGCGGGATCAATACCAAAGACATAACGTTTTTGAGGATCGCCGTATAACATGGGTGAGAATTTAACTTCGGCTCCATCAATCTCTATTTTTTTGTCAGGAGTAACGGTGCAATTCTGAATAAGACTTTGTCTATAAAATCCATCACTATCATCTACAAAACAAGCTCCATACTCTCTAAGGAAAACATCTTTTGCCGTATGAGTTCTAATACGCTGAATCTGAGACTTATCTAAGAAACCTTCTGGAACAAGACCAACAGGAATACGGAGTAAGGAATAATCTTTCCAATTATGACTAGCAGATGCATCATCTCCAAATATTTCTTCGAGTTTCTCAGGATCTCCGCCGGTCATTAAAATTCGGTGCCATTTAGCAAAATATTCATAAAAGTGATTAAACTTATAATATGCCGTACCACTAAGAATTAATTGGTTCTGTAAAATATCATTCACGAGATCCTTTTCACTGATATCTGCACCAAGATGTTTAAACACCTTAAGACTCTTTTCATGGTCCATTTGTCCGATTGGGTCTGAAGATACGGAAAGGAACGGAGAGATAACTTCTTCGAAGACCGTTTTATTCATCGACGCAAATTCGTCACTGATAAGGAAGTTAGCACGATACCCACGAATTTTACTACCGTCATGGCCAACAGGTAAAGCCCACACAATAGACTCACCAAGACGAAAAGACCAAGCGTCTGCCCCGTGTACCGGTCCATTTTTACCACCTTTATAAATTGATCTTAGAGCTGCCGATCTATTCCAGACATTTTCAATATACTCAAAGACCAGTTTTGCTTGTCTGAAACCAGCACCAGTAACAACGCCTTTTGTGCCGGGAATTGTAATCATTCTAATAATGGTATATAAAGCCAGCGTGCTTGTTTTAGCCATACCACGAGAACCGATTAACATCGGGAAACGGTGATTGTACATTTCTCGAATAATCATACATTGAAATGGATATGAATCCATATTAAATAATAAACGAATCATTAAATAAAAATAATCCGGGTGAGACATTAAATACGATACATACCTCGCAAAATCTTCCATACCCTCATCCGGTAAATTAAAGAGAGGATTATACAAGGAATCGTCATCGGCGAGAATGTTCCACCTAGCATCACCTTTAATCTTCTCTATAATTTCATTACTAGTCTTGTTATAGAGGAATGTTCCTTTTAGTTTACTTTTAACGTCTTTGGTTATTCTCATAATAGTTTTTTAATATACTGTAAGTTTCGTATTCGGCCATATCTCTATCTTCACAAAAGATAAACTCGACGCCGTATTCTTCTTCAATCTCTCTAATACTTTTAAGTAGAAAAGCAGGTTTAATCCTAACTCTGCGTTGGAATTTGCGAGGGATTCCTGAATGCGTAGGAAAGCAATGAATGTGAGAAAGTGGAAAAGCGCAGACAATATAAGCTTCGTCAAAACTTCTCATCCTTTCTAATTCCTTATAGAATCTAACTTTAGCAGATCCTAAACAAATTGCTAATTCGGCGCTTGTAGCTTTACGGTCGATAGTTATCTTATCTTCGTATCCCTCAATAGAATAATCGCCGGTATCTAGTTTACGGGAAATAGTTCTATTATGTATGCCGATAAAATCAAACGGCTTTTTTTCCCTAGTATCTACGATTAATTTAAACATTAATAAACCTATTAAATTGTTCTTTGGTGTTGTTTTTGCGACCGAAACGTTTATGAAATTTTAAATGACACAAACGACAAAGAGTAACACCATTATCAATATCAAATCTACGATCTACGCACCAATGCCAACCATCAAGATGATGAGCATTTAAAGATCCACCTTGTTGAAAACATTTTTGACAAGTGTAATTGTCCCTATGATAAATAGCTTTCCGCCAATTTCTAAATTCATTAATATTTCTTTTCTGTAAACGTTCTTCATTAGATAGATCGGGATTCCATGATGGATTTTTTTCTTTACTCCATTTTTTCGAAGCTGCTTCAAGATTCCAACATCCGCAAGATTTAGATGTATTATTTAATAAATCACCAGCTCTTACGGATCTTTCCACACCACACTTACAGCGACAATTCCAGTAGATCATTCTGTTTCTACGTTTAGTTTGTATATTGATTACTGTCCAATAATGAAAAGTACGACCTGTTAAATCCTTGTGTTTCCTACTGGGATTACATCCGCACGAAGTAACATTACCTCTTTTTCTGGTCAAAGACCCCTGATATATAGATTTTTGTTTCCCACACGCGCACAAACAAATCCAATTATTTTTATTGTTAGGATCTTTTGATATAACAGTAAGTTTACCAAAGTTTTGATTTTCTAACTTCATGATATTTGATGTTTTATTTCTTGTTTGTAAATTGCTATTTGTTCTTTCAACGATTTTTTCTTAACAATTGAAATGTATTTATGAGTTACATTTTGCCAAGTTTTAAATCGTGTGACATTCGAAATAATAGTAGGACTATTTAACCCCATCTTTTCAGCAATTCTTACTTGTTTTAAATGATATTTATGATATAAAATGAAGATGGCGGACGCCATTGCTTCATCTAAAACTGTAGTGTCTCTATTTTGACCCTGTACTTCATTTGTACCCCACCGAATATTTCCGGGTCTGTAATCGCCGTCATTATCAATTCTATCAATAGAATATCCATTCGGCCGATCACCCAAGTGGGTTTCGACATATTGACGGAAAGTATCAAAATCTAACCAAGCTTTGAAGATCTTAATGCCCCTACCGCCATATCTCTCATATGATTTACTATTCTTATTCATGGTTCGATATTTCATTCCACGCCATGTTTTGCGTAAATAATGTTCTTCATACTTTTGTTTAGTAACTTTATTAGGATCTAAATATTCGTATTCGGCGAAACTATTTGGGAGTTCTTGGTGCTTTCTTAATTCTTTCATTCGCTCTTCATGTGTAATTTTCCGCTGACGATAAAGGCGTGTATTACGGGCAACCTTAGCTTGAAATATAGGCTTGTAGTATGTTTCCTTATTTTTAATATCATCGTGACATTGTTTACACAAAGATATAAGATTACGGCGATTACGGCGAAGAGAAACGTGCTTTGAATACAATTGAATATGGTGAACCTCAAGCTTAACACCCTTCAGTCCACAAAGTTGGCATGTAAAGTTATCTCGGGCCAAAACCTTATTACGGGTCATAAGATAACGTTTATTATAACGCCGCTTATTGCTATTCAACTTCAATTCTTTAAGAGTTGAAGGTTTGTATAATTTACGCCTACGTCCGCGCCGTTTTTTCGCCATTAGTAAATTCCGTCAGCAAATCCCATATACACAGCTTCCTCAGCTGTCATATACCAATCTGTCTTTGTTTTAATTTTTTGATCTAAATAACTTTTAACTTTACTCAAAGATGAACTACGTTCTTTAAAATATTCTCCATTTATGCATCGTGCTGCATATATTTCAATCATTTTTTTATACATCAATTTATTTAATTCCGCCCAAGCTATACCACACTTAGCTTCTCCGTCAAAAGAAAAACTACCGGTATGTACTAGATAAAATGTATCCTTACATAAAAATCTTAAACCAGCAGCTTGCATAATAATTGTACCCATACTTCCTATTAGGCCAGAACCATAAATAGTAATTGGGGAATCACTATTACGTATATCAGAATACATGCTCATGCCAAAACCCCAATCACCACCATCAACATTAATCAAATATATGTCAATAGGTTTAGAATTTTCTAAATTAAGCTCATATAAATCTTTAATAAAATTTGAAACGGTTTTATAATCAACCGAGCAACCGTCATTCTCCTCTTGGTGGAAGAATATAGTTCTGTTTAAAGTTTTTGTTTTCAAGGTCAATTGCTATGCCTCCAACAGTTATTGTATCGTCTATCATTACAGGAAATTTCCATATTAACCACTCTTTCATTTCAGAGTTGTTAGACTTTTCAAATGGTTTAAGCGGAACAAGCTCTTTAGTGATAATACTTATACATTTATTCGCAACCTCCAAATCATTTACGGCAAACAAATCCGCTACTACTTTTGGCCAGAGCTCAATATCCGTTTTATTTATATAAGATTGTTTAGAAATATGCCACTGTTCTTCATAAGCTTGATTAATAAACAACATACGTGAATATTCTTCACCCGCCTCTAAATTAGGTGGCTTTTTTAACCAAGTTGGAGTTGGAATATATTCACAAAATTTTTGTAGTGCCTTAATAGAATTAAATTGTGAATTTACCAAATGATTCAAATGTATTAATTTTTCACGTTCGGTTAGTAATAAAATATTTAAACCATTAATTTCTTTTTGTGATTCGAAAAGTTCTTTTTTTAAGTTTTCCATCTCACTACATAAAGTGGCAATTAATTTAGACTCCGATTCTAATAATAATTCAAATTTGTTAACTACGTTAACACCTTGTTTATTCTTAAAAGTTAACCATGCGGCCCAAGCAGAGCCCAAAGTACCAATAAGAATACCAATATTATTTTGATTTATACTAAAATCTAGCCAATCCATTCTTTCTATTTCACATGAATTTCTTTTGGGTTTCGATACATTAAAACATAATTATTACCAGAAGAGCAATCTTCTACCAAACCAACTAAGCGAGCTTGCTTAGATGATTGCAATTCTTGAATCATCTTGAGGCACAAGTCAATTGTCCCCTTAAATATATGCATATTGCTGTTCATTTTATTTCCCACTTCTTCGTACATCAGTTTGTACCATTTCTTGAACTAAATCATCAAAAGTATTTTCTTGAGTCCATCCTAAACTTTTTAACTTTTTAGAAGATCCTAATAAATACGGAACTTCACACGGACGGAAAAACTTTTCACTAACTCTGACATAATCCATATAATTTTTATTGACAAGCCCAAATGCTTGATTACAAAATTCTTTAATGGTATGTGTTTTTTCAGAACAAACAACAAAATCTTCAAATTTTTGTTTTTCTATCATTAAATCTACAGCGGTTAGACTGTCATTAACATGAGACCAGTCTCTCCTAGCATCAAGATTTCCTAAGAATAAAAAATTGTTTGTTAACCCAGCTTCTAATTTACCGATATAAGAAGTAATTTTACGGGTAACAAAATCCTCTGTTCTTAAAGATGATTCCATATTAAAAAAGATTGGTGTGATAATATGCATCCCATATGAACGCCTATATAAATCACATATATTGTGAGCATAAATTTTTGCAGCTGCATATGGAGAGTTAGCAGCTAAAGGTGTATTTTCATCTTGAAAAGCACCATTCGGCAGTTGTTTGTTGGCTAGCAAATCTAAATTGGAATGCTCAAGTTTACCTTCCTGATTTACAAAGGAAAAGTTAGAACCAAACATCTCGGAAGAACTGCAATGAACTATTATCGGCCGATACCAATCACCGACCTTGCGTACACTTTCCAATAGATTGAGAACGGCGGCTCCTGTGTGCTGTAATGCTACATCGGGAGTTTTGAAAGATTCGCCGACATGAGAAGCGGCGGCCGTATTAAAAATTACAGTCGGCCGGTGATTATTGATAATATTAAACATAGAGGTAGCATCGGTGATATCACCCGATTCTAAAATCGGCGAAATTCCTAATTCCTTTAAACGCCACATATTAGATGAGCGTCTATGTAAACCTACAACGGTATGTTTATTATCTAAATATCTTTTAGCTGCCAAAGCACCGACTTGACCTGTAACGCCGGTAATTAAAATTTTCATAATTTGCCTTCTTTCTTTAATTCTTCAACTATTTCTGAATTCAATACCGGCCGGTCTTCCATACCATCAGGATACTTATATAATTCAGACAATCGTATATATTCTTCTTTCATACCCAGCCTATTCTTTTCCATCTTTAATCCTAATTCCCGGCGGTACGCCGGATTCTTTTGCATGTATGCTAATTGATCAGCTAGGGACTCATTAGCCTTTGTCAACTCGCTTGCCCTTGCTTTACGAGTAGAATTCATCTTATCTAAGAGATCTTGTTTAATTTTGAAAAAAGTATTTTGATTAGCACGAATAGTTTTTAATTCATCTTGAGCAGTTGCTTTCTCAATGTTAGCGCTATCAATCTTTTCCATCAATAAATCTTCTTGTTCGTCGAAATCATCATCGCGCGTTCCTTGTTTTAACTTAGATAAGGAAGCTTCAAGGGATTGTACCTCTTTGGTCATTTTCTCTATATCTTGCAGTAATACTAATTCGCGCGTCATAGCTCTATCTAAAAGACAAGCGGCCTTAGCATAGTCTAAAATCTGCTGCTCTTCTGAGAAAGTAACATCTGATCCAAATTGCCGCATCATTTGTTCATAAATATTAATGACGGCATCTATTTCGGCGGAACCCATTTGTTTAGCTAAAGGAGCAAATTGTGCCGATTCTTTAATCTTCGTTTCAATATTCTTTTCGTTAGAAACTTTGTCCCGCGTGATCCCATTACGTTGACAGTATCGGCGAACAGTATTAGGACTACGGTTTAATTTAACTCCGACTTCTTCATATGTGTGATATGGAATCAATTTTTCTATCTGCCGTTTTTCCTCATCCGTCATTCGCCCTTTTTTAATTGACACTACACTTCCTCCGATTCAGCGATTACTCTCATAGCAGCTAGTACCTTTTGCCGTGAATGATGTGGAATAGAAACGCCGTCTTTCATTCTTAAAAAATCTTCGCGTAAATTTGCCACTATTTTCTCATCTACAATATTTAAGAAATTAGTATCGGCGAACAATTTATGCTCATCCTCTACATCAATAGAAAGACTCCCGGCGGTCATCAGCCGTTTCTTGTTCTCAGCGCTTTGCTCATTGAAGTAACGATCTCTTTTCAATGTTATCAATCTATTGCGTACAAAGTGATAAAAGAATTGTTCCGGGGTGGATTTCGCCGAATCATATTTTCGTGCTGCTTCCAATATAAGAAAGTATACTTCTTGCTCAATATCATCACTATCGTAAATATCAAATGTAAAGGTATGCTTAAGTTGTTCAGCTACGTACTGTGTTAGACGTAATAGCTCGTTCTCGTTCATCATCACTTCTTTCATCTTCTCTCTGTAAGTCCGAAGCTACGCTTCGCTCTAGTTCTGGGGTTTCCTGTATAACCAGTTCAACGTTACCATAAATAATTTTTGCGGACATTTTTAATATTCTCCTGAAAATTTGCGTAATTATTTGTAGTCGGCAGATGTCCGAATCGCCGTACACTTATTATTACCCGAAATTTTTAAAATATTTACGATTTTCTTACTTTCGGTAAATTTTTATAAAATAATTAGGAGAAAAGATGAACTTGCAAGCATTTGGTGCAGATAAGGCTATAGAGGACTGGCTCGAAGATTCTCGAATTCACCCTGAACTCACGAGAGATATACTTGTGAAGCGTGCAAAACGTGGATGGCTTGGTGAAAGAGCTTTGACTACACCAGTAATTAAAGGCGCGCGGACTTCAGATTCGAAGGTCCGCGCGAAAGCACGGGCCGAGAAGGCAGAGTATCGCTATTCTATGTTTTGTAAGGCCCAGAAAGTACGGCGTTCTGCTGCTAGAGGCAGTGAGGTGTCTGACTTAATGGCACGTTACAACATATCAAAGTCACAGGCTGAGAAGATTATGTCTAAAAATGAGTGGTACAACGTTCATTGGGACGGTAATTCTCCGGGATATGATCTCGATAGCAGCCCAATGAACGTTGGGGAAGGGGAAGCGACCGATGCAAATGCGTAAAATACCTAGATTTCCGAAGAAAGAGTTGAAAAAGGATCTCAAAGTTACTTCTTATATTGGAAAAGATGGATACAAAGAGTCCAAAGTCATCAAGGCTGGAAGTTGGGGCTGTGGCGACATTGTGTATGTACATAATGAAACATCATCAGTTGTTTTTAGGACTTTGGACCAAAACGAGTAAAAAAATTTAGAGGATGTTGAACAATGATAGGGCTGTGTCATCATAAGGTGACATGGCCTTTTTTATTGGGGTTGCCCGCAGATGTCCGCGGATGTTGTGGGGAAAGTGCTGAAGTTCGTGTGTTGAGGCCCCGGCGATTCCGGCCCTCCCCACAAAACCATTTTTGAGAATGAAAAACCCCGCCCTAAGCCGTTATGTCCCAACTACTTACGACACAAACGAGAAAATAAAACTAAAGCCTTGCGATTGTTCCTGCCGATGTTATAATTGGTGCTCAGTGCTGTGACGGTCACAGCGAACAATACTTTCCCAAAAGGGAACAACATTATGGCAACGCGATATATTTCGCAGGATCCCAGCGATACTCACTGGGGATTGAAGCACCAAGATGGCCGGTCAGTCGTCTTCAAGTTTAGCGAATTCCGCCGACAACCTAGGCAGATCAGCTTTGCGGGTCAGACGTTCATCGTGGAGCGTCGACGGTATGCCCGGAAGAATCGCAAAGCAGTCTGGCAAATTGTGATTTCCAATAATCGAATCGGTTGGGATGCCGATTATGCGGTCAGCATTATCTGGCCACGGGAGTTGAAAGATGCGTGATTTGTTTGAGTTGCCGATTCTGATCGGAGTGTCAGTTGTGCTGGCGTTTGTGATGCCAATTTGGGGCTTGGTTTTGTTGTCAGAGTGGACAGTGACCAAGATTGAAGAAGTTATCGACTACCTCGCGTGAGGCAGTTTCACACCACCCGCGGGAAAACCCGCGGGTCTCTTTTAGGGGTTTGATATGCTCGTTTCTATTGTGGACGACCGAAGTGAAATTCAGCTTGCCGCTACTTTGCGCCGTGCTGGATATGCTTCCGTGCTGGATTCGGATGTCTGGGAATTGCAATTCCCTGACGGGATCAGCCGGAATGTGATCGGGTTTCACGTTGTTGATTGTGACGCGTTTATCACGGCGTTTCAGTCAGCATTGCCACACACAATGCAATGCAGCGTTGACCGCACAACGGGTGGTGCCCGCATTCATGCCCGTTTCAATGCTGACACCGTAGCACGGACAGAAGTTGAATTGTAAGGTTGGGTCTGAATCGACACCCGCGGGGAAACCCGCGGGTGTTTTTTGGAGAACGCTCATGGTTTTTGAATATTTCGAAGTTGCTGACACTGTCGCCGAATATATGGGCGCTCCTGCATCACTCCTGACGCAGGATATGCACTATGTTGTGATGGCGTATCCTGATGGAGCAATGGCGGGGTGTCTTGCCTATGAAACCACCAAGGTGGGTCTCAGGGTACGGTGGTTCCATATCAACCCTGTAGCAAAAGCTGGCCCGTCAGTATCTAGTGCTATCATCCGCAATTTTCTGCGAAGCAGATTGACCGGCACCCGAATGTGGGTTGGGATGATGATTGATAATGATGACATTAACGATTCGATGTGGAACGTATGCATGGATTGCAGAGAGAAGGAGGGAGCGAAGTTTAGAATCTGGCCGAATGGCACACAGCAAGAATTCCGATTGTGTCAGCCAATTTTTCGGGATGTGAATGAACTCGGACCACTGGAATAAGAACTGAACCCAGCCCGCGGGGAAACCCGCGGGCTTTTCTCGTCCAAGATCTCTTGGGCGTTTATGCGTTTTCGAGCGGAGACAAATGTCCGCGAGCGAATATATTCTTATCAATAGGAATGGTCTTCCCAAAATTGGGAGTAAAAAATTCTTATAAGGCTATGTTGACAACCGGAATTCACTCGTTAATATGGTGTCAGTTCACAGCACTTCGCTGTGATTCGCTTTGTTTCCTGATTTACAAGGAAAGACAACATGAACACAAAGGAACGGGTTTATCGGCCGGAGCTTTATGCCCGGTACAGTGTCGAGAATGCTGACGGAATTTATTTTGTCACTCAGGCGTCATCCGAGCAGCATGCCCGGAACAAGTTTCGGAGTGAATACCCTGAAGCGACGATCCTGAGGGTCCGGAAGCAGGATTGAACGAAACGACCAAGAGCATCGGAGATCGGCCGATGCTCTTTTCTTTGTAAAAGGAAATGCGTGATCGCGGGACAAATGTCCGCGATTTTCGAGATTCTTATAAATAGGAATGGTCCTCTCAATTTCGGGATTCTCAATAGTGACAATTTAGATTCCTATAAATGGGAACAAGCTGTGATTTTGTCCATTGCACAAAAGTAAAATTTTATTGTTGACGATCCTAGAACAGTCGCTAGAATAGGGGCAGAACGCGGCAATCGACCGCGTCAAACATTCTCTTTTCAGGAGTTCACACGATGAAACGCAAGGCAACGGAAAACAAACTTACGGAACGACAGGCGCGATTCTTGGACGTTTACTGCAAATTCGTTTTCGAGAACGGAAAGCCACCCGCAATGCGGACAATGGGAACATTTTTTCCCAACGACAAGACTGGTCGTCCGATGGCTGTCAATGGTGTCAAGGAAAAGTTGAACGAAATCACCGCCAAGGGATATCTTGAACTGAGGGATCAAGACAAGGCTGCGCCGTATGCAATCACCCACTTTTCACGATGGGACAATCGCTTCGGAATCGTCGCCGATGAAAATCGGCGAATTATGGTATTTCCCATTAACGGGAAAATCGTGGTCCAAATTGTGGAAAACGGGGGAATCGAAGAGCGTGAATTCACGCATGAACAGGCTCTGCTGACAGCGAAGCATGCTGGCATTCAGTTGTGGATTGGCAATCCGTATGCCAATTTGGCAGAGATCGCAATCGAGAAACTGTAGAATCTGGCGACCACCACCCGCGGGACGTCCCGCGGGTGGTCTTCATTCAACTGAAGGTGACGAAATGCTATCAAACGATGCAATTCTGAATTATCTTGACCGGATGTATCCGGGAAAATGCCACGTTTGTAATCTCTGCCCGAAAAAATACCGGGTCTGTTTTTCCGGAGTCAGTCAGCAGGATGGTAAAGTTTTCGACCATGCTATTCTGGACGTTTGTATCCAGTGTCGCGGAAAGGCAGAATCAAATCCAGATCCGCATGAAGTAATACACTCAATCGAAAGATTGTAAGACTTGACGACCACCACCCGCAGGATCCTGCGGGTGGTTTCCCTTCTCTGTTTTAGGAGTTTGAATAATGTTGTTTCCTGCAAATTACCGTCACCATAAGTACGATTTCGTTTTCGTCTTCAAAGACCGCGAAGGCGTCAAACGCGTAATATACACAGCGTCTCACGCTGGTGATCTGCTGTCAGATGAGCGAAACACATATACGATTTTCGGAATCTTTCCGAATCTCGCACAGGATCGTCAACGATACAGACCATTCCGTCACAATGGAGAATTCTCATATCTGGGAGTTCCAGAAGGTGCATCGTTGTATCCAGCGGGAAATGAAATTAAGGTTAATTATCATGGCACGAATATCCCGCCAGCTAGACAAGAATTCCAATACAGAATGCAGTCGATTCTCGACAAAGCAAAAGAATTGCAAGAAATGGGAATCGACAAGAAAACCGCTCTTGCCGCCGCACGCAAGTGTGATTGCAAAAGAATAGTACGCCGCAAACGACGCTGATTCTCAAAAGTAAGAACGGGCAGCAATCGGGCTGCCCGTGGGCACAGATTCTAACGTGCTCGCGGGACAAATGTCCGCGAGAGAGAACATTTGTACAGTGCAAAGATGTCCACCCCACTCTTGTACAGTGTCACTTTGTACATTGATAGTCTGTACAGTGTTCAATATTCCAGTAAAAATCTTTCCCGAATTGTGTGGATTTTGCCGGACAGCTTGCTACAATGGGTTTCCCGGCAGTCTGCCGGGCGGCTGGACATGTGTTCAGCCGACCGTTTCTCTCTTGTTTTGAGGAGTGTACAGATGAACAGTTTCCCAACCGGCGTTTCCATGACAGGCGTTACACGTGAACAAATGTCAATGCAGGCATTCCGCCAGCTCCCCACAATTCGTGCGGCAGAAGATACCGGAATTCCAGTGTACATCGGTTCAGTCGCCGATATGGCTGAACATCTGTCTATGGACAGCGAATGTCCAGCGTGGGTCGATGACGTTACTGATCATTGGTACTGTGCTGAACATATGCTCAATATGGACAACGCGTGGACAACTGACCAGCGTATGCTTCGGTTCACACTGTACAGGACACGCACCGGATTCATGGCACGACCGACAGTGTACAGATGTACAATGCCGCTTCGTGCTGCAAGGTGCTTGTTCGTGGCACTGTCCAATTGTTCACCTGAACCGAATCTCGACAACGGGATTCACTATACAGATGAACAGATCAAGATTCTGACCACTATACGTGCGATCAGTGATCCGTTTGTGGCCGATTTCTGCAATGCACAGAACCGGAAGCGGGGTGAACGCGTGTCCACCAAGCTGAATTCGATGCGAGAACGGACTACTGTACATCATTCCACTGACGGGACCGCGAATCATGGTCGGGGCGGAAAGATGTTCAATCCGGATCAGCAGCGAGATGGACGCGTGTCCAGTGGGTTGCAACTCCCTGATCAAATTTTCAGCGGAGATGATATTGAGGACGCCTGCCAGCGAGCGTTTTTGATGAACAATTGTTCAACACTGTGCAGGTGGTTCGATCCGACTGACCGCGGAAAAGCCTATCTGGTCGCACGTACAGTTGAACGTGTGGACAGTAAAATCCACGTGGTCGATATGGAAACGGTCAGCCGACGTACTGATCAAAAGAACACTGTACAGAATCGCAAGGTGAAAGAAATTCGATTCAGATGTTTGGAAACTGGACACGAGTTCAGTATTCGGTCCCGCAGCGAATCATATATACGTCAGTTCAGTAAAATGACCTCGCTCGAAGGTCCGCTTGAACATCCGATCAGTTACGAAGAATCCACCGGAATCTTCGGGACATTTGTCCAGCAGAAACCGACGTGGATTCAAATTGGACAATCGTCCAGACCACAGGAAGTAGTGTACACCCGTTCACTGCGAAACCTGAAGTTCATCGGTGTAACTTTGTACACTATGCTGAATCGTCAGTCTCGTGAGAAGCACGTGGACCTGTACATGAATACAGTCCGCCGAACTCACGACGAATACGGCAAGCTGAACAAGTTTCCACTTCATGAGATGATGATGGACGATTCGCTGAACTGGACAGATAACCAGTTGGCTCTTTTGCAGAGTCAGATCGAACACACTGATCATCTGTCCAGCATGTTCCCGAATGTCGATCAGAAGTTCCGCCGCGTGGCACTGTACAATTGTCTACGAAAGAACGGCGACGCTGATCTCGGAATTGCCGCTGATCATAAGTTCAGGCGGATCAAGCGTTCAGCGTACTTCGCTCGCCTGAAGGACCTGTACAAGAGTCTAGAGAAGAAAATGGAGGACCACGTCTGCATGGACGAATGTACAATGTTCCAATACACTGGACAGGTGCCCAGTCATCGGCGGCATGGTGGTTTGAACCATCGCAGAGACAGTTGACATCTGTACAGCAACCCTCCCCTGTACGCTTGTACAGGGGAGCGGTTTGTTTGACTGAACATTTGTTCTCCTGATCGTTTGTACACTGTACAGGCGGTCGCGGGACAAATGTCCGCGACAGATGAACATTTGTACACTTAACACTTGTCGACCCCACCTCTGTACACCTCACATTTGCACACCTTACGCTTGTACACTGTACACCTTTCAAGTGTCCGCACAACGTTTGTACAGTGTTCAAAATTACAGCGTCAAATCCTGCCAGAAAAACCGGACAACGTGCCCTCCATAGCTTATAGGGTGGCGACAGAGACAACCACAAACAACGACAACGACAACAAAACGGAGAAAACGGTGCGAAAACGGTTAAAAATCCCGCGAAAAGCGGAAAACCGGCGGTTCACAATCGTTGAATCTAACGGCAAAAGTCACGAAAAGTGTGCGATTGCTGACCTGTTTCGTGAGAACGGTCGTTTGTGTGTCCGGTTCGCGGCATGGAATGGCACGGTCATTCCAAAAGTGTTCTTCGGTGACGAAGTAACGGATTGGTTTTCTGATGGTTCCTCAATGGGATTGTCATGGAAACAGAAACGGCGGAAAGTCAGGAGTGATCGTACGATTACCGAAGACATTCTGTCTGAATTTTTGTTCGGCGAATCGTAGTAGTCGGACAGTTTTGTTCACCTCATTTTGAGGAGATTTTCTCATGGCTGTGTCGAAACAGACTGAGGAATGGTACGCGGCAGCTTTGGAAAATTCCATTGCTGCAATGCGGGAAAAGCCGGGTGTTCGTGATTACGAAACGGTTGACCCGCCAGTGTTTAACGCATACGTGCTTCAGCACTTTGCGTCGTTTTGTCTGGTCAACGGAGAGACCAATCCGAAAGTTGCCTGCCGAATGATCGGCTGGGATGGCAAGCTGCCGGACAAGCGTTTGGGTGGTATTCCACGTAACATCTTCCGCGATCAGTGGAATCGTGCGTTGGAATTCGCTCGGAATCAGATCTACGAAGGGGTCTGCCGTAAGTTCTTCGGCGGAATCGTGGATGGTCGCGGAACAAGCGGCGTGAACACGGTAGTTCGAAACGCGATGGAAAAGGACGCCAGTTCCATCAAGTATTCGTTTGATGGCGAAGATCGTGTGGCTCATCCTGTTGAGGGTCTGCGGGATATTGGTTTCACCGATATCACTGAGGATCTGTACGAACAGGCTGCCGTAGCTTTGCGACAGAATGTCAAGAAGTACACCAATCTTCGCAGCAAGCGGGCACCGAATCTCGCAGGCGAAGTCATGGGCGATTTCGACTTCGGCGATTTCGGCGAAGACGAAGACGACAGCTAGGCGTTGTCTGGGATTCCGCCCGGCATTTGCCGGGCGGGATTTACATGAAAAGAGAACAATCGGCGGACATTCGCAAGCTGTGTTTCTGAGGAGTGTTTCATGTTGGATAGTCATTTGAATAGAGATTGGTTCGTCACAGTTGTTAATGCTAATGGTAGTGCAACATTGTGGGGTCCGTTCAATAATTCAACTGACGCTCAAGAGGTTGTTGACAGAGAATCGGCGGCTGGATCGGCAGAATTACACTCGATTCAGCGACCGATGCAATTAGGTGCAGCAAACAAACTGTGCTTGAATTGCGAAGTCACTTGCGACAATCCGAATTGCAGTCATCATTTTGAGACTGGCATTCCGGTTGCATAACATTGGCGGATAGCCGATAAGTGATCCCTGTTTGGATCAGTGGTAAGGCATAAGGTGCATTTTGTTGGTTGATGCTGATAGTCTTGCACCTTGGGATTTCGCCGATAAAAGCTATTGCGGCAATACTGCAAGAATTTTTGTTCGGCGATTTTGGAAAGAACCGAGTTGAGGGTTCGATTCCCTACTCAGTCAGTATTCTAGAGGACTTCTCAGATTGATATCAGTTTGAGAATGTTCCGACTATACTAGAATCGGCTATAATGGCTCATTTGGTAATGGCTCGGTTCGATTTTGTTTGTCGGCGATTTGCCGACTTTTGTGCTGTGTCAATATTCGGCCGAGTATTGATTAGACAGTATCACGGCGAAGTAATTCGGGAATCCTCAAAAGCCTACGGGTGAGTCCAGCGATATCCAACATTCCCGCGTTCTGATTGATTGGGATCAGTCGCCGTTTCTATCGGCAAGATAGCCGAAATCCTACAATAGCCACTCGGAATCTAAAAACATATATGGGTTCAGTGGACACTAACTTCTGGATTTCCGCCGTCTGTTCTTTTCTCCTGTAATTCAGGGGTAGTCCCGTTTGTTCTACGGCAGTGGTTGGGACGAATTTTTCCCTGCCGTAATCAGCCTGTGGTGTAATTGGTAGCATTGCCCACCGTTTATTGGGTAGGTCTGGTTCGAATCCAGCATGGCTGACTCGCATTCGCTCGTGTTAAACTTCACATTCGTTCAGTTTTGGAGAATCAAATGCAGTTGCATACTCTGGAAAGCATCATCCGGAAATCTGATACGGAACAGGAAGCTTGTGTTTTTCTGGAAGTTTTCGGTGAGAATCCGGGGGATGTGATCTTGAGGATTTATCGGCGGAAGTCGGATGCTAATCGAGAATTGAATCGCATTGGGCAAATGCGTGAACGCTTCATGGAAGATGTTGATATTCAGGCGGACCTGTCTGCTGCTCAGGGAATGTTCGAATCCGAATACATCCGATCAGAAGAAATTCTGCGGTTCTTTCGTAAGACTGCCGAAAGTATTTCGAGGTGGGGAAGTCGGCCGATGTCGAAAGCTCGTTACCAACGACTGCGAAAGCAGATCGAAGAAATCTGAACGACGGGGCTTCTGCAAACAACAGAAGTCCGCAAAGCAAACGGGATAACGGATAGGGTAGGATTAAGAATTTTTACGTTCTAAGTCCGACCGTTGTGAGGCCAAGTGAGGCCAAGTACATTTTCGTGCAAAACTCCCGTGTTTTTGATTTTCAGTTGAGACCACCCCCCGGGGAAATTTTGACTACCCTCTTGGGGAATTTTCTTGTCGAAATGACAAAATGTCAAAAAGCCCCGTGTTTTTGTGGCCGCACCTTTGTCGCCTTTTGACCAAATAAAATCGTGCAAAAGTGATTGAGTTTGAGGCAAAAGTTGCGAAAAAACGCCTGTTTTTGGGGGTTTTTTGGTGTGAGTGTGGAGTTTTTCACAGAACAAAGCAAAATCCACCCCTTAACACAACACTATACAGAGTGTGCTTAATGTCTTTCTTTTAGGAGTTTCTTGTTGTGTTTGATGAATGGATAGAGGGCTTTATTAGCTCTTATGAGTTCATTGATTTGAGCACTACAATTGCTTATGGTTGGTCTAGCTCAAAAGGTCGCTCACGGCATAAAACACGGGAATTTCTGAATGACCCTCTATCTTTTGCTGACTCTCAATGAGGCTGAAAATTGCAAAGTTTGGAGACCGTTTCAGGTCCCTCAGATTGTCGCAGAAGAGGTTTTAATTCAGCACGGTTGGAACCCTCAATCTGCCTACGAAGCCTGTCAGAACTTAAACTGGGACTTTATACGAGTCTCTGAAGAAGTACAGATAGGATTGTAGTTCGGCGGATATTCAACTGACACATTATCGGCGAATGTTGTGTCACCTGACTTACAAAGGGAGAACATTGTGTCAGCATACAAGCAAATAACAGATGCTGGACTGGAAAAGTTCGGTGGGACAATGATTCCGATCCAATTGTCTACGCTTGTGGATTTGATGGACGGCAAAATAACTCGGCAGGAAATGTGTGAGTTGATCATCAAATGGATCAAAGAAGAAGAGGCTAAGAAGGGGTATAGTCGTGCCAGAATGCATAAGGTGTGGAGTACCATTGAGTCTTGAATCGACTTGTGTCGATTGTCGGCGATTTCAATGCACATGTGGTGCAGAATTGTCACATCACACAAGTCATTGTCTTGTGTGCCATCGAGCGAATAAAGATTATTTGTCTCAGTCTGAGCGTGGTGCCATATTTGTGTCGGAATTTGACACGCATGTTTGTGTCAACACTTTGGATTTACCGGAGATGGACTTATGAAGGGTGATTATGCGTCGATACAAAGCGATTCCTGAACCAGCAAGTCATGTTTACTTCTGTGTCAAAGATACCATAACCGGCAAATTTACTGATTATGGATTGAGTCGTGATCAGGCACAGAATATCGCCAATCAATACAACAAACGGGAAAAAGTCCATGCCAAAACGAGACACGATCACTACCCCAGTTGAGTCTGTTCCAATCGGTGCAAATTTCGAAATCAAGGATGATGATTCAGATCGCGTTTATGTTAAGATTCCAGAAATGATCTTGCGTAACGATGATTCTGGATTTGTTGTCAATTGTTTGTGGACTGAAACATCGTATGATACTTACGTTGCACCAACACATATTGCTGATTTTCTGTATCCAGATACATTGGTGAACTGGTGGTTCCCAGCAATGGAACGTGGAAAGTAAACAGAGTTATGGCCTGATAACAGAAGCCTACGTGGTTCTTGAACCTGAACACGCAAAGAAAGTTCTTGAAAGGATCGAAGCACATGATATTTAAGTTCATGGCAAAGCAGGGTCAGCATGATGAAGTATTCATTGAATTGGCAATGCTGGGACTTTCACCACAAAAGACACAAACTGATGTTGGTGTTTTGGTTACGGCGGAATTTGACATCAAACACAAGGAACGGGAAACTTTAGAAGAGGAATTAGAGCGACAACGGGAAGAAGATCCAAACTGTGCTGAGTGTTGGCAAATTGAAAACGGTAAAATCATTCGATGGTAGAAACTTGGGATCGTAGCTCAATTGGTAGAGCTCCCGGCTTTTAACCGGGAGGTTGCAGGTTCAAGTCCTGCCGGTCCTATTTTGGAGAATTTCAATGCTGACAATCAAGTATTGCAGAACTGATGGTGAAATGTCAACTGTAAAAGTTGATTCAGATAAATGTTCTGAGGCTCTCGAAGTATTGATTCGAATAAAGAGGCCGTACCTCTTTAGTACAAATTTCGAAATTTACGTTAACCCCACAATGACTTTTACTGTGAGGAAGCAAACAAGGCTTAATCCGGCAAAGGTCTGGGCTATCAATAGTAGAACGCTTTATGTCAAAGAGCAAAAAGAAAATGCTGAATACATTTATGTGTCTTATGACACCGATGTCTGTAGTTTACATAAATGGTTGCCGAATGAAAATATGGCTATGTTGTTTAGCCGTATTTATGGTAAAAGCTGGACAGAACAAAAACTCAGAATCAAAGTAAATGGTGTTGAGTTTAAGCCGTATTCTACGGTTCCACATGGCTCTCATATTCATTTTGAAACGATAGAGCCATCTAAAGAAACTGTATCAATCAGGTTTAATGACGGAGATTTCCGCGAATATAAGTGTCGATACAATGAAACCATCGCAACTTTGTTCTCTGTTGCCTTTTGGGTAGATTGGGGTAAAGAGTTTGTGGCTGATATCAATGGTGTAATTAAACCATCAAACTCATATGTGCTTCCTTCCGACAGAGTTTCTGTTTTTTCCAACAAAGAAAGGATGATGAAGATTGTGACCTTATCATCTTCTACTATTAGTAAATCAAAGAAGACTGTCAATTGGTACGGTGAGAAGACTTTATCACAATACGTGATTAAGGCACACCGTAAAGGTACTTCTAAGCGGTTGATAATGATGCGTGTTGCTCAGATACTCCGCCGTTTCGGTAAAAACGATCATGCTGAAAAGTATGTGGATCAGGCTCTTGCTCGTTGTTCCAAGTAAGTTCTTGGGACATTTTCAGTGTTTTTGAAAGGTTTGTGTTATGAACTTTGATAAGAATGTGTTCTTGACTGCTTTGGAAAATCAGGTGACTGCAACGTCAACGGACGCAATCAACAAGGCAATTGAAGCACGGCGTGAGGAAGAAGCGAAAGCTGCTGCCGAACGGGTTGTTTCAGTTTTACGTGATGGTTCGGCTCGTGTTGAAACTTGTGTTTCTGAGTTGCGTCGAGTGCGTAGGCTGGAAGCCGAAGCTAAGAAGCAGCTTGGTAATGTTGGTTTGGCACATGCTTGGGCTAAGACCGTTGGCGAGGACGGTAATCTGATGAAACTTGTTCCATTGATTCAGATTGTTTCATATAATCCTCGTGAAGCTGTTGAGCAGTTGGGTCTGAATTGGGATGAGGTGAAGGATACGGAAGTTCCTAAGGACTTTGATCCTACTGCATAGTGATGTGACCGTTAAAGACGGGAACAGTTGGTATTTTGAACACTTGTGAAATGATGTAAAGATTATGTTGTTGTTCTGATGGACTATCAGCATCAGGATGTAAAGCATAATCACGCAGTGTGGTAGGTTAAGTAGCGGGTGTTTGAAATACTTGTCGTTTCGCCTCTAATGCCATCTTGTGATGGTACTGAAGCACAATAGTGCGAAGCAAGGCCCTATCCCGTGTAAGCCGGGATCATACTTTAATACAGTTTGGCAAACTGGAATAGTATGCGGCGCTTTATATTATTAGAGTTAGAACAGTTCCCAAGAATAAGCCACTTAGGGAACGGCCTAATGTGCGAAAAGAGACACACAGCTTAAGCTGTGGTTTATCCCTTTATTATATATTATCAATAATAAAAGGGATGATCACAGTGCATGCTTCGATCCAAAAGGCTAGGTGGGTCAATACGGTTCATAGATCCTTGTGACATTGAGCTAGACTTACTGAGGAACATTACCATAAAGTTTAAGGACCGCAAATCTGAGGATTTTATTGTAAGCTTCCGCAAGAAGTTATGATGTGAATGGAACAATAGCATCATAAGTTCCGACCTTTGTTCCAACCTCTTAGCGACCCCCACGAAGTTAAGAGTGTGTTCTTTAATCCCCGTTGGCCCTCCCGGTCAACGGGGATTTTTTTTGGTCTCGTCTTTCCTAATTTATAAGGGAAAATGATATGGTCGGCGAAATTGCAAAATCCATTTACCGATGGTACTTTGGAATGTTAATGATTCTCTTTTTGTTTTTGGTATGGAGCATTCTATGATTCCAGAACAGTTAATAAAAGATTTTGATGTATCTCTTAGAGACATGTCTGATGATATGGACGGCTCTGAGGATGTTGGGTTATCTGAAGCAAGAAGAGTTTTGGAAACTGGGCGAGCTGTGCTTGGGGCTCTGATGGTATTGGAGCAAGTAAATGTCGTTGAATTATATGAACGTTTTGCAGAAAGTTGTGCGGATGCAGGTATTTATCAAGCACGTAAATAGCAATTGTCCGCAACGCCGACCCACACATCACAATTGAGATGTTGATTGTCTTTTCTTCTATAAGTCAGTAAAAGGATCGAATCCCGATGAATGACGCACGCTTTTCAGTTATTTCTCATTCAAAGAATGGTCGTGTTCAGGTTGTTGAAAAATGGCCTACAGGTGGTAAAAAGAAAAATGGTGAACCAGAAATGATGTCACGTACACATCATTTGGAGGTGGTTCAGGCTAATATTGCGAAGAATAAGAACGGTTCTTTGTATGTTGATATTAAGACGGGTTGCAGAGTTAAGAAAATGGAAAGGAAAGAATTTGATGAGTGATCAAGCATCGGTGGTGTGGTGTTTCATAATTGTATGTTTTCTGTTTTGTTTTTTGATCGGCAGTTGTACATACAGCAGCATGCACACTACTGAGTTTAAAGAAAAAATGCTGAAGGCTGGGTATCAAGAGGTGAAATATACTCGGCCAACAGAATTTATTACAGACACACGGTGGGAAAAAGTTTTGGAAAATGAGACATCACACGACTGATCCGGCAAAACGTGCTGAGCATATTGCAGATCACGAAGAAATGTTGGAGGAGGAATATCGTGTTTTCCGTGGGATATTCCCGTACTATGATTGGCCTAAGTTTTGGCTAAAGGTTTATCATCAGGTTTGTAAAGAACTTGTATCACAATAAGGCGAGTGTCCTCGACGGTTTTGAGGGCCATCCTTATAAGGTGGTACACAAGGTTCGACTCCTTGACTCGCTATTTTAGGAGCTAAATATGGGTATTTGTGGTGTAAAAAATGATGACGGTTCTATCTGTCAAGAAAAAACTGTTTGGAATGATTTATGTGAAGAACATAATCGTGAATGGGAAGATCAGATGTTTGGTCTTCCCACCAAGTCAGACAAGATCAAAGCCGTAGTGTCCATTCTTGATAACTCTGATATTGTCTGGACTAAGTATGGTTCAGACACTAAAGAGGCACTCGCAGAACGGATTATGAAGCGGCTTGAAGACATGTAGAACACTAAAAAAAATAGGGGTATCGGTGTAATTGGTAGCATGCTAGGCTGTAACCCTACAGGTAGAGGTTCGAATCCTTCATGTCCCATTTTGTAATTTTATTTTGATGAAGGAAATATGGCTATGAAAAGTATCGATGTGCAATATTTAGTTAACGATGAGCTTCAAACAGAGGTTGTTAAAATAAGGGATAGTGACGAAAATCAAATTAAATTTAAAGATGGTTTGTTGATCATTCGTGATAACACAGCACAATCGCCATATAACATTTTCTTTCCATTGGATAAAGTTGTTCGGGTTAAAGTAACGAAAGAGGAATAATGTTGTGGATTTCTGATACATTTGTTACAATCCTATATATTTTCTTTATGTATGGTTGCATAAGGCATATGTGGGATATGTACCGTGGTCTTCCCATTGAAGAGTGTTATGGTTATGATCCTATTGATGATTGGCCACTTTGATGAAAGCGGTTGACGTACCAGTCGGAAAAGATTTTCAATTGGGTGACGGCCGTAGATATTGTCGTGTGCTGTTTGAAGATTCACCGACTGTAATTTACAGATGTGGTGTAAACATTGCCGCCCTTGATCAAAATAAGAATGTTCGTTTTATTTCTGTAAATAAAGAGGTTTGTCGAGAAGAAATAGAATTGGAGGAAAAAAGATTGATGAAGTATAATATATCAATGTTTGATATAATTATCAGCATTTGTCTATTGCTGATAATTGTATCAGTGGCTGTTTTTAAATATGAACAATATGAAAATAAATTACATTTTAATTCCATTAAGTATCACCAAGAAATGGTTATTACTAGTGGAATATATGAAGGACATCAGTGCATTGTTGAGGGTTGGGAAAGTTCATTATTCGGGAATATTAAAGTAACTTTGGACGATGGAAAAGTGGTTAATATTCACTATACAAGACTGAGACATAATGATCAACTTGAAAATCATTGAAGAATTTGCTACAAAAGCACATCAGGATCAGACAAGATGGAACGGCGATCCATACATCACACATCCAAAACGTGTTGCGGCATCATTAAATGATGAGCGTTTTAAAGCAACTGCATTCCTGCATGATGTCTTAGAAGACACTGATCAGACAGAAGAAAACATTCGACGCGTTTTTGTATTGGCCGGTTGTGGTCCAATTTTGACTGATGGCATTATGAAGGATCTGCATTTATTGACACATAATAAGTCAGATATGTCGTATGCTTCATACATTCAGAGGTTACTTTTAAGAGCTAGTTATATAGCTCTTTATGTAAAAATGGCAGATCTTAGAGATAATTTGAGAGATTTAAAACCGGGACAGCGTCGTGACAAATATGAATTAGCTTATTTGGTTTTACAGTATTCAGTTGGTTCTCCAGAATGGAATATGAAAGGTAAAGAAAATGCAGGTTGATGGATATGAATGTTAAGAGGAGAATATAATGTTTGGAGATAATAGAACACCGGCAGAGCGGGAACGTGATAGAAAACATGCTGAGCAAAGAGAGCAGAGAAATAAGCTGGCTATGAATCTGCTTAAAACATCTATTAAGCCTTTACTTGAAAAAAGTGGGGCTAATGTTGGTTTGGTTGGTAGAGGTACTTTATGCATGCCAGAACTTTTGTTTGAAGTGGATGGTGTTACTTATAGAATAATCTTGACAGTTGATAATGAATTATAATTCATCAATGGCGTAGCTCAATTATGAATTTCGCGATGGCAGTTAGCACACAATAATTCACATTTATTGACTTCCGCTTTTATTTTTTCCCATGATCTAGTACAACCAGTTGTTGAAATTTCAAAATCTTTTTGTGTTGGATCTTTATGGTGAAATTCTAATGCAGCAATGCTACGATCATATCCACAGCGTTCACACTTACCGCCTTTATATTGAACAGCTTTAATTTTCATTTTTGTGCGATATTTTGTTACAGACGCACTTCTACATTTTTTACAACGATAATAGCCACGTCCTTCTAAAATAAAATCAGTTAATCCGTGTGTTTTACATTGTTTTTTGATATTTTTTTTCATAGATTCCTCCTAAATGTATTACACAAATTTTGGTATAACATAAAAAATTTTACCATTATTTCGATTTATAAAGGGATTAAAATCGCTAGGTTGCAGGTTCGAATCCTGCTGGGCCAGTTTTGTGTGAGAGTAATGATGCAATATGCAGTTTTCTCCGGTGACAATTATTCTGAATCAACAGAAGAACCAGCTGTCTTATTTTTAGAAGATGAAGCTTTTAGTGATTATCATAATCATGTCTTTGATACTTTGCAAGAAGCTGGTGAATATGCTTTCAAATTTGTTGGTCGTTACGATGATATTGAGTTTGAGGTGAACAAGAAATATTTTGGCGTAACAGAAACTGATTATGTCATTATCAAGGAAGTCTGTTGATGTTTAATGCAGCTGGAGAATTTCCGTCACCGGGTAAACCGGGAAGTCAAGAGTGTCCAGAACCAATCTCAATTCAGTTTATAGTAAAAACACCTAATTGTCTTGATCCTGCGATTGATCATCTTACAGAAGATGAGAAAGAACTTGTAAAGAAAGTAGCTGAAAATTTCATTAAATATGGTGAAACCATTAAGCTTCAATTGAATACGGCGGATGGTACTTGCACGGTTGTTCCTGTTAATAGGTGGTAGAATGTTTGACACAACTAAAGATAGACCTATTAAGAAAAAAATTACTCAGGGTCTGTTTGCGGCGGTTAAGACGCAATATCGTCAAAGAGTTTTCAAATGTTTTTTTTGTTTGCCATCCACCACATGTGTTTGTATCAAATCAGCACTTGAATTTGGGTTGATAGATTTAGACACGGCGATCATTGCTGTAGAATACAATAAGAATAAGGTGGATGAAGTACGTAAGACTCTTGAATCAATGGGTTTTACAAAAGTTTTTGTTTTCGGCAAAAAGTTAACTGATGTCAACACTTTTGATTTGAATGTAGCTCTAACACATTTACGACAAACAACGGTAGATCTTGCATATTTGGATACATGTAGTTATCTGTCACAATGTATGCAAGAATGGATCGAAAATTTTAGTAGATCTACCGACAAAGATGCTGTTATTCTAACTAATTTTGTTGCTGCGCGTAATGTAAAAGATGTGCAGAAATATAATATATTGCCATATTATGTTGCCGCATTTGCAAAGAATCCAAACGCAAATGCTTTTGCTACATGTTTGCATATAATGACAAAAAAGCAGACTCAGCTGTTATTGTCTTATAAAGAAAAAGGATTGGCACATCCTATGATTGTTTCATTTAACGGTAAGTCGTCGTATAATCTTGCCGACAGATTTAAGCACCTGCAAAATTTAGGATACAGATAATATGTTTGAATCTCCTTTGTTTTGGTTTGTTATACTGATGATCATTGCGTTAGATTTTCAACGCAAGGCATCTAAGGCTCAAGAAACTCTTGAAGACATAAAGGATCAGAATGACTCCTGAACAACTTGGTCAATTTGTTATAGAGATTTATACGCAAGATCCACCAAATCATTTACGGCGTGGACAATGGGCGTATAATCTGTACCGTGCAAGGTATAAGAATATGCCTGATGTTACAAATATGAAGTGTGATCCTTTTTACAAGGATGAAAATCTTGGTTTATTTTTCGAATTTCTTTCTAAGCATGTAACGTGCGAATAACGTTTGTCCGAACTGGGGCCTGACTGGTTTTGATTATTCGTGTAAATAGATATCTACAGGTGGGACTGTAACGTAGATAAATGCTCAAGCAAAAGACTACGGGTATTCTAGTAGCGGGTAAGACTTCGGTTCGATTCCGAACAGGTCCAATTATGAGAACTTCAGCAGAACTTGAAATTGAAATACAGTTGATTTGGGATGAATTGCGTCGGCTTGGTAATGCAATTGATATGTCTTCTTTAGAAGACATTGATGCTTTTTTCAGCAAAGGATTTAATATAAATGAAGTGGAACAAAACAAAACCTCTGAATAATTATGTTGATGCACAAATGAAAACTGCAGAATTGTCTGATAAATTTCAGACTAAAATTAAACGTTGTGGACCAAGGGGTTCTCAGTTTACTGTTAAATTTCGGGAGATGAACAATGCCAATGACTGATGAAGAAGACGATTGGGTTGAGGGTGAAGAAGATTGGGATGAAGAAGATAATTATTGGGACGAAGAAGACGAAGATTTTTATGATGATGAGGATGATTATTACGAAGATGAAGATGAGGATTGGTAATGATTTTACTATTAGATGATTTTCGTGGACTGACAAGGGTTCTCAATGAAGATATGCATAAACGTCTTAATCTTCGACCATTTACGGTAAAAGAACGTGAAATCATTGTGAATTCAGGAGTAAAAGATACCTTTTGGTTTAAATCATATGATCCAGCAATGGCATTTCTAAATGATTTGAATGCGGGTCTTGAAGAGTGGAATGTTTTACCAGATTTGTTTATCGTGGGTAATTCGAAGTTTCATATCCCAGAATCTGAATCGTGGGAAAGTTTTCTAGAGGTCGTTTGCAATAAAACACAAAGACGGTTTGAAGCTTTTATGTGTGCTACAAGTAATCTAGAACGGGGTCGCGCACAAAGGATTTATAATGCTTTCATCAGATCTCTTGGTAATTCCGGTAAATAAATTTGTCTTTACAAGTGCTGATATTGCAGCTATAATGGGTGTTGCACCCAGAACAGTTGCAAAATGGATTGATGCAAAGCGAATGAAGGGTTCTAGAAGGCACGGGACATTGATTCGTTTGGTTACCTTGCCTAATTTGTTGACCTTTTTGCGTACGCATAACTACAAATTTACACAAGAAGAAGTATAATGGATATTCCTTTGACCCTTCTCAAAATTGAGAATGAGCTAAAACAATCTGGTTATTCGGCGAGATTGTTTATGGCTGGTGGTTGTGTAAGAGATATTTTGCTTGGTTATGAACCAAAGGATTGGGACGTTGAGGTCTATGATGTTCATTCGGCAGATTTGGTTGAGACCTTGTCAAAATATGGTAAAGTAAGTTCTCACGGCGAATCTTTTTTTGTACATAAGTTGACGAATGATGACGGCGAATTTGATTTTAGTTTGCCGAGAAGAGAAAAGAGCACTGGACCATCGCATAAAGATTTTAAAATAATCGCCGATAAAGATACTAGTACAAAAGAAGCCTGTCTTCGTAGAGATTTTACTATAAATTCTATGTTGATGAGTTTTGATGGCACTATTATTGATCATTACGGCGGTCAAAAAAATCTTAAAGATGGTATCTTGCATCCAACTTCGGCAAAATTTTGTGAAGACCCATTGCGTGTTCTTCGTGCGGCACAATTTCTTGCACGATTTCAATTTGAACCATCTGCAGATTTGATAACATATTCTAAAATTCTGCATAGAGATTATTATACAATCTCAAAAGAGAGAATCTGGGGAGAGTGGAAAAAGATTGCAACTTCTATTCAACCGAGTCGAGCATTGCAATTTTTGAATAATACTGGTTGGCTATCGTATACGCCTGCTCTTCAGCAAATGATTTTTACGCCGCAAGATTCAGAATATCACCCAGAAGGTGATGTCTTCACACATACATGTCATGTTGTTGATATGATGTATGCGATTCTTGCACAAAGAAATATTTTTAATACAGATTATAGTATTCAAATGTTTTTTGCAGCATTGTGTCATGATATTGGTAAGTATAAAACTACCAAATTGCATAAAGGCCATATTGCTTCACACAATCACGAAAGAATCGCCGATGATATTATTGATGATTTCTTTGAACAGATTGGTGTTCCAAATATGTATGTTAGACCAGTTAAGGGTTTAACTAAGTATCATATGCTTGATAGTAATATGAAACTATCATCAAAAAATATTAAGAAATTAGCGTTCAAACTTAGTGAGTTTGGCACAAATATTTCAGAATTGTTGATGCTTGTACGCTCTGATATGTTTGGTCGCGGTGATAAATTGCCAGATGATCAGCATGTTGCCTTCATTCATAATTTAGAAGAGACTGCGTCTAAATTTAATGTGTTGTTTGACAAAGAGCCTCGAAAAGTCAGTGGTTATGATTTGATTAAAGCTGGTGCTAAGCCGGGACCAGAAATGGGTAAAGCTTTAGATCATGTATATCGTGTTCAATTGAGCAAATATGATATCAATAAGGATATATTGATAAAAGATGGTATGGGTCTTTATAAATCTCTTACAATGACTCCGGAAGAAAAAATACTTAAGGTAGAAATTGGAAATATAAGAGATAAGTATAATAAAAATAACACCTTTAAGAAAACAGAAAAAAGAATGAAATCTGCTTTGAGGAATGGTAAAAAATTTATTACATTTTTCAGAGTAAATGAAGAATATGGATTTTTAAGTCAATGGTTTAGATGTAATTTTAAAATGATGCTTGGTGGAGAGGAATGTAAATTTACATCTGCTGAACAAGCTATGATGTTTATGAAAGCAAATTTGTTTGATGATCATCAAATTAAAGAAAGAATTTTAAAGACACACGATCCAAATGAAGTTAAAAAATTAGGAAGACAGGTAAAAAATTTCAATGAATATATGTGGAGTGTATCTAACAAAAAAATAGTTAATTCCATTAATATGTTGAAATTTAATCAGAATGAGGATCTTAAAGAAAGATTGCTAGCAACTAATGATACAGTATTGATTGAAGCTAGTCCTTATGATAAGATTTGGGGTGTTGGTTTATCTGCCGATGATCCTAGGATAGGTGACCCAGATAAGTGGTTGGGTAAAAATTTGCTTGGGCTTTGTCTGATGAAGGTTAGAGATAGAATTCTGTTTGAAAAAGAAATTCAGGAGATATCATGAATAAGTTTTTTACATGGATAAAAAGTTTCTTCAAATCAGATGAGTGTCAACATGATTTTTATCTTATCAAAACTATGTCTCTCTACGAAATAGAGTGTGATTGTTTTGAAAAAAGGGGTCAAAAATCACTAAGACCAGATTTTTTTACTTCAAGTAAATTTTATTCCATTAGGGTCTGTTTGAAGTGTGAACAAGTTTTTGATGACATTACACCAATATATGAGCTTTATGATAAGAAAGAAAAAGAACATAAAGAACGTAAACAAAAAGTAAAAGAAATTCTTGAGAGAAGTCAAGGCTCCGTAGAAGCCCGCTAAGGCGACGGGTGGTGCTAAGGTGGTGACGCACCACCCGGCACTCATAACGCCTATGCGACGCGCTCCGGGCCTCTCAGGCGGGGTCTGCTGGTTTCGCTGATACGACCCAGACCCCGCCATTCCTATTTTTGAGAACGGCCGGATATTCCGACAAAATTTGACCTACTTTTCTGATTTCATGCTATATTAAGGTACACGTTGAAATAAAGATATAGGTTACTTATCACTAGACCTGACTGCTGACAAGCAGGAGGGTCTATTTTTTTGGAGTGTAATAATGAATGATGATTTATTACTGGTTTGGGATCCAGTTGCTAAGAATTATATCCTGTTGAATTTTATTAATAAAATAGATTATGATCTTTCTATAGATATAGCTTCATACTTGGATTATGAGACCGGCCCGTCGCTTCTAGGTCTTTATAGATGCTCTAAAAATGCTGCTGAAATTACTATTGCGCAAAAAACAATAGAGCGAAAAGTAGAGAGAAGGCTTTATGAAGACTATGGTGCTTGGATGCGTCCCAAACCATTTATCGTGATTGAATCAAAACTCTCTTATTTTATTAACGATAACCAAATTCCTCCAGAACAAGAATCTTGTATAAAAGAAATTTTTGAATCTCTAAAGAAAAAGCCACACGATACTTGTGTGTATCTAAAAACACAACTTTACAAATAACAGAACTTTCATTTGTCCGCAAAGGAACACGATATGGACCCATTCAAAGCGTTTCGAAAAGATTTCGATGCACATTTCAACACATTGACTGCTTCGAATACTCAACTTTTTATTGCCGATATTGATCCTGATAAACTTTGGCAGATTTACCTTGATTCTTTTCCAGCAGGTACTAATGAGATTTACAAGGAAAGAAGAGAGCATGATTGTTCTTGTTGCCGAGCATTTTTGAAGAACTACGGCGGGATTGTCTACATTGAAAATGGTAAAATGGTTTCATTGTGGGATTTTGAAACTTCTCAATATCCTTATCAAGAAGTCATTAACGCAATGAAAGCATATGTAGACACATGTACAATCAAGAATGTTTTCATTTCACCAGAACGTATTCTTGGTCAGTGTTCAAGTAACAAACAAATGATGGAAGATGGTACTGTTAAAACATGGTATCACTTCTTTGCCGAAGTTCCTCGCAGTATGGCCCTGCCAGATAAAACTGCACGTAACCGTAAGCTTTCTAATATGGAAGCTACATTGCAAGTATTCAAACGTTCTATGGAAGAACTTTCTTTGGATGCTGGCGAAACAGTGCTGGAACTTATTGATCAAGGATCTTTATACCGCGGAGATGAATTTAAAAAATCAGTTTCGGACTTTGTTAAGGCAAAGAAACAATTTGAAAAAGTAGACGGCGAAAATCGTTTGATTTACTGTTGGAACAATATGTTCGATAACTCTGCACAGCGTATTAGGAATACGGCAATTGGTACGTTGTTGATTAACTTATCAGAAGGTGTAGATATTGATAAGGCTGTACGACAGTTTGAAAGAGTTGTAGCTCCGGCGAATTATAAACGGCCGCAACCTATTTATACCAAGGCGATGATTGAAGCTGCCCGTAATAAAATCGCCGAAATGGGATTCGCGAAATCATTGCAACGTAGACATGCTACTATTTCCGATATATCCGTCAATGATATCATCTTTGTAAATCGTGACGTCAGAGAACATATGAAAGAAGGTGACGTCTTTGATGAATTGATGGGTGGAGCAGTGAAGAAATCCGCCGATGTGAAAAAGTTTGATAAGGTTGAGGAGATCTCTATTGAAGACTTTATCAAAAATGTAGTGCCAAAAGCTCGTGAGATTCAAGTCATGCTTGAGGGTAGGCATGAAAGGAATCTTATGAATATTGTTGCACCAGTTAATAAAGATGCTCCAAGTATGTTTAAATGGGGTAATAATTTTTCATGGTCATACAATGGTAACATCGCCGATAGCCAAATTAAAGAAAATGTTAAGAATGCTGGTGGTAATGTAAATGGTATAATGAGATTCTCTATTCAGTGGAATGAAAATAATGATAATGTCATAGATTTTGATGCTCACTGTATTTGTCCAGACAATTCAGAAATTGCATTCCACACATGCAAGTATCCAAAATGGCATAAAACCGGCGGTACTTTAGATGTAGATATTATCACACCCAGAGGAGTCGCGGTAGAAAATATTTATTGGCCCAATACTGAAAAGATGAGAGGTGGATCTTATACATTCTATGTGCATAATTATTTTAGTGGTCGTTCTAAAGCTGGATTTAAAGCTCAAATTGAGTGTGATGGCGAGATTCATGAATTTGAATATGATAAGCCGTTAGATGGTCATCAATCTATTCATGTATGCAAGGTAGAGTTCAATAAAAAACAAGGTGGATTTACAATCAATCCCATTCTACAATCTAATCAATCTACACGTAGTATTTGGGGAGTAGATACTAATCAGTTTACACGTGTTAAATGTATGATGTTTAGTCCCAATTTCTGGCATGAAAAACAAGTTGGAAATAAGCATTACTGTTTCATTCTTGAAGGATGCAAAAACGAGGATAGTCCTCGTGGTTTCTTTAATGAATTTTTGCAGGAGGATTTGAATCCGCATAGAAAAGTTTTTGAGGCACTTGCTTCAAATATGAAAGTTGATTACAGTGATGAGCAACTTTGTGGAGTAGGATTTTCATCCACTCAAAGGAATCATCTTATCGTTAAAGTTGACGGTAAGTTTCAACGTACTCTTAAAGTTAAATTTTGAAAGGTAATTAAAATGTTCGATAAAGCAACACGTCTGAAGCTGCGATTTCAAAGTGACAAACATGGTTTGGTTTCTACAGAAGATTTGTGGGATATCAGCATGGCTGAACTTAACCGTATGGCCAAAGCTTTGAACCGTAAGCGTAAACAGAATGAAGAAGAAGATTTTCTTGCTGAGACTACTAAAGAAGATCAATTGACCAAGTTGCAATTTGATCTTGTTCTTCATGTACTAAGTGTTAAAAAGCAGGAAAGTGAAGAGGCTAGATCTGCTAAAGCTCGTAAGGAACTCAAAGATAAGTATTTGGAAGTTCTTTCAAGGAAGCAAGATGCTGCACTTGAGAATCTTTCAGAAGCAGATCTTTTGGCTAAGATCAATGAGCTATAAGTACGATACGTTTGAAGATTGGTACGAAGAGTTGGAAGGATTCTCTCTTCGTGCCGAACGTATTCCAAAAGAGGCTGTAAGTTGGGTCAAAGCCGCATTTGAATCTGCAAGAGAAAAAAAGCTACCCTTTGAAGGATTCGTTGCCCTACCTTTCATTGATGACGCTCACTGGGAAATGAAACCCGGCGGTGGTATTATGAAAAGCGATAAGAAAACTTTGTCTTGGTGTATAACCAAAAAAGAATTTTGGGATAAACATGGATACTTAGATGAATCTGGTGAAGGATTAGATATACCAGATTTTAGCGAAGATATGGAAGCTGTATATTCATATCAACCAGATTGGCCGTGTGACAATTTAGAAAAACAATCAAAACTGTTGACAGATTTAGGTTTCGAGGTTTTAGAATTGGGATTGATATCATTATCATGAAAACACAAACACCAGTACTTAAAGTTGGTACCATTGCACAGCATAGTGAGTACGGTAAAATCAAGATTAAGAAAATTCATCGAACTTTTGTAGAGATTTCTCTGGTCAAGAAAAATCCTATCAGAGTTACTTTTGAAGATTGTGAGAAACTTTTTGGGGAGTCTGTATGAAAATATTTATTCGAATGTTAATGATTGGATCTATTATGGTCCTTCCATTTGTTGTTTTAGGTTTAACCTTCTTACATGAATATTTAGTAAAAACCTTAGCAATAGATCCTGAAGTTGCGGGAACAGGCTGTATTGTATCTGGATTATTGTGTGGTGCAACTACTGTAGCAGTATTGATATTGCTTGGAGATACTATGGTTGATATTAAAAAGAATGAAAATAAGTAATTAATGGCATCGTGGCGGAACGGCATACGCATCATAAGGTGCATTCATGGTGAAAGCCATGTCTAAATGGTGTAAATTCAGAGAACCCTAAGCGTGAAGAAAACCTTGAGCGTGAGCAAATAGGATGACTTAGCTTTATGCTAACTCGTATGGGAACCCTGAGCCAAGCTGTGTTGGAATTCTAGATACACCCTAAGCTGGTACTTATTCAAGTGGGATAAATAAAGCCAGACAACACAGAAGGTGCAGAGACTATAATCACCTAGCTAAAGCTTAGGCAAAGCTAAAGGGATAGTCCAGACCACAAACTAAACCCTGTACCCCTGAATATGATTCAGTTCATAGAAACTCGGATAAGTTCAGCAGGAATTAAAGGGGTAAAAAACTTAGGCAGTGAAAACTGTAGTGGTATGCAGACTTAAAATCTGAGGGGGTGAATACCCCATGTGGGTTCGACTCCCACCGGTGCTACTTTGGAGTAAACAATGCAAAGATTTATTCATGAATCTAAAAAACCAGATGCTGAAAAGAAGTCATGTTCAGACTGTTTCTTTTTGCGTGGTGCAGTAACACTTTGGTGTCTTAATGAAGAGGCCCGTGATTATAGAGGTACTAGAATACCGGGTGTTTATAACTGCCATTTTTGGGAACCGGGATTGACACCAGAAGATTTACCTGAAATTCCTTGGTACTTGAGAATGTTAGGATATTCTCATAGATGCAATTGGAATAATATTTATGTTTGAAAACTATAATGTGGTAGACTAGTATGCGTATATTATCAAACCAAAAGGATTCTATTATGAACGAAGAGCAATTCGCCGTCGTTATTCCTCTGGAACACAAAAATGAATTCCTAACCTTTAACTGCGAAGAAGTCGCCGATAAATATTTAGCCGAAAATATTCATCTCGGTGCTTACAAGATTCGTTACTTTCTTTTTGAGGAAGATTCTGAAGATGCGTGATCAAGATTTCGAACTTGGAGTACTTTTATCTAGTTTATTCTGGTTTATAGTATGTAATATTTCATTATCGATCAATAATGATCTTTGGGAAATAGACGCTGTAGAAGCTGGAGTCGGCCGATATAATCCCACTACCAGTCATTTTGAATGGATCCAACTTGATGAAGAAACAATAACTGAGTCTGAAGAAAATGGACGATGAAAAGATTCTCTACGTAATCTCATATCGAGAACACATTTACTATGAAGACTTCGAAGATTATTCTTACGGAGCTAAAATTTGCAGAGGGCCGCAAGTACAGGCCATCATTCAATCTTTGAAACAGCAACAGTATGAAATTCTTAATGTTCACAAATTTCACGAGGATGGAAATTGATACTTATATCTTTGTATCTATCTTCATCCTCTATGTAATTTGGCAAGTCCGCCGTATATGGCGTGGATTGTATATCAATGATGAAAAATATTTGGATCCTTCTACTAATTATTGGTGGAATTAGTCTAATAATATCCACAGATAAATATCCATACCATATGTGGCCGGGTATAATCTTTCTGATGTTGGCACAAATTCTCAGCATTATATTTCAAATAGAAAAAAAGTATGAGGCTTTGGAGAGAAGGGTGGATAGAAAACTTTTTAAAAATAAGCTACCGTAGCTCAGTGGATAGAGCGTTTGGTTTCTACCCAAATGGTCGAGGGTTCGAATCCTTCCGGTAGTATTGTGGAGTTCAGTATGAACTTATCTCAAATTTTAGTTGCCGGTACTATGTTAGTTGTCGGCGTATACTTAACTGTTACTTTTATTGATGCAGGAAAAACTAAATGAACACACCGGCTATTCTCCTTTCTCTACTTTGTGCTTTCTCTCAACCACAAGCAGAACTTACTCCAGTTCCAGATCCGTATATTGAAACAAATATTGATCCACCAATGGGTACTTATTTGTATTGTTGGAATAAGTTGGATCAACTCATTGCCTTAAACGATTTTATGTTGCTTCTTATTCAGCAACAAAACGATCTTCTTCAAAAATGGCTGGATGAGGGTGGATTGTCTGAAGATGATCAACAAGCATTGGACGACATTCAAACTCTACTGAATAGTTTGTTTGATGCACGGCAGCAACTCATGAATGATATTATCCAAGCTGGTTGTTTGGCAGTTGCAATTCCGCCGATTTAATAAAATGATGCCCTTTCGTCTAATGGTAAGACGGCAACTTTTGGAGTTGCATACGGCGGTTCGATCCCGTCAAGGGCTATTTTTATAATATTTGATCCATTTTCTAATAGCGTTATCACTAACTTTATATTTTCTTCCAGTACCTAAATAACCTAAAATTTTCACATCTTGTTCTAAAACTTCAAGAGGTGGACGCTCAACTTTTCTTAAATGAAATCTAGGTTTATTTCTTTTGTTTTTTGTGTGTTTTTTTCTTTTTTGTCCACGACAATATGTACTTGTTTGTGAATGACAATTAGGACATAATAAAGTTAAATTGCTTAATTCATTATTAAGAGGATCACCATCTTTGTGTTCTAAATGCATTACAAGTTTTTTATTTTGCCAGTCTGTTATGTTACATTCATAACATTTGTTTTCTAAGAAGCCTTCATTAATCAACCTTTTCTTTAGATTACTACTATTCACACACCGATTCTTTTGAAGAAATTCTTCAATAGGTTTTTTTATAAACTTATTACGCTCCCAGCGTTTTGCATTAAAATGACTAATATCAATATTTAATTGTTTTACTCTTTTATTGAACATCCTATAATTTTGTGATGCTGTTGTGTACCCCATATTTTTAAGTGCTTCACCTATATTGTTTGATTTTTCAATTGATGATTTAAAATCATCATCAGATACTTTATATGTCATTATAACCTCCTAGCGTATATTACGCAATTTACAGTCGAACCTTTAAAATAAAGGTTCAAGTCCACCCGGGGTTATTTAAAGGAAAATACAATGGACGAAAATAAATTTACATTATATAGACTATGGGCCAAAGCTTTACTTTGTATCAGTCTGTCTGTACTTGCTGTTATATCTTCATTCTTAGGTCAGGAATCAATTTCTGGCTGGCTTTTATTCTTTGCATTTTTAATTTTACTATCATGACCAAAGAAAGCATGCGTAAACAATGGCGTAAGCCTCACTATTATCCAGATAAAGGTAAACGTGACACTGTATTTGATGAAGTACTAAAGCTTCTCAAAGGTAGTATTGGTCAAAAATGGGATAATGTTTATTCTAAAATTTGTACTAAATACAAAGGCTGGAAAAGATCACGTGCTGATTATTGTATAGAGTTGTACGTAGATCAAGATACTATCATTAAAGATGGTAAGTTGTATGATTCTAAGGATGAACTTCTAAAATCTTACATGAGATTATGTTTTTATGTTTGCCCTAGGACTCAAACTTTACAAAAATTTAAACGCAAACCATATCGCCGTGAAAAGAAACAGTATAATTTGATTGAGCTTGATAACCAATTATTTTATAAATATAACAATATTTGGTATAGAGTAAAAGCTTCACCTCTAAAACAGATAAGCAAAAAATCTTCTCCAAGTAGCAAATTAACATATCACTATCAAATATTCAGACCGACCGCATGTGATGTATTTTATCCATTTACTGGATCTTATAATGATTGTTGTGGTTTCTTTTATCATGGTAAGTACGGCAAATACATTACTCTATCCCACAAAGAGCAAGCCAATAGTAAGGAAGTTAAAAGGTTAAACAATGTCACTATATGATACTATTAAAGCAAACAGATTACAAGCACGTAAACTTAAGAATCAATTAGCGATTGATGTCTATTGTGTAATCCTTTATGAGTGCGATTCTGCAAATGATACAACTGACTCGTTTGTACTTAGTCGAATCAATAAACTCATTAAGTCTAATGAAGAATCTCTTGCACACAAACCTGACAATAAATTACAAAGGGAAAATGAACTACTGAAGGAATTTATTCCTAAATTGACTATCGGCGATATTGAAAAAGTGATGGATGGGAAAGCTTTACCTAAGAATGACGGTAAGAAAATCGGTGTTGTTTGTAATGCTTTGAAGTCGGCCGGTTATGTGCCGGATATTAATTTGGTTAAGGAATTCCTAAATAATGTCTGATACATTAGTATTTTTTATACTGATGGGACCACTCTTATTGTTTTGGACATTCCGACTTTGTTTTTTTATATTATATCCATCAAAATATGCAAAAGTTCCATCAGAGGATTGGGATTGTCCAATACCATTTTTGGTATTCTGGTACTTAACACTTTTAATGCTTATATTAATATGTGCTGGTTTTATAATTGCTATTCCATTTATGCGGTTGCAAAGTTATAGAAAAAAGAATGGTCATTAATGTTACTTCAAGACTTAGTAGAAAAGAAACTAATTGAACCACCTACTTGGTTACCAAGTAATACTCATTATCTAACTGTGATGGGTAGTCAAGCGTATGGTGTTGCTACGGAATGGTCTGACCTTGATATGTACGGCGTTGCAATTCCGCCGAAAGAATATCTTTTCAAACCAAATGTAATACACGGTTTTGATATTGACACTAAGGTTTTTAATAACTGGCTTCAACATGATGTGCAAGATAAATCTTCTAAGAAACATTATGACTTTCAAATCTTTAATATAGCTAAATATTTTCAGCTTCTAAGAAAAAATAATCCAAATATTATTGACTCTCTATTTGTTCCTCGTGAATGTATCAAACATATCACTCAAGCATTTGAAATCATTAGAGAAAATAGACGCGGCTTTTTACATAAAGGTTTATTCAATACGTTTAAGGGATATGCTTACGGTCAACTTACTGATTTAAAGAAAGCAAAGAAAAGCTGTGCTTTAATATGGAGCTTTGAAGAAAGTGCTGGAATACCACACAGTACTACATTTGCAGAAGCTCAAACTCTTGGTAATTCTAAATACTTAGAGATTTACGTCGATGGTGTAAATAAAAGTAAGAGATTTGAATCACAAAAGATTCATGGATTTGATCTTAAGTTTGCATATCATGTATATCGTCTAGTATCTCAAGCTGAATATATGCTTACTCACGGCGATTTAGATCTTCAAGAATCTGGTCGAGTAGCAAAGATGAAAGCTATCCGTAATGCTGAGGTGCCGGAAAAAGAAATAATTCGATGGTTTCAAGAGGCTGAACATAGACTTGAAAGATTAAAAGAAACTTCTAAATTACCAGATCGACCGAATGAAAATTTTATTCGGGCATTACTAATGAATTGTTTAGAATCTCATTACGGCAACATAGAGCGGGCGCATAAAGATTTAGATTCTATTATTGTTGATGAAATTTCTTCTATCTTTAGAAAGTATGGGAAGTGATAAATGAAATTGCTCAAAACAATACTTATCATTATAATGATTTTTGTTTGGGTTGATGTATATTTTCATTTTAGTTTCTCAAAACCTAAGTTTTCACAAACAAATATTCATTTGCGTAACTTAGAAAAAAAAATGGTAGATATGTTGGAAATACATTATGATTATCAATTAATGATTGAAGAAAGACCTAATCATATTATGTATAACGATTGGGTAAAAAATTCTAAAAAAATTATGAAAGAGTTTGAAAAGTTGGATAATGAACGTCAACAATATTTTGAGGATTTAAAATGCACAAAGCAATAGTGTGTAAAGTTACAGTTACTCCACACCCAGATCCAGAAGTACATAGTTTAGCCGTTGGCACAGTAATGGGTGAAACTATTATTGTCGGCAAAGATACTCCGGACCAAGCATTGGGTTTATACTTCCCGTGTGAGTTGCAGTTGTCCGCAGAGTTTGCGGCGAAGAACGATTTGATCCGCCGTAAGAATCCAGAAACTGGTGCAAATGAAGGCGGTATGTTCGATCCAAATCGCCGCGTCCGCGTACAAAAATTTCGAGGCGTCCGATCTCATGGATTCTGGTGTCCTCTTTCTTATCTAAATCACTTCGGAGATACGTCTGCATTAAAAGAGGGCGATCAAATAGATGAGTTTGCAGGAATACCAATCTGTTGCAAATATATTTCACGCAGAAACCCTCATCGAAACTCTTCACAAAAACCAACTAAGAAAAAAGAACTATGTTTTCCTGAGCATCGTGATACAGAACAGCTTAGGTATAATATTGAAAAGATAAATATTGGTGATGAGTTAATCATTACAAATAAAGTTCATGGTTGTGTAGAGCGTAATACCAAAGTTCAAACATTAGAATTGGGCACACAAAAAATCGGAGATATTGTTGATCTTAAACTTACTGTGCATATTAAAGCACGTGATTTAAACACACATCAGGATATCTATGTCCCAATTGATGAATTTTATTATGTTCCCAATGATGGTGAATGGTTCGAGTTGGAGTTCGATGATGGCTCTAAATTGACCATTACAGGAAATAATCCTGTCTGGCTTCCAGAATTTTCAGTTTATAGAAGAGTTGATGAATTAAGTATCGGAGATCTATGCTTATCAGATGAGTAGTCTAATATCAATTTATTGATATCTTTAACTAAATCTGATTCCCATATAATCAACACCTGATAACCTGCTAAAACAGCATGTCGATTTTTAAGTTCATCAAATTCCCATTTTTCTTTCACTATTTTTTCACCGCTTGACCCCTTAAGGATTAAATCATTCGGTTTGTAGATTAATGGATTTCCATGCCAATAATCTCCATAAACTTCTATAATCTTTTTAGTGTTAGATATAAATATATCATAAGCAAAATATCGACCAGATTTTTTAGGAAGCTTAAACTCAATAGCAATCTCAATGTCAAGTTCTTGACATATAGTTACAACTTTTCTATGAATTGATGAATATATATTTTTCCCTCGTGAAGTTGTAATTTTGTATGGTGATTCTACACCATATTTTTTTAGTAGAGTTTGAACAGATTTTCTTTTAACTGATTCACGTTGGAAAACATTAGTGATACCTTCTTCTTTTAACAGCCTCTTCTCCCATCTCTTTCTAGACGGGTGATTTTTACTAAAGTTGTGATGTTTGACTTTCTTTCTACAAATTTTCGCAGATTCAGACAAAGTCCTACATTTGAATCCAACCTTCTTCATTAATGTGTACACAATTGCGTATGAGTTGAGTTTGTATGCTTTTTGAATATCTATCGCAGACATTTTTAAGTGATTATATAAAAAATCAAATTTTTGTAATGTCATTTTCCTACAAAACTTTTTCCATTTTTTACACGTCTTCTTATGGATACCTAATTGACCTCTTTTTTGAGCTTTAAAGTTACATTTTTCACAATTCATCTTACACCTCAAGTACATGGAGTCGTGTAATTTATTACACAGAAAACCAATGAAATACAAGAAAATCACCAAGATTACCAAACTAAGAAAGAAAAATGATCGATACGATCTAACGGTGTCAGCAACAAATAATTTTTATGCAAACAACATTTTAATACATAACACTTCTCAAAGAACTGGTCGAGTACTCGCAAATCGAGAACTTAATTGGTTTGAGAGATTTCTTCGTCGTTTGGGTATTCCCATATCTGAGAATGAGGTAAAAGTACTGAATGGTACTCGTAGAGTTGTCTTAAATGACAAAGGGAAAGAGGGATATCATTGCCCAGATATGAGAGCTAAAGCGGCGGCGAAAATAATTCCATTTCTAGAAGACCATATGATCGTCTACTATGAAGTGGTTGGATTCGAAGGTCCAAATCAGCCAATTATGCCACGTCAACCAACTAAACGTAGCAATAATAAACAATTACGTAAAAAGTATGGTGATACTATAACCTACACTTATGGTTGTGCTGATGGTGAATTCGATGTCTATGTATATAGAATTGTTTGGGTATTAGCTGACGGTAAAACTGTAGATTGGACATGGGACGAAGTTGTATCATGGTGTAATCATCATAATATCAAACATGTTCCAGAACTTACACGATTACATCCTGAAGGTGATGATATAAGAACTGTTCGTGATATGGCAATCGATTATATTGATAAACTCACAGAAGGTGAAGACCCAATAGATTCACGTCACCCAAAAGAGGGAGTATGTGTTCGTATTAACAAACCCGGCTGGCATACTTTCAAACATAAAAGCTGGGACTTTAAAGTTCTTGAACAAATTGTTAAAGATGATGACAATTATATGGATATGGAAGAAGAATCATGAATATTGTAGTTTTGTCTTATAAACAAAAACCCGTTGAATGTATAACTATTAATGGAGGTTTACCTGAGCAATTTACTAAAGAGCAGATAGAAAAGAAAGTAGTTGCTTCATATTGTCAAGAGTATAATCAGTCACCTGATTTTTGGTCAGCCCGTTTGTTTTCTGTTACAAAATCTTTAAAGGTTAATAAAAATGAGTAGAGTTTGGATTGAAACTGATGTTGGTATTAAAAATGTTCCTGAATATCGCCGTGCCGAAATTAAAAATCATGTCTATACGTTAAATTTTAATCCTTTGGTTGGGCCGTACCTATCTCATACTTTTGAGAAGTTTGAAATGCCTGATAAGGTTTATGATATTGACCAACCCTTCATTGAAAGATGTATCAAACAATTTCATTTTCAAAAAGAAAAGAATCTTGGTATTCTGTTAAGCGGCCTTAAAGGAACTGGTAAAACGTTTACGGCAAAACTTTTATGTAATCAGTTGGGCTTGCCGGTAATTCTTGTACAGAATCAAATTCCAAATATTGCACAGTTTATTTCAAACATTGATTTTGATTGTGTGGTTTTAGTTGACGAATATGAGAAAGTTTTTCCAGAAGATGAGCGTGGTGCTTTGCTTTCATGTATGGATGGCGTGCAAGATCCTAAGGCAAAAATTTTCTTTATTCTAACCGCTAATAAACTTAGCGTAAACCCAAATCTTTTAGAAAGACCAACACGGATCAGATATTTGAAAAAATATGATTCGCTTTCCAAAGCTGTTATTGAACAAATCATTGATGATCTTTTGGAGAATAAAGATTTTAAAGATGATCTTGTAGAAAGTCTTGTAGAGCTTTACAATATATCAATCGATATTGTCATGGAAGTAATTCGCGAAGTTAATATGCATGAACAGCGTGCAAGTGACTTTATTAGTTACTTTAATTGTGGATCAAGTACAAATTCAAGTTACTACGGTAATAACTGTGTGGATATTTGGGTACTTGATGGCGATAAGAAGTTGGTATGGAAGAAAAATGTTTATCTGAATTCAGCGTTCGATCCTGATGACGATACATTAGATGAGCCATACATCATTGATAACTTTGGTTTTCAAATTTGTAAGATCAAGGAATATACTAGTAAGAATACGGCGAAAGTTGAATGGATCCTAACACCGCAATTTTACAAATATATCTGTGATTGTTATTTCGGCCGTTATAATAAAGCGGCATCTGTAGATATGTGGTCTGAAAATGAAGATAAAGATCCTATCAAGTCTATAAAGGATAATTATAAAGAACAACAAGATGAACTTGTGAAAAACAATTCACAACTTGAAGAATTGAAAAAGGATTTTGAAAAATCCCGTAAGCATATTACCTTTGAAGGTAAAAAGCTTATTAAGGATGTAGAAATCCGATTTGCACGTCATCGTTCAACAAATATTGCATATCGTAGTATGCAAAGTCTTTACCATTAATGATTTCTCAATCGTTTTCTAATTGCGTTATCAGAAACTTTTAAAGATCTTGCAACTACAGAATAATTGGTTTCAGATACCATTTTCTTTAAAGATTTGGTATCTGGCCAATTAATTTTAGTCGGTCGTAATTTTGACGCACATGATCTACATCTCAACGACTCTTTTCTTATTTGCTCAGTGCAGTCTTTACATTTTTTTTTATGTTTAGGGTTTTTAGATTTCTTTTTTAATTGATCATGTTCATATTTGTGACAATTTGGGCATAAAATCATTAAGTTATCTAAGCTATTATTGTGATGGTTACAATCAATATGGTGTAATTCTAGAGGTATAGAATCACCCCTCCACTCTTTTGCACCACATCCTTGGCATTGGTGTTCGAAATATCCTTCGTTAAGTAATCGTAAACGTAATGCATTGGAGTGTATATGAGCTTTATTATCTAAGTAATATTTAGTTGATTTTCTATTTAATGCTTTTTTACCCTTCATATGTCCCTGTCCAGTAAAATGAGATCGATCAATACCATGTTTATCTATTCTTTTTCCAATATTTGAATAATTTCCGCCAGTTTCTTTGAGTCCTAGTCTCTGTAAAACTTGTCTTATAGATGTGCATTCTCGAACAATTGGTTCTAATAATTCTTTTGTATATTTCATAATTAATTCCTTATGGTAAATGTGTATATAATATATTACGCATGTATACCATAATTAATTAAAAAAAGTTTATAAACGGCACTGTATCCCAATAGGCAAGAGGACGCTGCCTTAGAAGCAGTGAGTTGAGAGTTCGAATCTCTCCAGTGTCAATCCTTGTCGGTTCGAATCCGACCTCGGCTATTATGAGTAGTTAATTTAAGGGGGAGAATCTAAATGTCTTGTGAAGACAATGAATCATGTCAAAATGAAAATCTAGAATTGCATACATGTCCTTATCGCGAAGAAATAGAAGATGATCATCTATCATTATGCGATTGTTGTGTCTTTTGTATGCAAGAGTGTCGTAATGCAATTTAAGGATATAACTTAATGAATTATTATCAGTATATCGCCTTTATACATCTAACCGGTGTTATATTACATCTAATTTACATTTTTGGTTACTGGCGGTTATATAAATGTGTTCCAATGTGGCATTGGCTTGAATGTAATAGAAATAATGAGGATGATGGACCGTTTTGTTTTATGGCTACTTCAGTACACTTACTAGCTTGGCCGATAATAGATTGTATTTTAATATTGTGTTTAATAATTTTTAGCCTTAAAAGGATATATGATGCATAAAATAATGAAAGCTTTAATCGTATTGTTTTGTTTTGGATCATCAATTTTAGCTATGGCTGGAAGCGTTGTTGGTCAACACTATCTAATTCAAGATATGGGTATGGAAAAAGATATTGTTATCCCAGCTTTGATTGCGATTAATATAACATTGTTAGTTGGTATGCTTTTTGTAAGTTCTATACTTGTTCAACAGGATAAAAAAGATGATTAGTATTGACAGTCATGTCATTCAACCCACCGTTTTTCCCGACAAAACTAGTCAAGTTTGGCATCTTTCTGCAGAAATGTGTTTACAAATTGTTGCCGATAAACATGTAAAAATTGATTGGCAATTTGAAAATGAATCAGAAATCTTTCATATTTGTCAGCTTTGCGACTTGCTCAGATCATATTGTCCAGATTTAGTAATTACATTACATGCTCCATACTTACCTTATGCCAGACAAGACAAATCAATAAATAACAATAATACATTTGCATTATTTACTTTTGTAGGTTTAATGCGTAATTATGTAAATAAAATTATATGCTTTGATTTACACTGTTGGCATGATGTACTTGAGGGTTTCATTACTGTTCAATCACCCGATCATATTATTCGTAGAATTATTAAACAATATAAATATGATTACACAATTTATCCAGACGAATCTGCCGCAAAAAGATATATTTTACGAACAAACAAGGATTTTGTTTTACTTAAACAACGAGATCCTGAAACTGGCTATATTACCATGTCTGAACCCTTAGCAAGAAGTAAATTTAAAGACTTACAAGGGCAAAGATGTCTAATAGTAGATGATATTTGCGACGGCGGTATGACATTTAAGCTCGCGGCCGAAGCAATACATAAGAATACCAAACCCAAATGTGTAGATTTATATTGCTCACACTTGATACTTTCTAAGGGTGTAGATACTCTATACGAATCTGGTATTACAAATATTTATAGTAGAAAAGGTTTGGAGTACTCAAAATGAGAACCGTTTACTTTATGTTCGGTTTGCCGGGTGCCGGTAAAACAACTTGGATACAAAATAGGTTAGATAATTTTTTCGACCCAATTATTATATCCGCTGATGAAATCAAAAAACAAAACCCTTTATATAATCCAGCATTTCCCGAAGCTCTACATCAATTAAGTGTAGAAAGAGCAGAACAACAGCTTATAAACGCCGCTAAATCATTAAAATATAGTACAATATTCTTTGACGGTGGTGGTATCAATAATAAGTATAATGCGAGATTGATGAGTGAAGTTGATCAGATCGGTGAGTATCAAATTGTACTTGTTAATATTGACACGCCACTTGCAGTTTGCTTAGAACGAAATAAGCAGCGAGAAAGAACAGTACCTGAATCGGCGATTATTAAGAAAGCAATTATTAAAAATCGTTGCTACCACAGATTACTTGAATACTGTGATGATGTCGTTGACGTTCCATACTATACCAACAAACATATCTTCTTTGATATGGATGGTACGCTTGCGGCATATCAACACATGCCGTTAGATGAAAACGGCAACATTAATTTTACAGATGGGGAATATTTTAAGTATGCTAGACCCGTTCAACCAGTTTTGGACCGCATTCTTAATCGTGATAACGTTTACATTCTTTCTGCCATGCCTAATAGCCAAAGTTTACGAGAAAAAGAGGAGTGGCTTGATAAGCACGCCCCTTTTATTCCTAAAGAAAATCGTTTCTTCGTTGGTAATAAACGTTATAAATATGTGGAAGCGCTTTCTATCATTCGTTCGAGGAAGTTGGACAAACGAGACGTAACCGTAGTAGATGATGATCATCAAGTTTTGACATCATTAAATCAAGTTGGAGTTAATGCAATCCACATAAGTGAGTTTTTAACATGGTAGAAATTAAAAAGTATAGTGATACATTTAACATAGTAATGGTTTTAGTTGGCATTTTATCGTTTATTCTTTCTTTGGTTGGTGTCTTTGCAAACATTGCACTATTATGTAAATTAGCATTTTCTGATTTAACTTTTTGGTCATATGTTATTTATGCATCTTTAACAAATCTATTTTTACTATTTACAATTTTTATGACCGTTACAGCTTTAGGTCACACTCTTGGTCAACTTGATTTAGAAGAGAGGTCAAAGAATGAAAAGCGCTCTTAGTGCGGCAGACTTTTATAAGTGTCTCCATCCTAAAATGGTAGCTGATGGAGTTACCAAAGTATACAATAACACAACAGCACGTAATTCGCGAGTTGAAAATGTAGATGAGGTTGTAGTTTTCGGCCTACAATATTTCATTAAACACTACTTAATAGATTATTGGAACAAATACTTCTTCGATCTTGATGAAAACGACGCCGTCAATAGATTTAGTAGAATCCTTAAGCATTGTCTTGGTGTAGAAGAAATCGATTACCCTATTGATAATTTGCGGCAATTACACAAACTTGGTTATCTACCGATCCATATTAAAGCACTGCCAGAAGGATCTAAGTGTCCGACTAAAGTTCCATTCACCACTATGGTTAGTACTCATAAAGATTTTCCGTGGTTGCCGGGATACTTAGAAACCATTGAACAAAATGTTGTTTGGGGTCCTATGACTTCAGCTACTACTGCTAATCATATTCGACAAATGTTAAATGAATTTGCCGAAGCAACTGGCGATCCAAACTTTGTACCTTGGCAAGGTCATGATTTTTCTATGCGTGGTTTGTTTGGTATGGAAGCTGCCGGTGCTAGTGGTGCCGCACATCTTCTAAGTTTTTATGGTACTGATACGATTCCCGGTATTGAATTCCTAGAAGAATTTTATAGTGCCGATATTGAAAAAGAACTCGTCGGTGGTAGCGTTCCGGCAACTGAACATTCTATTATGCAGATTGGAATGGCAAGTTTTAACAACTTGACTTCTGAAGAAGAACGTTACGATGCCGAACTAAAATGGTTTAAAGAACTCTTCAAGAGGTTTCCTAAAGGCATCCTGTCAGTAGTTAGCGATACCTATGATTACTGGAGAGTTTTAACTAAACTTTTACCTGCGCTCAAAGATGAAATTCTTGCTCGGGATGGTAAGCTAGTAATCAGACCAGACAGTGGAGATCCTAGACATATTGTTGCCGGTTACAGAATTACGAGGGTACATCATAATTCAAATTATCAATTTGGTAAAATGAATGAGATGACATATTCCGAGCAAATAGAATGTGCCCAAACCGACGATGGTAGATTTCTGACGGCAAATGGCGAAATTACAAGAGAAGAAGCAATAGGTAGTGTTGCTGTGCTTGATGAAATTTTTGGCAGTACCGTTAATTCTAAGGGTTACAAAGAATTGAATCCTAAGATTGGACTTATCTACGGCGATTCGATTAATTATGATAAGGCTAAGAATATTATTACGAGACTGGTTGAACAAAAGTTCGCTAGTACTAATGTAGTGTTTGGCTTCGGCAGTTTTACATATCAGTATGTTACGCGAGATACATTCGGCATTGCATGTAAGGCCACATCTTGTGTGATCAATGATCAAGTTATATCCATCTTTAAAGATCCTAAGACTAATAAAAATAAACGTGCCGATGGACATTCTGGATTTAAAAAGTCGGCCAAAGGTTTACTGTGTGTCAGAAAAGATACTAACGGTAAATACTATTTGGTGGAGGATGTAACCCAAGAAGAAGAAGCTCTTGGTAATGAATTACAAACTGTCTTTCGTAATGGTGAGATTCAGAATGAAACTACTCTCGCCGAAATTAGAGAAAGGATAGGATGTTGGTAAAAAACGTATGTCAAACATTGTTATTTTTTACAATGTGTTTAATTCCTGTAGGGTGTGATATAACAATACGACTTGGTGAACCGGCCGGTATAAACTCTGGATCTATCACGGCATCATATTGCGCCCTGTTTATATTTCTATTTTGGTTGGGTGAAAGGTTAGGTGATTATGTTAAAACTTCAAGTAAAAGTACGGAGGATGAGAGCCCCTAATTCATTTTATATTATATCTAATCGTAAATTTAGAGAAGATGACGCTAGAATGCTATTAAAGATTGACGGTGTTGGTGCTGTTTCTCCAACATTTGATTGCTATAAAATAGCAATTATGACTGGCGAATTATTTGATATGACAGATGTAATGAATTCTTGTAGAGAAATGGTTAAATTTACACAGATGACTTCCGCAGAAAGAGAACTTGCAGAAAAAGAATCTGGTCAATTTGAAGAAGAGATTACTAATCTTTCCAAAGAAAGGTGTAAAAAATGACAGTCGAAGAAGTTCGTGCACTTGGATGGTCAGTATACGTACGGCATTATCGTAATTATATTGAAAGAATTACTGATCAAAAGGGTAAGACACATAATTTAACAGAACCAATTCTTAGCAATAAGGGTGGTTCTACATCTGTAATTTTACGCAAAGGAGATAAAGAGTTTGTTGGTGAAGCTTTTTGTAGACCTAATGAATTGTTCATTAAAAAAGAGGGCGTGAAACATGCTCTTGGTCGTGCATTTTTCCTTGCAAATTGTGGTGAAGATAATGAGTAATGAAATTGAAGTTCTTGAAGTTCCTTGGTGGAAGACTCAGAAAGATGAAAGAGATTTAAGGTGTGCTGAAACTAAATCTAATAGACCTTTTGTAGATAATGGATCTACGCGAGTTTCGCCAATTATTTCTATGCGTAATAAATTTTCTGGTTTGATGTATGAACATGGTAAAAAGAAAGGTCAGCCTCGCAAGTGGAAACTAATACAGAAAGCATTAAAGTAACAAAAAAAGATTTCTTATATAGATTTCCAACTGATAAGATACCGGGTTATAGAATTAATGATCTTGCTAGACACTTAACACGGATTAATGAATTACGAGGTATTGATTATTATTTTAGACATGAATATAAAAAGGATGTCTATGGTTTTGTATTTAACACTGGCAATATTACCTGTTCTGTAACACAATTAAATTTTGGTGAATTTAAAATCTTTTTTGATATTGAAAAAGTTTTACAAGCACATCGTCATGGAATGTTTGTAACCGGTGGTAATATAGATTTTAATTATGCGAACAATAAAGAAAGATGTTCTCATTATAACATTTATAAAATGTCGCATGAAAATCCACACCGCAAAGAACTTCTTTTGTGTTTGGGTAGTGTTGCTCATCATGTTAGAGATGCTCTTGTAAAAAAACATGATATAGGATTATGTGTAGAAATTATTATTGATATGTTGCAAAAAGCAACTATCAAAGACGGACTTGGTAGATTTTTTAAAGTTAATCGTTGTGAAATGTGCGACGATGTAATTTTAAAAGACAAAGTCTGTAATGTGTGCAAAGAACTTGCTTGAGTTGAGTAAGTTCTAAGTTTTCCCCTTTTTCCAATTGGAGGTTTAAAATGATTCGGGTAAACTTGGTTAAGGCCACTGGTGCGTCTGTTGGTCTGAATGTTGAAGATGGTACGACTGTTGGCAAGCTTGTTAGTGGTCAGGGTATTAACTTCAGCAATTCTATTGTTCGGGTTAATCGTCAGGATGCCGCTGAAGATCAGGTTCTTGGCAATGGTGATATCATCACTGTTACCCAGCGTGATATGAAGGGTGCTGATGAGGTTGATGCTCTTCAAACGAAGACTTACGAAAGCATTGTCAATTTTGGTGCAGGTAAGCTTGCCATCAATGACGGTGTTATCGGTGAGGTTTTGAAAGAAGAGTTTGAAACCGCTTGTAAGGCTCAGAAGACTGTTGTTGCTGAGGTTCTTGGTATGATGCGGGCTGATTCTGGCTCTCTCAACCGAGAGATTGAAGCTACCGAGAAGCGTCTTGCTGATCTGAATAAGCAGCGTGCAGAGGCTAATTATGCTCTGTCTCAGCTTCTTAAGCCTGACGTTTACAATGTGTTTTCTGCAATCGCTTATCTTGGTCTCAAGGGCGATGCATCACACTATTGTGCTCGAATGGGCTGTAGCGTTCCTGACGCAAAATCTGATGTGTGGAAGACTTCTGCAGAGTAGTCTTTCTGTCGTATCTCAAAGACGGGTATGCAAATACCCGTCTTTGTTTTCTTTTTAGGATTCACTAATGGCAGTAGAAGATATTTTAAAAGATCACATAGCTGTATATAGAAACGAATTTCGTCATTTTAAAACAATTGATTTTGATAGACTCGCAACTATTCGTAAACCAGATGTTAATAATATGGATGAGCTTATTGGGGCATTATCTATATTAGCAGAATCTCTTCCGAATAGAGATGCTATGTATCATCTCCAAAATGTATTAAGCCGATCAATGTTTTTAACTGATGATGAAATTGAAAATCAGTTAAATTACATTAGAGAAAACTGTACAAGAATTAGAAGCGTGCGTACTAACTTGTTCAAAGTACGTTCTAAACATATCATTATGGAAGATGTAGTATCCGGAGAAAGTTTTGACTTCGGTAAGTTTGATATTAGTATGATTTTTGGTTACAGTACTTTAGGTGAAAATCACGTCAAGGTTGTTCCAGCTGAAAACAATACTGAAAAGGATGGTATGTTTCATCCCTATGTAAATGGAGCATACAATTTATGTCTTGGTGATTTCAGAAAAATGTACGAAAAATTTGCATCCAATTGTCGCTTAGGAGATGCTTTTGATATAGTATTAAAAGTTCTTACTAAATACGGCGGGGATGAAAATCTTGGTCGGCGAGAAGGTGCTCATTCTCCAATTGCAAAATGGGTTGGTTATGAGTGTCAAGAATGTGGTGATCTTAGGCCAGTAGATGAATTTGTTGCATGTGCAACATCTAATGTTAGGTTGTGTGAAAAATGTGTGAATAGTGGAATGAATATAGATGAGCACACAGGATATCCTCATCTGTCTCATTTCTTAAGTGTGTGTGAGACTTGTGAAAAACGTACAGTTGGTGTGCGTACTCCTAAAGGTGCGGAGAAAAGCATCTGTACTAGTTGTCGAAAAGGTAACTAATAGTGATTATTTTTGATGAAAAAGCTTTCGCGAAAGTTTTATTCTTTCGTGATAATTGTATTGAAAAAAATGTTCAGGGTGGTGGAGAAAAATCAGAATCATTTTTAGAAGTATCTCTTATGGGAATTTCTAAAAATAGTGAGGATGATATACACCGAGTTGTAGATGTTTTGTGTGTACCCCAAGAATGTACCGGCGGCAATACAGAATTTCTTGAGAAAGAATATACTGATTGGCGAGAAGCTCGTATGTTCGATGACAAAATGGACCCTATTACATTCTCACGTATTTGGATTCATACTCATCCCGGAGAATCTCCCAATCCTTCAAATGTAGATGAGGATAACTTTAAGAAAATTAAAGAGGATGCTGATTTCGCTTGCATGTATATTGTGGCAAAAAAGAATAAAGACTATTGTCGTACTATGTATGACTCTCGTCTTGGACAAAAGCAAACTCTTGAATCTGCAAAAGTAATAGTTGGTAATTGGATTGTTCCAACTTCATACATTTTTGATCTTGAAGAAGCTGCTCAACAATATAATATTTCTTATATTGAAGAGTCATTTCTCTCACAATATAAAGCTTTTCATGACAATTGGTTAAAAGAGTTAAAAGAGTGTGTCAGAAAAAAGCAATACAATCACAATATTGGTACTGGTAGGGTTGTAGGACATTATCAACCTAACAGTCATAATGCTGGTTATTACCCAATAAGTAACGGGGCAACAATTCCAGAAGCTGAGGATAAAAAAGAAATTATCAGTCGGCGAATTGCTTTACGTCTTCTTACCGAAAAGAAGTGTCAATTAAATAAAGCTGATTATAAATATTTTGATACACTTTATAGTCATCCAAAAAATGAAGTGGTCAGAATGTTTAGAAATATGACAAACATTGAATCTAAGTTTGATGATCATGATTGTTCTATAATTATGGATGATCATCCAGAGGTTTACCGTGGTTTGAAATGTGTCTTTAACGAATTAACACCGTTAAAGCAGTCATATATCTGTGGTAAATATAAAGTTCGTCCTAACTTTTTACAAAAAGCTCTTGAGCAATATATTAAAGAAGTTCAAGAACTTGGTTATGAAGGAGTTGTATAATGTCTGATGATCGTTACTCTCGTCAATCTGAAATTATTGATCAAGATATTGTTAGCAAAACTAAAGCTTTAATTGTTGGTGTCGGGGCTGTTGGTCGAGAAATCGCACGCACAATTGCCGCCAACGGTGTTGGTAGTATTACAATTTATGACTTTGATACAGTTGAGGAACACAACTGTACTTCGCAGGGTTATAAAACTGCCGATATTGGTAGACCTAAAGTTGAATGTACTGCGGAAGAAATGCATTCTATTAATCCAAATATTGAAATTAAACATATCAATGATAGGTGGCGACCCCATAAAGATTCTTATGATGTTCTCTTCATGTGTGTTGATACTTTCAGTATGAGAGAAAAGCTTTACAAGTTCTATAAAGACAAGGCTAAATTTATCTTTGATAGTCGTGTAGCTGGCGAACAGATTCGTACTTTCGCTTTGGTAGACGACGAATCAAAAGAAGGTTACGCCAATACTTTCTATAGTGATAAAGCTGTACAAAATACTGGTGGTTGTCATAACCCCATGATCAAACATGGAGCAAATATTGCCGCATCTATGCTTGTTTCACAATTTACTTCTGCCGTAATGGGCCGTTATGTTCTTAAGAATTTCCTAATTCATCTGCCGATTGGTTTGTTTGAAGAACTTAAATTTGAAGACGATAACAAAGGTAAGAAGTAATGAAGAAAATTAAGATTAGATTTGATAAGAACTCAACTATTATTGCCGATTATGATGATTGGCTTGTTGATTTTCTTAACCATTTAGAAATGGGGAAAGCAAATCTGGATGATGTTCGAACTTTACAAGTAGTTTTTAATCTACACTGGCCTCCTGTTTATAAAGAAAAATGGGATGGGAAGCCTGAGTTGCAAAACTTTGCAGGATTTTCTGTAATGGTAGATAGACCCTATTACCAACGTAGATTTCGTGGAAAGAAAAATGCGAAAAGAACATAAAGAATTAATTAAAAAATGGGAAAAAGACATAGAGGCCCTCTTAAACGAGGGCTGGTCTTTTAATGATGGTAGAAATTCTTTCAATCTCTCAAAAAGAAAAACATTCAAATTTGAAATACAGGGTAGAACTTTTCCTACAACTGTAAATCTATTTATTGTTCCGTCACAAACTTATAGGGGTAAGCATATCTTTTTAGGAAAGATTAAAACTTTACCCACGTCTAAATATTATCATCCTCATATTGAATTTAGGGCTGGCAGCGATCGTTTTGATATTGTCTGTTGGGGTCAATATAAAGGTATTATTAATAATAGATTTGAAGCGAATGAAATTCCGCCGACTATGATATCTGATGCGTTACACCAATTTATGGTTAATTGTGATATGTATGATGCAACTGGTGTAACAATGCATTTAATGATTAAAAGATGCAAAGATTGTGATGATATTCTTAAAGCACGAAGATTTACATACTGTGATCGATGTCGAAAAAATAAGGGTTATATAAAATGAATGTTTTAATTCAAGAAATATTTTCAAATTTAAATAAAGCAAAACACACTCGTAATATTGAAGCTATGCAAGCATATCAATCTCTTTTAGATAATATTAATACATTATCACAGATTACTACAGTTAATATTAGAACTCAAGCTAAAATTCTTTCACAGAAATTAATGATTGATGCTGAACGTGGCAATGATAACAAGAAAAGGCGTCAATCTAACTTGATTCAAGAATTTGTTACTCCACGGCTAACTCTTGATAATCTAATGAAGTTAGTACCCACAGAAAAAATGTATGGAGATATGCGTCAGAATATGACGTTTATTAAAATGCAATTAGCAAATAATAATTTACGAGCGGTTAACGCCGATATTCGTACATGTGTAAAAAGAAAGATGGAAGAACGTAAACGAAATGAAAGCAATACTGACAGTAGGAATTAGTGCTTCTGGAAAAAGCACATGGGCTGATGAGCATTGTCGTAAGACAGGTGCGATAAATATTAATCGTGATAATATGAGATTTACTTTGTTTGGCCATAAAGATTGGTCAACTTACAAATTTAAATCTTCTGTGGAAAATTTTGTTACAGCCGTTAATCTTAAGATAGTTGAGCATTGTTCTGTTATACAAAAAGATATTGTCATATCAGATACTAATTTACATAGTGGTTCCCGCAAATCGTTGATTTCAAAACTACAATCTCTTGGATACGAAGTATCCATTAAAGAATTTCCCATTAAATTAGAGGAAGCACAGAAAAGGGATACGGCGCGGACAAATGGCGTTGGTCCTCAAGTTTTGTATAGGCAATGGGGACAGTGGCTTAAATATCTGTCTGAAGATGGCCGATATAAATTTTACAAACCTAACAAAGATTTGCCATCATGTATTATCTGTGATATTGACGGCACTATTGCGGAGATGCATAATAGAAAGCCGTTTGAGTGGGATAAGGTTTACAATGATAAGCCACGAGATACTATTATTGATATGGTTGCATCATTAGCCATAACTAGAAATTATCAGGTGGTATTACTCAGCGGTAGAGATTCGGCCGCAAGATCAGAGACAGAACGGTGGTTAAAAGATAATTACATTGAGTATAGCGATCTATTCATGAGAGCTGCCGGAGATAATCGCCGAGACTCGATTATAAAAACCGAATTGCTCTTTTCTTCTGTAAGTCCTAAGTACAATGTGTGTGCAGTGGTTGATGATCGGCCGCAAATGATTCGTTGTTGGCATGATCTAAAAATGCCGAATATAATTTCCGTTGCTAATCCTTATGTGGAATTTTAATAATGAAATGGTTCTTAAGTGATGTTCATATTGACCACGATGTGCTTCTACCTGTACGACGTGGTGTTATGGGGGATCATCCCTTCTTTAAAGATATTAATGCTTGGCAAACTTTTATAATTGGTCAAATTAATTCTACTATTAATAGAGGTGATATTCTATATTTGCTCGGCGATTTCTCTTTCAGACACGCTGGCAAGTTTAGAAGTCAACTTAAGTCTGGTGTACAATACTTCCTGATCAAAGGTAATCATGATCCAAGTTGGAAAGCTTGCGAAGAAGTATGGGGACAGGGCATGGTTAAGGATACAATGGATATTCAGATATGTGATGCTCGTTGTTTCTTAAGTCATTATCCACATGCTTATTGGCCAGCTTCTCATCGTGAATCTTACCATTTATACGGTCATTGCATGGATATGCAAACTGAAATTCTTACGAAACGCGGATGGAAAACGAGATATGAACTATTCATCGGTGAAGAAATTTACTCTATGGATGAACATGGTAATCTTGTAGATGATACTGTTAATGATATTATAGAAATTTTATACTCTGGAGATGTATATCAATTTGATTCTCCATCCATGAGTATGTGCTTTACTGATAAACATCGATGTGTTTCATTTAATAATGATGATCGGATGGTGTTTACAGAAGCTAAAGACTTTTTTCAACAGTCTAGACCCACTGTGGCGCGTTGTGGTCACGATTGGACATCTTCTGTAGATTTAACTGACGCCGAATTAAAGTTACTGATTTTAATTGCAGCAGATGGTTCTATTAAAACAGAAACAAACCTATGTCGTATTAGAGTTTCGAAGCAGTATAAAAAAGATTATATTGAATATGTACTTAAAAATAATGGAATAATTTTTAAAACTAAAAACAAAAAGAATTATACAAGTTTTAACTTTTATATTCCGGAAAACATCTTGCAATATAAAATCAAAGGTTTAGATCCTAAATTAGCTTTTGTAAAAAGATCTCAATTTGAAGCGATATTAGAAGCATATGGGCACTCAGACGGTTGTTTTACCGACTCGGGTGGTGTTATAATTTATTCAGCTAAAGAAGAAGAGATTGATATTCTGCAACATGCAGCGGTAACTAATGGTTGCGGAGCAACTAAATATAGCAGAGAAGGTACTGGATTTACAAAAAATATTCAATATCAATTATCTGTTTCCAAAGATAAAACCAGAGTAGATATTACAAATCTAAAAAATAGATTTAATTCTCGACGTGTAGATAACCAAAAATTTTGGTGCATTAAGTGTAATAATGGAAACTTTTTGATGCGTAGAAATGGTAAGGTTGTACTCACTGGCAATTGCCACGATCAACGCGAAGAAACCTTAGATGCGATTTGGCCTGAGCGTCGTTCAACAGAAGTATCTCCGGAAACTATTTATAGAATCTGGAAAGAAATTCGGCCAGTATCTGAAATAGAAATTTTTGATCTTCTCAGTAAACGCAAGGGTCATGATGATGTGGAGTTTTATGAAAAGAAAAGTGGAGTTATTAAACCCAAACGTGAGAGATAGAGAGCCCAATACTGCAAGAAAGAATGCTCAGATTAAACAAAGAATAAGAGACAGTCTGTGTATACACAACAGTACTAGAATTTTAATACTTGAATGTGGTGGTTATGCAGAATATTGTATAGATTGTTTTAAGATGATTTCATTATGGGAAAATGATAGATGATTGTTATAATAGGACAAACTTATCGTACCGGCAGTACATTTATTCAAAGATTAATTAATGTTTGCAATGAAGGAATCGTATACGGCGAACAGAATGGACTTATGGAATCCGCTAGAAGTTTTTTACAAACTCTACATCCACAAAATGTTCAAAGATCTATAGAACAATGGGAAGCGTTTAAGAAGGATCGCAATACATTCTCGGCTAATTTAAGCCCTAGTCCACAAAAAACTTTTGAATTATTTAAAACTATGATCCAATCCTATATTGGATTTGGAGAATATGATGGATTTAAAATTTTAAGTCCTACATATCAAGCAGTGTCTGCATGGAATCATTTATTTACTGATACAAAATATATATTTTGCACTAGAGATCCTGAAATTTCGTATCAGTCATACAAACAAATATATGATTATGTTTCCAAAGAAAAGTTTTTTCAATATTATCAAATGTGTATTAACCGAGATGAAGCCGTTCAATTATTAGGAGATAGATGTTTAGTTGTTCCTTACGAAAAAACATCGTATGATCAATGCTTATCGGTTTTAAAGTTTCTTGGTTTAGAACATCATTGTAATAAAATTAATAAAGTTCTAAATCTAAAACTCAGAGAGGTAGATGGTTATGTCAACCGTAAAACAGGCACACAAACAACAGATGTCCGCAAAGAAATCCGACAATCACACTCAATCAGAGATGGTTATAAGAGAATGGGTGAAAACAAAAGTCTCATTCAAGCCCCACAAAATCTCCATAAGATATTTAAAAGACGATCGGTACCGAGTAAACATCTTCAAACAAGAACACCAAGAAGGAAGATTAACTCCAACCTGCTCTATAACAAATAGTTATTATTTAGAAATTTGTCCATCAACAAAATCTATTAAAGATTTAACATTATGATACATTATGTTTATACTGCAGATTCATATAGAATAAAAGAATTTTGTGATGATAAGAATATTAGAAAATTACACGCAAATGGATTAATGAAATTTTGGTGGGAGGATCCTGAAGAAATAATTAGTTTATCAATAGCATTTGATAATCATTATCCAATAGGTGCGTGTATATGTCCAAAATTGTCAATATATGATATATTTAATATTGGTGTTTATGTTATGAGATCATATCGCCGACGTGGTATTGGTACCAAATTAGCAAAATTAGCAAGTACTAAAGCTAAGTTATCAAACCTACAGTCTGACGATCATGGATTTAGAAAAAAGTTTTTTAATAATATAGAACGACATTTAGAAAGTAAATCATGGCAAAGAAACAAGTAAAAATTAAACGTGAGAATTTTACGACCATCACCACACCTTCGGCGTATGGGTCTCATAAAAGTATGATAATTCCTGCACCGGATATTTATAAACTTGCCGAAAATGAAGTTTGTTGTAGAGATGATACTCATATTTATATTACAACTAAAGATAGACTTGATAACGGCTTAGCAGATCCTAATAGACAGGTTGACCGTCAATGAAAAATGTTAATATAGATCAACCAGTAATTAATCTTCAGAATCAAGAATATGAAGGTGATATTTATTTAAGGAATAACCAAACCTTAAATGGTAATGGAGCTACGTTAAAAGGTTCTATCATTATTACTGATATTGATCAGGGTGAAAATATTACCATACGTGATTTAATCATACAACCCAAAGATTCTTCTGGTATAGTTGCATTAGGTTTACGCAAATCACATTTTTCAAATATTAGAATAGAAACATCTGAACAATCTACTAATGCTGCAGTTAATATTATAGCAGTACGTGGATACGGAGTTTATTTTAATAAATTTGAAAATATTCATGTCGGTCAAAATAAAAATGGATTTTCTACTGGTTTCCATTTAGCATCACACAATGAGACACCGCGTAGATTTAATAGTAATACTTTTATAAATTGTACAGCTAGATTTTGCCAGATGGGTTTTACTCTATTAAATGGTGTCGGCAATACATTAATTGGTTGTGAATCAGAAGCAAATAACAAAGGATTTTACATTGTACAATGTAAAGACACCACTTTAACAGGTGGTTATGCAGAAGATAATACCAAAGGGGATGTGCTTTTAAATCAAAGCACTAGTACTAAAATTCTTGGCACTGCCTTAAATAGTAAACTGAAAATTGTGGGACCCGGAGTTGGTGCAACTGGTGACTTTTATTTAGTCGCAGGACAAAATTTCCCCTCACAAGAAGAGTTTGGAAACTGGGCAGACAAATTTCACATTAACCAACTGTCTAACTCTTGGATCGAACATAAATCATATGATAAAGAATCTCCCGCTGTTTATTTAGGCTTTAAGGGTGAATCTGGTCACAAATGTATTATTTATAATACTGGGAAGATGGTTTGGCCTAAAGCTAAAATTGAACCTTTAAAAGACGGCGGAATAAATATTAGTGGTAAAGTTTTTATAAATGGGAAAGAAATGTAATGATCACTGAACACGTGACACATTTCACTGTATATCCAGAAATGTGTAATCACTTCCACACAGAAGAAAATAAACCAATGATTCATGGCGGTTATTTGACTATGCAAATGGATCGTTGTGCGGCAGATTTGGCACGACTTGCATTATTTAGTTCTGTTTATATGCCAGTCGGTCAAAAACAATTGAAATATAGAGCTGATTATGCCGTGACTGTAGGAATCGAAAATATAAGATTTAATTTTGGGGCATCTCAAGGTGATCTCCTAAGATTAAATGCGGTAGTAGATAGATTGGGTAATAGACGAATCAGTATTATGGTTAATGTCCTACGCATTAGGGAAAATGGGTCTCGCTTGATGGCAAGCGGCCTATTTCATTTTTGCGCCATGTCTTCCGCAACAGGTCAAAGTCATTCACACGGATTAAGATTGGAGTAATAATGTTTAGTCAAGAAGCGATTGATTTATTCTTAGAGCAAAGAAAAAATAAATCAATTTCAATGGATGATATTTTGTCCAATATATGCGATGAGCAATATATTAAAGATTTCTTAATGAATCAAATAGATTGGCTCAGTGCAGAAATTAAACTTGGTACATTACCCAAACATGCCACAAATTTACAAATACAATACACAGCTGGATTTATAGCGTGTTTTTGTATTGCTAAAAATCAAATTGAAATGAATCAATCTGCAATGGACGCACAAAATAAAGAATTGGAGACATTGAAAAAATATGTTGAATTTTTAGAAAATGAAAATGCTACTTTAAGTAATAAGAGTAATGATTGATGAAAATTATAAGATTTGACACTCCTAATCATAACACTGATACAGTCATCAATATATTGAAATCAATCAGTTCAAAAATTGATTTTCGTTATAAATTCACAATGTGGATTATTTATTGTGAAGAAGATATTAATCCAACTCTGTTAAATTATATTGGTTTTAAAAATATACTATGCTTATCAAAAATTACAAAGGAAAATTAGTATGACCTTCGAAGAAATTAAGTGTTCGGTGAGATGCAAACAAGAAGGAGCATCGTTTTGAATTACAAGAGTGATATAGATTTAGAATTAGTACAAAAAATGGGTGGCGATCATATGGTTGTAGCTGCTGCTCGTGTCTCAACTAGCGGTGATGAATGCCTTAAATATGTAGAACCAGAATGTAATGATGAAAATTTTGGACTAATTAATTACTTGATGAAGCATAGACACGGCACGCCATTTGAACATGCCGCTATGACATTCTATGTTAGGGCACCAATTTTTGTTTGGCGAGAGTGGCATCGTCATAGGATTGGCTTTGGATATAATGAGGAAAGTGGGAGATATACTAAGCTGGAACCTACTTTTTATATTCCATCCTTAGAAAGAGCAATGTCTAAAGTTGAAAAGTGGCGTGCTGGACGACCAAAATTTGCAGAAACTCCTACTGATGTAAATCTACAGGTGGTAGAAAACCTTAAGAAATCATACGAATTATCCTATCAAATGTATGAGGCTAATTTAGATCTTGGAATTGATCCCGGAGTTGCACGTTCTTGTTTACCTGTTGGAATCTATTCAAGGTGTTGGGTTACTTGTAATCCCCGTTCCTTGATGGCGTTCTTATCATTAAGAACATATGAGCCAGATCGTGCTCAATTTGTTAGCTATCCACTAAAAGAAATTGAATTCGCCGCTAGAGCAGCAGAAGAATTTTTTGCCAAAGGATGGCCGTTGACTTATAAAGCTTTTTGTGAAAACGGAAGGGTCGGACCATAATGTCAATAGAACTTTTTTCAATATTAAGTTTTTTCATTTGTATATTTTCAATATGCGGTTTTATCTTTTATTCCACTGAAGACGGCAAGAAACTTCTCGGTACGACGTGCCTGATACCACCAATACTTGTCGCCGCATTCTTCATGTTCGCCGAGGACAGAAAAGAGATTATAGACACACAATTTTCTGATGTTTACACCCATGAAAATGTAGCTGTAGGAATTTTTGATGAGCCTGTTAATCTAAACAAGGAAATGTCTAGAAATTTCGAGGAGCCTGCCACTGTAAAAAGAGAAACTGTAGTTGAATGGCGTGGTTTTGCGTATTATCCTGAGCGATATGAGTACACTGTTGTTGAGGATAAATAATGAGAGAAATTAAGTTTAGATTCTGGAACAACGAAGAAAAGAAATTCGACCCACAGTGGGGTTTTCGATCTGATGTAGATATTAATAATATGTTCGTAAGTATATGGCGGGCCAATTTTATTGCACAGCAGTATACCAATTTAAAAGACCGTAACGGAACAGAAATTTATGAGGGCGACATTGTTCTTGGGCCGGGTTACGGTTCTAAAGATGACAACCTATTTGAAATGCAAGTTGTTTTTTACGAAGGTGCATTTTGTCTAGAGTGTTTAAACCACACTTGGGGCGGTGCCAGAATTGATGCAGAACTCGCTAGTAAGTTAGAGGTTAAGAGGAATATTTATGAGACTAATAGCAGCAGTTACTGTGGGTGAAATCGTAATGGAATTATTGCAAATTAATGAGGAAGAATAATGAGTTTAACAAAATCACAAGAAGCGTGTAATTATCATACATTTCGACATATTGAAAGGGTGCGTAATCTTCTAAACAGGTGCATAGCCAATCTCTTGAAACGTGGAGAAGAACACGACCAAACAAAATTGGGGTCTCCAGAGGTTGAATTATTCACAGAGTACACTCCTAAATTGGCAGGGGCAACATATGGTAGCCCTGAATATGAAGGTTTTAGGAAAGAGTTAGGTGTCGCTCTAGAACATCATTACGCACATAATAGGCATCATCCTGAACATCACAAGAATGGTGTTGACGATATGAACCTGATGGACTTGGTAGAAATGTTGTGCGATTGGAAAGCTGCAAGCGAAAGGCATAACGATGGAAACATTCGCAAGAGCATTGAAGTAAATGCGAAACGTTTTAATATGTCACCGCAGCTTGTTAAAATTTTCGAAAATACGGCAGATCTGCTTTTCGAGGTTTAATATTATGAGAATACTACTCATATTACTAGTAACCATACCTATTTGTTCGGCAGAAGATTTTTTACCGTACGCCCCTATAGTTAGTATTCGCGACGGTCTTAGCACTAAATTCGTAGAATATGAATCTACCGTTTTTCATAAGACGAAAGACTACTACTACGCAGTAACTACTGAAGAAGTTGATTTTAGTGGCGGCAGAAAAGGAATCAAGCTCTCCCATCCTGACAATATTGTCTTTCAAGCTATTATTCAAGTTGAACACGTCGCTTCAATTCCAACAGCACCCATATTCTTCTATCGTTTTCCTAATCTTGATTGGTTTGATATACAGATAGATCAAATAAAAGAAGGTATAGAATACCAACAATCTTTAAAAGTAAAAAGATGGTCTTATAGTGGATTGGATCATATTTCAAGTCTCTCAGTATATAGTGAAACATACTCAGAAGATGGTTGGAAGTATACGGTAATACGCGGTGCAATTTCTAAAAGTTGGTATGGATGCCCTGTTTATCATAAAGACAAATTGTATGGTGTAATATGTAACAATTTTTATAGAAATAAGAAAAATTACGGAACTATTATTCCTATGACTAAAGTATTTAAGTATTTCAATGAAAGATGAAGATAAAGTAAATTTCACTACAATTTTATGCACAGTTTTTATAATACTAGTGATGATTATAGCATCTATAATGATGCCAATCCTGTGGCCTCATCTGTTTATTAACATTATTTTTTGGCCTATATATGGATTATGTAAATTGGTAATATATCTCTATAAACTTTGTAAGAGAAAGATGTGATAGTGTTAGAATTTATTTCAGCCTTTGTGCTTTTAGTGTTAGCAATCTGCAACATATTGGTCAGATTACATTGGTTTTCTCCAATTGCCACTTACCAAGTATGGTATGATAATGAACTGTTATATGACGAGCCTCGTCATTGTTTTTTATTTATTACAAATATTACGGTTGGTTTGTTTTGCACAATACTTCTGCTTATCGCAAATCTGTGGATAATTATGCTTGTACCATTTTTCTTTATTAATCCTATCAAGAATCACATTGGAACAATCAAAAGGAAATTACGAACAAAAATTTTGAATTTTCTTAGTGAGGAAGAACATGAAGATAATTAAACAAGGATATCTACCAGAATCACGTACAACCCAAGCTAAATGTTCTAATTGCAATACTATTACTGAAGTCGAACAACGTGAATGTGTAGATAGAAGTTCCCAAAGAGATGGACCAGCGTGGTCTTTTCAGTGTCCTTTTCCGGGATGTCATACTACTATTTTTATATATAAGTGGGACTCGTAGCTCAGGAGATAGAGCGGCGGTCTTCTAAACCGCAGGTCGAAGGTGCGAATCCTTCCGGGTCTATTTGAGGATAAGATGTACGTAATTGGCGATGTTCACGGCAAAGTGAACGAATACTTTCAGATCGTGGAAAATAAGAAAAACACAGTTCAGGTCGGAGACTTTGGCTTTGCTTCTGCATGGAATAAGTTAGAATATTCCGGTCTTGGCAAAGGCGAACACTGGGTAATTCCGGGAAATCATGATGATTATGATATATGTTTGGACAGTTCTTATTGTTTGGGTGATTATGGTACGTTTACTCTTGACAAAGAATTCTTTTTTGTAAGAGGTGGATTATCCATAGATCGAGTATATCGAGAAGCTCAACGTATACAAACTCACATTAGAACGTGGTGGCCTGAAGAAGAACTTACATATGGAGAAATGAAGGATTGTGAAGATAGGTGGACTTGGTCATCGGCCGAAATTCTTATTGCTCATTGTCCGCCACGTTCTGTAATACCGCGATTACATAAAGATCAAAAAATCTTAGAATCTTTTGGATTTTCGGCACTATTTTGTGATAATACAAGTATATTACTAGAGGAAATGGTGCGTAAACGAAAACCAAAAATTTGTGTGTTCGGCCATCATCATAAGAGTTTTGATCAAGTTGTACACGGCGTACGTTACATTGGTCTTTCCGAATTGGAGTGTAGAGAAATATGATTACTATTGTTGCATTGATAACATCAGAGGATTTTATAGGCCGTACGGTTAAAGCCTTAGAACATTGTCGGCGATCAATGCCGCCGCATATTCCTTTCTTATGTAAATTAATTGGACCAGATCTGAATATACTCGACACCTTATCAGAATATTCGATTGAATATGTACCCACAAGTATTACGTGGAAAGAATTTTCGCCGTGGATACTATCAAATTTATACAAGTATATTGACACAGAATTCTGCCTAACCATCCAGTATGATGGATACATTATTGATCCAACACAATGGACAGACACATTTTTACAGTATGATTATATTGGAGCATTATGGCCGAATGTCGGCCAATGTAATAGGGTGGGCAATGGTGGTTTCTCATTACGTAGTCAAAAATTTCTAAAAGCAATGCATAATTGTTTCTCTGTGATAGCGGAAAAACATGGAGAAGATTGGACCGCTTGTGTCAAAGAATATCATTTTATGACATCGATTGAGAAAATTAAATTTGCCCCGATGGAATTAGCGCGGAGATTTTCTGTTGAAAATGTTACGGAATATAGACACAATCCTCATGATTTAGAGTCTTACAAGTCATTTGGATTTCATGGAAAAAATAATACTGCTGCTATGGAATTGTTGTATGGTTGATAAACTTGACCGTGTTATTTTAAAATATAATTTAAATTATCTATATAATTATAGATTTTTCAAGAATTGTTTTGTTTATAGTGAACAGTTTAAAATATATACTTTAAACACAATACCTTCATTTTATCAATATTATTTGATTCGTGGAGATACTCGTGGATTAATATTAAAGAATAAGATTCAAGATTTAAAAAAAGATAAAAGAGCAAGATTATCGTATTCATATTTTATTCCAGAAAAATCTTCTAAAACTGGAATGTTAAGTATTGCTTTAGAATATGAAGATAGTCATCATCTAAAAAAACTTAGAACTGAAATATATAGTTATTGTGATTCTAGATTATTAAGATATAATACTTATTATCGAGATAATTTTTTAGATTATTACAATCAAGTTATATTGATTGATATCAATAATTGCACTCCCAAACATAAAAAAAGAATCAAAATATTAATAGATAATTTTTTACAGGACAATAAAAAATCAGAAATAAATTATTATATGAGCGTTTGGAAGGAAGAGAGGATTTAGATGATTGAAATTATTTATCGTGCGTGTGACAATGAAGTGGTTACACCAAAAAAACCACAACGTCCGGCATATTTTTGTAAAAAAGCATGCTTTGATAACTTCGTCAAACATGTATTGCTTCCATTACGTGGCGAATGCTTTCTAAGTATTGTTTTTGATACTGGGAAAAACAATTCCAGAGTCTTATTGGATTATATGAACAAACAATTAAGTGCTGCATATTTCAATGAAGTATCAATTTTTGATTATGGTTGGGCGAATAATAAATCATCTTTGTTATATGCTATATCAGTTGGCGAATTAAAAGAACTGGAATCTCCAATTTACTTCTTAGAAGATGACTATTTGCATCGTGAAGATGCAGACTTGGTCATTCTTGAAGGGTTGGAAAAATTTGGTTTAATGACCCTTTACGATCATAAAGATCGTTATACCCGTGATGATGATTGGAGCTATAAAGCTGAAGAAATTACTTTAACGGAGAGTACACATTGGAGAAGTGCAGAAAGTACTACTTGTACATGGATGCTTAATCCGGCGAAAATTGATAGAGGGCTTATTTTCGGCAAAGCATTAAAATATAATCTTAATGATAGAGCTTTGTTTCGAGACCTTTATGAGTGTGGATATAGATTGTATACTCCAATACCGGGCTATAGTACACACTGTCATGAACCGTTTATGTCACCGCTTATAGATTGGGCAAAAGTATGACTTACGTAAATTATGAAAAATGGGATAAAAGATTTTTAAAATTTACTGAAGAAGTAGCAAATTGGTCTAAAGATCCTAGTACACAAGTTGGTGCCGTAATCATAAGAGATAAAAAAATTATTGGTATAGGATATAACGGTTTACCAAAACGATTAGAAGATACAATTGAACGCTTAATGAATCGAGAACTCAAATATCAATTGGTAATTCATGCAGAAGTAAATGCTATTCTTGATACTAAAGGTGAAGATTTATCAGATGCAACAATGTATATGGTTGCTAGAGATTCAACAGGTCAAGTTTGGGGTGGTGCGCCGTGTGTACGATGTTTGGTCCATATTATGCAAACTAATCTTAATAGAATAGTAACTTATCCATTTAAATCGGCACCATCAAGGTGGGAAGAGAATTTGCGACAGTCTCGTGAATTAATGGATGAAGTTGGAATTGAATGTGTCGAATATGAAAAAACTTAATATTATTCAATTCACAATCGGTGGTCGTGATGATTATTTATATGATTCTATTAAAGCGATATATAATGATTTCGAATGGTATGAATTAGCAAACCACCACATTATTTGTCAAGGATGTAATGTTGATGAGGGAGTTGAATGTGCTGTTGATAGACACGGTATTACAATTCACAAATGGTCTGAAAATATCGGCATTGCTTTAGGTATACAAAAAATCTTAAATGAAATTGAAGATACACAATTTACTCTTAAGTTAGATGACGATGCTAAGCTAATTGATTCGCGGGCAAGAAAAGTATTGGCTATGCTTGAAGCAAATCCACATGCGGTGTGGTCGCCATATCCCGTAGGTCTTATTAACAATCCGGGGGGTGTACCCAAATGTGCAGACCATGATGTACAAGAAATCAAATGGGGAGTTGGATTTAATAGATTTATTACGAGACGTCCTGTAAAGCATGTCGGTGGTTTTTGTAGATTTACTCCTACAGAATTTTTAAAATCAGTACCTTGGAAAAATGATCTTATCCGTGGGAGTTCTGGTACAGAGGATTCTCAGGTAAGTCAACATGCCCAGCGTGTTGGATTACCTATGTTTTATTGTGAAAATGAATTTATTGTTGAACATCAAGAAAGTACGCTTGGACAACATAAAAGATATCCTGCATACTTTAAAAATGGGAGATTTTAATGTATAAGTATATTTTGTTGTCATACACACCATACGAAGATCATTATTGCGGTCGAGGTTGTAATTGTTTACAGAGCACTACTCAAGGTAGAGATAGATGGTCTAGACATGAAACAATCGAGTCGCTTGTAGAAGCAATGGTTGATTTCGATATGGAAACAGCTGAGTATGCTCCTTATCGTGGCAACTCTGATAATGTTAATACAGACCCTTCATACCACCATGTTCTTACTACAAACAGTTTTATTAATGAAGATGATGATGAGTGGGATGATATTAACGATTCCGAACATTATATTTCCCACTATTTAGAATCTAATTCTTACCCAGACGATGTTGCTGAACTGTATGATAAGTTGGGAAAAGAGCGTATGGCAGAATTTGCTAAAATTGAAAAACATAAATTAGAAGAGAAGAAAAAAAGAGAAGCGGAAGAGCGAAAGGCGTTCGAAAAGAAAGCCCGTAAACAGAAATATGAAGAACTAAAGAAAGAATTTGAGAAATGAAACTTTTAATTTTGGGCGGCGCCGGATTCATCGGTGCAAACTTAGCATGTAACTTTGCCAAAGACGGATGGATGGTGGATGTGGTAGACAACCTAGTCCGCCGAGGTAGTGAATTTAATCTACCGCGTTTGAAAGAACATGGAGTAAATTTTATTCACGGCGACATTAGAAATCCGGAGGATTTCAAGAATCTTGGAGACGATTATCATGCGATTCTTTTGACGGCAGCTCAGCCATCAGCCGTGAATTATAAGAATCCCGCATTCGATATTCAGAATAATACAATTGGTGTGCTTAATACTCTAGAGTATTCTAGAAAAACGAAAATTCCAATTGTATTTTGGTCTACCAATAAGGTATATCCGGGAGAACCTTGCAATCACTTTGCATATGTAGAAAAACCTACTCGTTATGAATGGGTAGATATTATTCCACGGCAGAAAAATAATATTATTAAGCCTCAACTTACTCCAGAACAAGCGGTAATGGTCGCATTACACGAACGTGACGGATTTACAGAAAGAGGAATAACAACGAGATTTAATCTCAACGGCGGAGACCGTAGTATTTACGGCGTTTCTAAAGCAATGGCCGACTTACTTATTCAGGAATGGTCTGACGCCTATAGTATTCCGGCAGTTATCAATCGGTTTAGTTGTTTAGCTGCTGATACTCTTATTAAGACAAAATCCGGCGATCTACAATTAATCAATATTGACAAAGATATTGACGTTAAAGACAACCAAGGGTATAATTCTACACCTACCGGTGTCTTTCATAACGGTCAAAAAGAATTGTTTGAAGTGACAACTCGCAGGGGTTTTAAACTTCAATCGACAGACTGTCATCAGTATTACACACCTGCTGGATATCAAAAATTAGAAAACATATCTCATGGTTCTTTTGTGGAAATTAATCCAGATTTAAGAACACGCAAACATATTTCTGCATTATCAGACAAAGTAATTTTATCTTCAAATCAATATAGAGAGGCAATCTCTAATCCAGATTTGTTATTCTCACAAAAATTTATTGATAAGTCTATTGCGGATTTAGAAAATAAAGGTTTATTACCGCTCAAATGTAACAATTCTAACATTTATAAAATTGCTCGTTTGTTAGGGTGGTGTTTCGGCGACGGACATTTGTCATTTAAAAAACGCCAAAGGAGTGATAATGGTAAAGATTACTTTGCCATTAATATGCAAATTTATGATGAACATGATGCAACTTTATTAAAAATTAGAGATGAAATTAAGGAATTAGGATTTCATTGTTCTGATATCTTTAAAAGTAATTCTAAATCTGAATTAACTAATGGTAAAATTATTGATGGAGAGTCAAAAAAGATATGTGTTAGTAGTATTTCATTCTCATTCTATATGTATTTACTTGGGTTGCCAACCAACAGAAAAGTAACCAATCAATATTTGGTTCCGGATTGGATCAAATCTGCCGATACAGATATCAAAGCAGAATTCTTGGGTGGTTTGTTTGGCGCTGAAGGATCTTGTCCCAATGTGGTAAATAGAAACAGAAAGGGACAAGAAAAATTAGAATTACAAAATCTTAATATGACTCAGTGTAAACTTGAAGATTATCAAGATAATTTGTATGCATTTATGTATGAATTAAGAGATCTGCTATTAGAGTTCGGAATTGGTAGTTCACTACATCAAACACTTAAATATGAAAATAGTGACGGATCTACTTCCATTGGTGTTGAACTACGATTGGGATCTGCTAAAGATACATATGCTAAATTTAATAAGATTGGATATAGCTATAATGATCATCGGCAAAATAATTTAATGTATTTGTCAGAATTTTTGAAAGAAGATTTAGCAATCTCAAAATTTAAGGATTGGTTACAGCTTCACACCAAAGATACCAGCGGTGAAGGAATGGTTTGGGATCAAATTGTAGACAAAAAATCTATAGGAATTCATGACGTATATGATATGACTGTAGAAAATAGTCATAATTTTATTGCAAATAATTTTCATGTACACAATTGTTTGGCTGGACCTTATCAGTGGGGAAAATCCGAGCAGGGATGGGTCGCGTGGTTCGTCATTGCTAATCTACTTAAGTTACCAGTAACAATTTACGGCTGGGGTGGTAAACAGGTGCGTGACTGCCTATTTATGGATGATATTCAAGATTTAGTTTTGAAGCAGATTCAGTATTTACATAACGGCGGACCTTCAACTGTAGTTAATGTCGGCGGTGGTAAAAATAATACATTGTCAGTACTTGAACTAATCAATATGGTAGAAGAGAAAACCGGCGAAAAGTTTGTATCTGTGGATAAAAACGGCGAACAACGTCGTGCTGATCAACGTATATACATATCGGATCTAGATAAAGTTCAGCGTATTTTTGAGTGGTCGCCGAAAGTAGATATTACTACTGGTATTGATCAGATTTTAGATTGGGCTAAAAATAATTTAAATACTATTAAGGAACTTTATGTTTAGTTTGTGGAATTTAGCAATATTTGGATTTGGTATAATCCATAGTATACTTGCTATATGGCTAGTTAAAAGTGGGGAAGTTAACTTTATGGATAACATCGTGAGTAAAGTAGTACATTGCAAACGTGAACCGTTTGATGTTTATATTGGCCGTCCTTCTAAATGGGGCAATCCATTTGTAATTGGTAAGGATGGTACAAGAGAAGAAGTTGTAGAAAAATATAGGGAATGGATTCTACAACAACCAGATTTATTAAAAGATTTACACGAATTAAAAGATAAAGTACTCGCGTGTTGGTGTGCACCGAATGCGTGTCACGGCGATGTGCTTATAGATTTACTGAAAGAAGATAAATGAGAGAAGGTATTCCAAATTTAAGTTGTCCAGCTGATCTATTTGATCGGCTGGTAATCGAAGTGGAGAAAGTTGCTCATCTTGAAAAAGAGAAAGCGGCGGAACATAAGAAAAAAAATCCTGATGCAGAGAAAATTGCAAAAATGGATAAGGCATCGCGAGCAGCAAACGAATGTAGAGCAGCTCTTAAGGCAGAGATCAACAACCTCTTTGCGAGGTTGGGTGCTGGAGATAGTTTGACAGAAGCGAGGACATTCTAATGAATATAAAATATACACCGTGGATCAGTAAGAATTATATTTTATATCTCATTTGTGTTATATTGGCCATAACATTCAATACACCAGAATCATACATATATGCTTTACTTGCAATAATCCTTCTTTCTTTCAAGAATTTTGGCAAGATACGTTTGCGATGGCCTCCCCGGTCTTCGGGAGAAGTTTACATGGATTATACGGACCCATTTTAATGACAACAGCAATATATGTTTTATCTGCCGCTATAGTTTTTCATGCCGTAACCAACTGTGTAAGAAGTTATTATTGGTATATGAAAGATAAAAGAAAAAATCTTTGGCGAGAAAAATTATATAGATGAGAGAAATTAAATTTAGAGTTTGGCACAAAAGAAAAGCTTGTTGGATTTCTGATGAAGTGTTTATAGATCATACTGGGAAAGTAGATTGGTATTCTACAGAAACTTTCAATAGACCCGAATTAAATATGGATGATATTATTGTTCAACAGTATACAGGACTCAAAGACCGTAATAATCAAGAGATTTATGAAGGTGACATTGTCAAGGTGACATATGAACGTGATGGACGAATTGAAACAAGTTATAATGGACAAGTTAAATTTGGAGACTGCTGCCTTTCTTACACAAGCGAGTCTCCACAACACAGCAGTATGGGATTTTACCTAGAAACAAAAAATAAAGAAGAGCCACAGGTTGGACTTTTCCAAGATCATAATTTAATAGGCGGTATCGCCTATAATAAAATTATAGGAAATATTTTTGAAGATGAATGATTGGGAAAATATTGTAAAATTTTATCAAGACTGCAATAAATGGGAGGAAATAATTAAATCTCATTGTTGTACCAAAGAAGAACAAAAAATTGTATCGGACTGTTTTATTAGAATGAAAGATCGTTATCAAAATATAATATCTCTATATGAGGAAGATTTGAGTGAACAAAGAAGAATATCAAAAACTACAAATAGAAGGTAGCGACTGGTCCTACAATTCTCGTTGGGGAGATCAGATGGAGGCCGCTATCCTAGAATATCTTAGTGATAAACCTAAAGATAGTCGTGTTTTGGATTTGGGTTGCGGTGAAGGTCGCGGCCTCAAGGCGTTGCTAGAAAGAGATTTTTTACCGGAACTTTTATACGGTATAGACCTTTCTCCAGAAAAAGTTGCCGCCGCTAACAATGCAGGATTGCCGCAGGTATTACAGGGTGATATGCATGAGATGTTATTGGAATTTGCCGATGACTTCTTTGATTACTGTTTTTTCAGTCATGCCGTAGAACACACTCTGGATCCTTCTCTTGTAATTCAGGAAGTACAACGTGTGTCTAAGGCTGGACTGATCATAGTTCCTATCGATCCGTCCAAACAACCACCGTTTGGTGAATCTCCTCATACGCATAATTTTGCGAGTAAAGAAGAGTGGTTTAACCTTTTTAATAAAGTTAATACTAAATATGCTCAACATCTTACTAAAGATAGACTGGGTAAGGAAATATGGACAACCTTTTGGTGAAAATAAACTCACAACCTAGATGTAAAAAATGTGGAGCATTTGCTAAATTTTCTACAATGGATAGAAGTTTTGGTAAATTAGTTGTATGTACTAGATGCAGTAATCAAACATATAAAAAAATAGAACGAATGATAAAACAGTCAATTGGACCAACTTTTATAATAGATAGTTTAATTGGTGGATTCTTAAGTGAAAATTAAAGATTTAACTAATAAAAAATTTGGATTATTAACTGCAATCAAACATGATGGTAAAATTGGTTCACACACAGCGTGGTTATGTAAATGTGAATGTGGTAACACTAAAAGAGTAACATTAAATAATTTACAAAATAAACATGTTCAGTCGTGTGGTAGAAATTGTACACTTAAATTTATCAAAACTAAACATCCATTATATTTAACATGGGAAAACATGTTAGCTAGGTGTTATAGAAAAACAAATGCAAATTATAATTTATATGGTGCTAGAGGTATTAAGGTTTGTAAAAGATGGTTAGAATTTAAAAATTTTATTACAGATATGGGTGTTAAGCCTCATAATCATACCTTAGATCGTATAGATAATAATGGAGATTACAGTCCAACTAATTGTAGGTGGGCGTCTTTTAAACAACAAAGTAACAACAAAAGAGATACTATCAAAGTAGAAGGTAGAACTCTAAGAGATATTGCAGAACAAAATGGTATAAAATATAAAACCGTTTCTTCTAGATATCATCGAGGCAAAAGAACTATAAAAGAATTATCTAAACCAGTATGATAAAAGTAGATATCCACATGACAACTTGCATCAGAGATGATGTAAAATGTAGGCCGCGATCTAATCCCGGAATTGAAGGCTTTAATATTACGGCTTGGAAACCTGAAGAAAAATTGGAAATTGCAAAACTATCTTTTCAATCTTTAAAAGAGTTTTGCAATCCATATCCTGTTAATATTATTAACGATGGGAGTAATTTATGTGACGCTGTAAAATGGTTAAATAGTGAAAAGAATGTGCATTCTTTTTCACACAATGGTAGCTCGTCTGCCATCAACAATTATATGTTGAAATTAGACGAGGATATAGATATGATTTGTCACTTTGAAGACGATCATGTCTATTTCAACCCTGAAGGTATAGATTGGTTAAGTGTATGTTACGAGTTTTTAAAGCAGAATCAACATATCGGTGTTGTAACCTTGAGAAGTGGTCTTCCTTGGGAACAAACCGACCCGGGTTTCCGTGGTGCGTGGGGGCCTAGAGGTTATGCAAATAGCATTTGTCCGCATAGGATTTATGATGCGCTCGGAAACGCCCACCATATAATGTTGTTTTCAACATATAAAAAGTTTTTCCCTTTGTCAGGAAACACGGGTGGATGTGAAGCTTTTATGAATAGACGGCTCAAAGAACTTAATCTTAAGAATGCTGAGATTCAAATACCAGTTTACGCTTTTCATAGTCATAAGATGTGGGGAGAGTTACCAGAAGTCGTTACAACTAATGAATTAAATAAGACAGGACGTGGAATTGAATATGGCATTGTTAACATGTATAAACATTTACAAGAAAAGAAACCTGTTAAATATTCATATTTTGGACCAAATGAAGAATACATTGAAAAGGATTGGCCGTGTTAATTGAAGTTTCAGATAAGTGGGCAATAGATAATGATTATATCAGCGAACATGATTACAAAGAATTTATGGGTAGAAAGTACCAATTGAAATGGACAACAAACCGAGACACCGCACTTATCGTTACTTTATTGGCACAAGAACGATCTATTTTAGAGGTAGGAACGTATCTCGGACATACGACCCAAAACATAGCTACGGCTATACCCAACGCGAGTGTAGTAACAATAGATGTAACAAAAGACATAGTACAAACGCTGCCGTTTCAAACACATGAAATTTTATCTAATGAAGATAGCGGAAGTTTTATTACGGCGCCGAATGTACAACAGTTCAAGATTGAGTCAGATGATTTTTTCGCCGCTAACAGTACAGGATTTGGTGGCGTATTCATTGACGGAGATCATTCCGAAGCTCAAGTAATGAAGGATAGTATCTCAGCTTGTAAATTAGTGGAAAAGAATGCCGGAATAGTAGTTTGGCACGATGTGTATCCTGAAAATTGCCAAGAATATAAAACAAATCCCGGCGTTGTTAATGTATTAAAAGCACTTCCATATAAGTGTTACAAGTTTGAAAATTCTTGGGTTGGCTTTTCTATTTTAGAAGAAATTTAATGATTAATAAATATCCAATTCGATTTACTACTACAAATATTCTTGAAATAAGAGATTTCGTTTATCACAGAGGTGATTATGCATATGAAATTGAGCCAGAAGAAGCTGTAGAAATCATTGTTGAAATGATTCAAAAAAATATGGCAATATCTTTTGATCTCGGTTTAAGATTAGGGAGATCAGAAAACACTGATGTATAAACGATTTAAACTAATGGGTGGTTTAGGAGATTGTTTAGTTGTAGCTGCAACATTGCAAAAACTTAATGCACCACTTAAATTTCAAACGAATGAGTTATTAAATCCTATTTTTGCACACCATCCCACAATTCATGCAACGCAGGAAAATTTAAACCCTGTATTCCAATTTGGTTGGGTATCTCAAATGCGCAACAAAGATGTTTACAGTATGCACACAATGCATAGATTTGGGCATCAAATTGGAATTTATCCTGACCCAACAGAAGTCTTAAAAATATATGATGCATATGGCAAACAAAAAATTCATCAAAGAGATGAAGATACTATTCTTATTAATGATCTATCCGCCGAACATAAACGTAGATATGTACCTAGAGATGTTCTACAGTTAGTGAAAGAAAATTTCCCCGAGCACCGAATCGAACATATTGGAAGAAGTCAATGGGAATCTTGTCAAGATATTCCTAAAATGATAGAAAAACTTTTAAGGTGCTCGTTTTTCGTTGGACCAGTAAGTTTTTGCTACCATTTGGCAAGTTGTCTGCGAGTCCCGAGTTTGCTTTGCTGTGGTTATATGCCAGAACATAAGTTCTCACATTTCTTTAACACTGAAACAATTTCCATGCATACCTCATGTTCATTTACATGTGAGCGTGATAGAGGTAGTTGTTTAGAAGATTGTGCTGTAATGCAATATGACAAAGATATTGTTCAGGCGAAAATAAGAATTTTCAGAAAAAGATTCCGAATATGAAAAAAATTACTTATTCATTATGCGGTGATGATCTAGGACAGAGCTTATGATTTGGGTTATTGAGGATGGTCCATTTAAAGAAACTGATTACAAGTTTGAAGAATTTGCAGATGTAGTTAAAATTAAATATCGTCCATTTGACAATACAAATCCATATGAGGTAATTAGCGGAGAGTTTCCACATAAACATCGTCACGATGTGATGTTTTATGGATCTATCAATATGGGGCGTAGACTTATTAAAAAAGGTTTTTTCTGGCAAGTTTGGCTATATGATAAAGTTTTTGATGTAAATCATTGGATGGGATACTTTGGTAATAGTTGTTTAAATTCAGACGGAGCTTTAGTACCATTTGGTATACTAAAAAGACACTTGAGCGATATGTATAATAAGTGCGCTTTTATTAGACCAAACACCGGATACAAACTATTCAGTGGTCATATCATTGATTTTTGGGATTTAAAAAAATCTGATTATGATTGGAAAGAACTTGACAATTTACAAGAACAATTCCATATCTTCCCGGAAGATTTAATTTTTGTTGCTCCTCCAGCAAAAATCCCTTATGAATACAGATTTGTAATTAGTTCAGATATAGAATGTAAGAATACTATTGTAACTGCTAGTCAATACAAAGAGGATGGCGAATTATTAATATCAAAAAATGTTCCTGTAGAAACATATGATTATGTTAATTCTATCATTCAAAGAGTAAAGTATCATCCTGCACCTTTGTGGACATTGGATGTAGGACGCGGAGAAGATCCAAAACAGAATTATATTATTGAAACTGGATCATTTACATCCGCTGGACTATATAATTGTGATATTGAAAAAATTGTCAAAGAAGCTGAAAGATTAATGAAAGAATACTTATAGAAAGTAAAAATTATGAATAGACGCGATTTTATATCATCATCAACTTTGGCAGTTTTAGCCCCAAAAGGCTTTTTCTGTATTGAGGGTAGCGATGGTTGTATTATTGAAGACCGCATCATCACTAAATTCAGTTTAAGTTTAAGTTTTGATTGTAGTAGACCTGAAAAAGAACAGGTTCAATTTGTATTAAAAGATAGAGATGATATTCCTGTTATTAAATGTACGGCGAAAAATTTTAAAGAAGAATCTGAAAAGTGTAGAATGCAAACTATTGCACGGTTTAAAAAATGTAATCCCAATATTAAACATGCATATTGTTATCGTTTAGCCTTGGTAGATGAATATCATGATATTGCCTACTATAATTTTATTGTTACAACTGAAGAGTTAATCAAATGACCATGCCCCACTTAATGAATTGTCCACACAGTGGAGATGGATGGTGTTTAAAATGTGTACAAGAAGAATATAAGATTCTAAATGAAAAAAAATATTTAGAAGCTTTCTATTGGAAAGAGCAACTTAAGAAACATTGTTGTACTAAAAAAGAACAGAATGTAATAGAACATGCTTTTGTAAGACTTGTAGATCGAGAACATTTATGAAAAAAATAATATTTGAATGCGACGATGAACACCCAACTCTGTCTTGCTTATCACATTTAGAAAAATTTTGGCAAGTATTTCCAGACTTTCACATGAATTTCTTCGTTCCTGCTGCCTTAAATGGTTATAGAATTAGTGAACGAAGCGCTATACGTTGGACAAGCGTGATTCGTGACCTAATTTACAAAGGGAAAGTAACATTAGCTGTTCATGGCTTATATCATTCGCCAGAAGAGTTTAAGAAAATTGATAAGGCAGAAGTGGATTTAAGATTATCGGCGGCAGAACAATACTTTGAAGAGGCGGAACTGGATTTCGTAAAAGTATTTCGTGGTCCGCATTGGGGGATTAACGGCGACACATTTGAAGTTCTTATTGACCGAGGATACACACACGTATATTCACACACCGACTACAAGGAACTTAATGATCAGTTTGCTGATAAAATTAAGATAGTCTACTACAATTGGAACTTGGCCGATCCTTATCCAGAATTCCTACCCGACGAAATTGTAGTAGCACACACGCACAGTCATAATGTATGTAATAACGGCGTACCTGAAAGTCTACCTAAAATGGCAGAGACGTTCCGAAAACATCCTTTTGAGTTTATTAAGGTGGATCAAATATGAATTATCAATATTGTATTTATGATAATGTGACTAACCAAATTTTATTACTAAATGATGAGTGGGACGATCTCAATACCAATAGTGGTATTTATATGGATTATGATAACATACAAATTTTTAGTAAAAAACAAGATGCTGAAGAACGGATTCAAGCATTAGAAAAACTATTTACAAAAATAGATCCAAATGCGGAGTTAGACTTTGATATCAATAAAGTGATTGCTGGTAAAAAGTGGTGTAGAATACAATGAGTAAATGGATCCCAAAATTTTTCGTTAAAAGACCAGATGGTGGGGAAAATTCAGGAGTAACGGCCTTTTTTCTCATTGAGTGGAAAGCAATTTTTAGTATTGCATTACTTAGATTCGGCCAAAATACAACACGCCGAAATTATCACAGTCATGCATTTAATGCTATTACGTGGTGGCTTAAGGGTCAAGTTGTAGAAGAAATTGTCAAATTTGGTTTTCTAGCTATGAATGGGAAATATGAAAGAACATACTTTTCACAAGTTTATAAACCATCATTGATACCAAAACAGACTCCAAAAGAATCTTGCCATCGAATTTGTCCATCTGAAACGTCGTGGGCTTTAACATTTCGTGGGCCTTGGAATGATAAATGGTATGAATTTAATCCAGAAACAGATGAAATTACATGGTTAACTTATGGGAGGGAAGTCATTGATTTGTAAATGTATCATATGTAACAAAATATTACATAGAGTAGATAATGAAGAAGACATAAAAAATCCACCAATGGATGGAATATATTTTTCGTCTGTTGGTAATTATGGTAGTTCTGTATATGATGGAGGCGAATTTGAAGGACATAGATTGGAAATTTATGTTTGTGATGAATGTCTTAAAGACAAAGCAGATCAAATTCTTTTTATACAGAAAACTAAAACTTCACAAAAATCAAAAAATATAATTACTTTTCAAGAAAGTAAATTCTGCTTATGATTAGCATTATTATTCCAACGCATAATAGACCAGAAATGCTACAACGAGCTTTACAATCTATTGTAGATATTGGTCATATATATCCAATTGAAACTATTATAGTGTTAGATGGTATGAATCTAGCAGATGAATATTGGAAAATAATTGAATCTTTTAGAGATAAAGGTCTTTTTATACGATTCATTCCAACGGAATTTAATTCCGGCACCGTATGCATTCCAAGAAATATTGCTTTGTCATATGCCAAAGGTGACGTTATCATCCCAATGGATGATGATCACGAAATGATACAAGCAAAACTTACTGTCGGTGTCACCAACTTATTAAATAGTCAATGTGATATGGTGTTCGGCGATAGAATAGAAGTTAAAAATGGAGTAGAAAAACAAGTTAGTTCAGCTGCTATGCTCCAAAATATTATGCAGCCCGGTATAGATACTGGGCAAATACTCTATATGAAAAGTGTGTGGGATCATATAGATCCTATATTTGCTATTAATGCCGATGATTATTACTTTTATACTAAGCTTGCTAAAGCCGGTGGTAAAATTGGATATATTGGTAATGTAGCAGTCAATAAATATCATTGGCACGGCAAAAATATTAGTATTACAACTCCAGAAGCAAAACGCGTAGATCCAATGTCGGTTCTACCAAAATTTATTCGTTATTTTGACGAAGGTTTATTTAAAGAAAAGGTGGTTCGATGTTTACAGAAAAAGAGCTAACTGAAAAATTTACAGAGCTTATCGAGGAAATCGGAAAGGAACGAGCGGTCATCAAGTTGATGTCTATTGCAAAGAAGGATAATGCTGAAGTCACTATGGCAACAGTACAAAAAGCAACTGGATATTGGGATGACGAAGAAGATAAGCGTTTGAAGTTACAGGGTGTTTTTCGATCACAATTTGTAAATCCATTGCGTGTGCATATTGCACAGAAAAAATTTGGAATGAGTGAAGAACAAGCAGAAAAGATTTTTAAGAGAGAAGCCTCTGATGAGGAAAAGCAGAAGGCTGAAGAAGTTAAGGCATTATTACCGCGTTCGTCTAGAATTTCTAAGAAAAAGACGGCAGAGGCATTAGAAGAATATGATTTCTAAGAGAATGTGGACATATAAAAACCTTACCCGAAAAATTTGGTCTTCAAAGATTGGATCATCGGGTAAGATTTTCCATTGTAGAGGTGGTTTACTTTTAACAGATGTAGAATTTCGTGTTTGGCAAGGAGCGTTAAAAACTTTACGCAAAAACAAAAAGAAAACTCCTTGTGCATTTTTAATTTCTTCCTTGAGAATGTTTTATGGCAAAGATGTTAATCAATATACAAAAAATCGTAATTTGATAGAAGTTAATTTTTTTCCATATAATTATGATTATTTTACAGCAATAAAAAACAACAAACGTATTAAAGTTGAATATGCTGACGCAGCAATTATTACTAAAGACCTTAAAGTATTTATAGATGATATTTTTTAATGGCCCACTTAATGATACTAGTTATGGGATAGTTTCTCATAACATTCTTACGCAACTAAGGAACTTAACAGACGTTGCCGTATTCCCTATCGGCAAAATGCATTCATCGGATTTTTTACAATCTGTTGAAATGCAGAAAACAATGGAACTTCAAAGCTTAGATTTTCCAACTTTAAAAATTTGGCATCAATTTGCGATGAATGAATCCGCAACGTGCGGTCCTCAAGTTGGTTATACATTTTTTGAAATGAATAGATTAACACAATGGGAAATGGCGTGTCTAAATTGTTTAGATCAATTAGTGTTACCAACAAACTGGGCTGCGGAAGTTTGCCGTAAATCTGGTTATCAAAAAGATATTGAAGTAGTACCGCCCGGATATGATCCTGAAATATTTAAACCTGTAGATTATTTTCCACAAAAATGCATCTTTCTAAGTATTGGAAAGTGGGAAGTAAGAAAACAGCAAGATCAAATTGTAGAAGCTTTTCATAAAGCATTTGGCAATAAACAAGATGTATCACTATGGATGTCTTTTGAAAATAAATTTATTGGTAAAGAATTCAATGCTAATAAAGCTAGACAATATAAAGATTTATTAGGTTCCAACTTAGTGATATTAGATCGTGTATCAGAACATGAGCAAATTGCTAGAATAATGCAACAAGCATATTGTTATGTTGCGCCTTCTCTTGCGGAAGGGTTTAATATGCCCCTCTTAGAAAGTATGGCTTGTAATAAAGAAGTGATTGCAACTGATTATTCTGGTCATACTGAATTTATTACAGATAATTGTTGCAAAATACAAATTACCGGAACTCAAATAGCAAATGATGGTATGTGGTTTAACAGAAATAAATTTCAAAATTGTGGAGAATGGGCTACATACAACCTAGATGATTTAGTTAACGCAATGCGTTCCATGTATAACAAATGGTCAAACGGTGTAATAAGTGGGACAGCAAAAGATGTTAAAAGATTTACGTGGGAAAATACAGCAAAGGATTTATTATCGTGTCTTCAAAAGAAAAAATAGATAATATTTTAGATTTAATTTTTCAATACGGCGGAATTGATGGGTCGCACCATAAACAATGGCTTCTAAATCAAATTTTAGAAACTTTATTAACTGGTGAAGATTATAATGAATTTATTGCTAAATTCTGCGATGGAGAAGACGGCCCCAATACATATCATTGGGATAGAGGCATTGCACCATGATTGAATGTTTTATTAAGTTGACACTTAAGGTAATTAATCAAAACCAAATTGGAATTATTTCTGATAACAAAAAAAATGCTTTATTACCCGTAATACAAATAAAAGATAAAACTCCTTTTATTGATAACATTAAGGATATTTTAAATCGTTACGACATTCCAATTGGCTGGTTGTCATTGACACAAATGCAAACTACAAAAGAAGATAATACAATCTTCGTAAACTACACATCTTTTGTCCCAAAGGACTTTCTCAATGAAGAAACTCTTAGTAAAATTTATTACGATTTTAATAAATTTTCTACTCAAGACCAAATGCAAATTAGAGAAGCGTTATCATTACATCATATTTGATAACGGTCTTGATAAAAAGTTAAAAATATCTGCCGATTCTAAAGAAACTGAAGTAGAATTTGCGAAATTAATATTTGACGGTTCTATACCCATGATTTTAATGGAACGAGTATATGGAGCTGAAGAGCTAAATACCGAGATCCACAAAATGATGAGCGTAGAACCGAGTAGAAATAATAGATTTAGAAAAGCGAGTGAGATTTATGCCGAAAAAACACATAAAATGGGAACATTTTCAGACCAATCTGATCCCAGACAATGAAATTGATGATATTGATGATTTATTAGATGAAGATGAAAAGGGGTTTTTTGATTCTGAATTCGCAACTCAAGAAAAAATGTTGGATTTATCAAATAAATTTGATTTTACTCCATTTGGAAATTTTCTAAAAAAAGATCCTTTATCTCCATATAATTTATACGACAATATTTGGGTTGCTAACCTTTGTGGGTTTAATGTTCACGATGATAATCTTCTAGCTACAAAATTAGATTCTACTAAGGGTGTGGCTGTTTGGAGACAACAAGATCCACATATGTTAATCTTTGCATTTGCGCGTGGTTATGATCCAAGTGAAGTGAGAAGAAATTTAGAAATTTCTATTCTAGGTGAATCACAAATTAATCAGAGTGATATGGTCAGCGAATTATTAAATTATAGTAAATCGGAAGAACGTGATCATGTTATTTCTATTTTCCCAAATGGCAATACGGAAACTATATTTGATAATGTAGAAGAAAGCTATCTTGAACTACAAGAATTAAAGAAAAAGATTAAAGATTTAATTATTATTAGAAATGGACAGGAAGTATGATTTCTGAAAAGGAATTTTTAGATATTGCTGATGATATGTATTTACATTTACCGAGATATATGAAAAATACTTTTGAAAAAGAAGAAATTATCTCAGAAATGTTTATTATTTGTCACAAGATTTGGGATAGATTTAATCCAAAAAAATCTAACAATAAATTAAAATTTATTTATTATAGAATTTATTATCATATGTTACGTGTTTGTGACAAAGAGATTAAATTTCGTATTCAGCATAGAACTAATTTTAATTTTACAAGAATGATTAAAAATAGTTCTTTTTATTCTGATTATAATATATTAATGAGAAAAATTTCTAGTAAAGATTTAGATTATATCATTAAATTTGCATGCGAAGAAATTTCAGAAAAGACTTTATACAAACATACAAAACTTACGCCAGAGGCCGTCGCCGGTGTCTTGTCGGTGCTCGGTTCTCATTATTGAGAAACCAACTAAAAAAACCGCAAAAATCTTCACGATTCTTGCGGTTTGATGTTATATTAAGTTACACGTTTGAATAGATATTAAGCTTTGTACTCACTAAAGAAGTATTCTACTAGCTTGGTTACTATCCAAAGCAGTACGTGTTTAATCAGAAACGCCTCAATGAATCCAATGCCGTAAGCTCTACGGTTATTGTACATATCATAAGCAATGAACTTGTGCATTTCTTCTTCGCTACCAAATTGCCATCCTGAGCGCCCTAGACGCTTAATAGCCTTATCGGAAATTTGTCCGACCCTGACAGCGTTTTTCTCTCTAGAACGCCTTACAGAGCGTCTGCGGCCCGGCTTAACATGTGCTCCACTATATTTCTCTTCACCCGGAGCATCGCCGAACGCAAGACCTAAATACTCTTGTTGAAAATCTAGTCCAGTTTTCATTTCATCATCGCCTCTAGTTCAGATCTTTTGAACTCAAAATCCATAAACTTATCTAACACCAACTTCACAGTTTGTGGTCCTAAGATCAAACGATTTACTCTTGGACGATTTACAGAAAGGAGTTTAAGACCTATATTTTCTATTTTTAGGTATACCCCCGGAGAACCAAATTCAACAACGGAATATCCACTTTTGTGATAAAGTTTCAAATTTATCTGTTCGGCACATTCAAGAAAGGTGCCATCTTTAATTTGAACTCGTTTGTCTTTTAATAAAGTTTCTAATAATTTAATCATTATAATTGTACCACTTCTCTTTTTGCTAGGCTTCCATAAAGCCATAATTGACCCTTTGGAGTTGCCGGTAAAGATTTAATTCTATGATAAGGAGTAACGGCCTTATTAACACTGCCGATTTCCTCTGATAATTCTTCCAGTAAATTTTCGTAGAGATATGCGTATACGGCGGTTATGCCATACGCACTTAAATCAAAATCTCTAACATCGCCCTGATAAATTGTAATTTTGTCAGACAATCCAGCTAAAGCAACTTGCCGTTTAGCTTCTTGATATCTGATTGGATCAATTTCGATTCCAACTGCCTTACAATCATATTCTTGTACGGCGAAAATCAATTCGCGAGCATCACCACATCCCAAAGACCCCAAGATGTCATCAGAATTCAAATATAGGGCGTGAATTCCAGAAATCATAACCTTATCAGTTGAAGGTTCTTGATGATCGGGTAAATCTGAATCATTATAAGTTTGAAAACTTCGTCGTTCTTGTAAATATCTAATGTTTTGACACATATTACAATTACAATTTTTACTATAATTGTCCAGATCAATCCATCCGCCCCATTCCATTTTATAAACATATCGTGGAACATCAACTGTCTTATTCTCTAAGAAATTATTAGCCGCATATCTAGATTGATTTGCCAAAGCAACAATTGTTTCTTTATTCGGCAATAGATGATTATTTAGAGTAGTCCATACTTTTACTGGCTGACCCTTCTCATCTAATTCACTACTAACTATTTGAACAGTTGGAAGTTTTGTAATGTTATATTGAGCAGCTACAGCCGTAGACTTATCATAATCTACTTTATAAACTCTAGTTTCATCTTTCGTATTGAAATAACGAGCAACTTGCGGAACATAAGTTTGACAGGCCGGACACCATTTTGCTGACCAAACATAGACATTTACATCAGCGGGCAATGTATTAAGTTGAACATTTTGTTCTACTTTATGTGGTTCATCCCGCACAACTTCTGGAAGTTCTTCTACAAATGTAGGTTCCCCTCCTAATTCTCCGGGGTTTGGTTTAGGAACGGGTGGAGCCTCTTCATCCTCATCTGCTGTGTGAACATAAACAAAAAGAGAACTTATAGCTTTAGCTTCTAATTCGTCAAAGTGTTTTTCAATTTTTACAGAATCTTCAGGCCATAACAGCAAAAGTACTCCTAAAATTAGTACAATAAGTTGAGTCCTATTCATATTATTCTCCAGTCAGCTCTAAGTGGAAATCCTTTAAAGTTTGAAATAGCCCATGCATCTCCATTTCTGCACATTTTATCGGCATTATCTGCATCAATCCAAAAAGATCCATCTGGCTGATTATGTCGTTTAGGACCGTAATGATAAGATCGTCCCCAGCTATTCTGATTACAAATTCCCGGTCTACGACCAGAATCGTCTACTCCAGACCACCACATACAGTTATGGGATAAAGATCCGTTTACCACATAAGTATGATTTGCCGTCTCAAGAGTGATGATTTCATCAGAATAAAATTCCTTTTCTATTTTTTTAATATTATTGTAACAAAAATCAGAATTATTAAACTTTTTAAGATTTACATTCAAAGCATATTGCCTTTTTCTTTGATATTTTTTATTATTAAAGATGGTCATACCGCCGGCAATTTCTCTATACCAACACTTAAAACCTAAATAATTGATAATAAAGTTAAATTGCTGTATCAACTTATAAGAGCTGTTTGTGATACAAAACCTATACCATTTGTTATCTAAATAACATCCGTCAGAATCATTAAAACCCATTAATAAAGATCTTAAGTCCCATTCTTTTGATAATAACCATTGGGGTATTTCTTTTAGATTTTTAGTTTTAAACCACTTATGCATAAAGTTAGAAAGTTTTGCGCTGTAGAAAATAATATTTACTGCATTGCAATTTTCTTTTATTTTCCTATTTTTTACAGTTCCAAGAAGATTAAAATATTTTTTAGCTACTCTTAAAAGCCGATTAATATTATTGGTTTCATTAATATTTTGCGTAAAAATAATTTTATGATTTTTAGTAGAGTAACCATCACCCAAATACATACCAAAAAACCAAGCTAAATCACTATTAGGAGTAATCTTTAATTCTTTATTATCTGGTATGAAAGATTGCGATGGTAATTTAGGTTTTGGCATTATTAGATAATCATCTTGACACAAATCTTTTGCCTTGATCCATGCTAATTTGGTTTTAGATTTTGTCACAACATTAGAAGTTACATTATCTAAAACTGATCCATCATAAGGAATACATTCTCTGTTGCGTAAATACTGATATTTTACTAAAAATGGATGGTCGCTAGTAACTTTATGAAATCCATTAGAAACACGAATATTGTAAATATCTCCACAATATTTTTGTTTTTTAATTTCTGTTACTTCTGTAAGTTCACCATCATGAGAATAAATTCCGTCACCAACAGACAAATCTTGTATTTTTTTAAACTCATCCCCCCAAATAAAAGAGTTTGGTAAATAACAATGCGCCCATCTAGTATTTTGTAGAGCAAATCCTTCAGCATCTCTTTGTCGTGAGTATCCATACTGACTTCCAACTATCACTGGATATTTATTATAGATTGCATCACGAGCCTCTTCGTAAGACTTAATCCGCACAAAATCAAGTATTTTTTGTCCAGCAGCAATTTGTACTAATTCTGAACCCGGAATATTACGTCCGTCACCCCAATCAACTGCTCTTTTTGCACTATAAGAAGTAAGATCTAAGTTTCCATACTTATCTTTAACAATAAATCCTATTTGTTCTAAGCCAGCAACAGCCCAAGAAACTAAAGATCCACCACTACCACGCAGTCTATTTTTGCCGATAATAACTCTACTGACAAAATAGATGAATTCTTCGACTGAGAAATTTACAAAATCTTCTCGATCACCATCTGCAATTTCAGTTTTTCGAAGACAATCAAGAGCGCCAGCAGTTGCACAAGCAACACAAGAGGGAGCAGAACCTTGGTGAATAACAGGAAAAGAATCATAGACAGAGTATAAGAGTTGCACTTTTCCGGCACCAGATTGTCGCATATCTGGAGTACCGCCGTAAATAATCTGAGGTTTCAAAGCCTCAATTTCTGCAACACCCTCTTTATGATCTATCCAACCACTATCATTCGGATCTATCATTATTCAAAGCTTCCTTTAACCCTTCACTAATATAAAACATTAAGTCTGTATATTCATTTTTGTAAATAGGTTCAAAAGGTTTATCTTGTCCAGTTGGATTCCCATTAGAATCAACTTCATCAATAAAATCTTTAATCTTTTGATTCAGTCCGTTGGAAAAGTCTCTAGTCCCAACTGGTTCTAGTGCAGTTTTTACTAATCGCATACGATCAAAAACTTCACCAAAATCTTTACAGTCTTGATAATCTAGATCATTACCCCAGTAATATGCTCCTCGATAAATTCTATAATAGATTTCCAAGTCCATATTGCTTATATCTTCTTTAACAGCCAGTTCTTCAACGTATTCTACAATTGGATTAGATTCTAATTCATCTTGTGTGCGACTATAAGACGTCGTGAGAAGCATTATCGCAATGAGCATTAAAAAACTTTGTATGTATCTCTTTAACATTTTCAACTAACTCGCTATTGTCTAATTGGATAGCACGATTTCGAAGATAAACGATTGCTTCAAAATCTTTTCTTTCTGTTTCGGAAACCTGATCTTTTTCTTCTGAAAGAATATCAAAATCAAAATCTTTTCTTTCTGTTTCGGAAACCTGATCTTTTTCTTCTGAAAGAATATCAAAA